ACTAATAAATAAGATATTATGGCAGAGATAGATAATTTTATAGACCTTTTAACTTTTACAGAAAAAGTAGGAGAAAGGATAGAATCTTGGATAGAAAAAGATATGACTTTTGAGAATGGGATGAAGAGACTCCCAGAAGAAGGTGAAGAAGAGTTTTCTTGGGCTTTTACTCAAAAAGGCCAAAGACTATATGAGTCCTACTTAAGTAAAGCTCAGAGGATCATAGAGAAAAAGTACCCAAATCAAAATTATGAAGATTTAGAAAACTATACAGGAGTAATATACCCTTAATTATAAAAATATGGAATACAAAGTAATTGAAGTAGAAGGAGATTTAATAGAGATGGCTTTAAATGGTGACTTCGATGTTATTGGCCACGGCTGCAACTGCCATTGTGTTATGGGAGCAGGTATCGCACCTCAAATGGCAAAAGCTTTTGGAGCTGATGAGTTACCTCTAGAGCAAGAATATCACAAAGGGGAAATAAACAAATTAGGGACAATAGATTGGGGAGTTGTTCCTGGTAATGCAAAGTTTAAGCAAGTTGTTTCTCCATCAAGAGAAAAAATAGTTGAAAGGAAAATTTTCAATATTTTTAAAAAGTACGATGTAGATGGTATTATAGAAGGGTTAATTGTTGTAAATGCATATACACAATTTAACTACGGTTCTAACCATCCAGATGGGGATAAAATACCTTTAGATTATTCTGCCTTAGAACTGTGTCTTCTTAAAATGAATAAGACTTTTGCTGGTAAGCATATTGGATTACCTTGGATTGGTTGTGGCTTAGCTGGAGGAGATAAAACTATTGTGGAGAGCATGATCAAAAGAATAATGATAGACTGTAATGTAACTATCGTAACTTATAATAAATAAAATACATGGAGCAATATAAACTAAAATTAAGGTACCCTTCCCTTCCTATGGATTGGGAAATAGGTATGGAAATAGGTATAGGAGACTACTCAGTAGATAATAGCTTTTCTCCAGTTAGTATTACTTATACAGATATGAAAATACCTTATAAAGAGGTAAAAGATAATCCTGAATACTGGGAGCTTATACCTGAGGATATTTTTGAAGCAATAGAATATTCTGACGGCTATAATAAGTATTATAAAACGACTTCGGGGGTATTTACTGTTAATACTACAAAAATGTATAATGAGTCTAGATTACTCTTAAATTGTTTTCTTACTAGAGTAAGAAGGTTATCTGATGGAGCTATCTTCTCAGTTGGCGATACTGTATTTAAAAATGATAATACTCTTAAGAAATGGACTATAGAATCTTTTATAAGAAAAGAAAAAGAGTTAATAGTATATGGTGGTTCATTAAGATACACTGAAAATATTAAGTTTTTAAAAGTAGTAGAAAAAACTTCTTTTACAAGTCACGATAAAGTTGAGTTAGATGAGAAGAGTGAGTATTATGTGGTAAATGATAAGTTTAATTTTATACAAGGAGGTAGTCCTCAAACCTATCCTAGTTTTACAAAAAATAAAACTAAATATTATATTTTTAGTTGTAAACTTAAAGCGATAGCTTTTATTAAGTTTAAAAAACCTTGTATTTCAACAGAAGACGTTAAAAAGGCCTGTGCCAAGCTAAAAATATCTTCAGGAACTACATATAGAATTATGACGTCATTAACAGAATCAATTAACCTTTAATAAGATGGAAGATAAAAACTTACAGTATATAAAACAAGGAAAAACAGGATGTGTCTTTGCAACTATTATGGCTAGAGAACCAAGTAAAATAGGATGGCAAAGAATATTTTATCCTACAACACACTGGGAACATCAAGTGGACAAAGATTCTTGTATAGTCTCTTTGATATTTCCTGAACATTGGGACCAGAAAAGTGTTAGGTCTTTTGCTTTACTGAATGGTTTTTATCTTGAGGATGTCGGGGAAGGGTTAGAAGGATTAAGGTATAAAACTGATGCAGGTGTATCTTGGGTACAGTACTTTGGACCTGATTCACATGTTAAAACCAGACAATCTCCTCAACCAGAGTTATTATTTACTTTAAAACTTTCTGGTAAACAGTATGTGAAAGTAGGTTTTAAAGGAGTACTTCACTTAGCACATGCTTCTGTAGAACATATTAAAGAAAAAAACTTGGATAAAATATGGGAAGCATGTTTTAAAAGAACTAAAAAAATATTAGGTTATGAGCCAACAATTTCAGAAGGAGCAAAAACAACATTCAAACGGTAGTCTTTATAGATGTAGAGAATCGGATATTTCTGACACATTAGTTTATGATAGGTTCCAGATAGTTAAAGTGACTCCTAAAGGGTATACTATAAAGATTTGGAGTACCACTACTAGATGGGTATCAAGCTCAAGCAAAAAGAGATTTGCCTATAAAACAAAAGAGGAAGCTTTAGAAGGTTTCATACTTAGAAAGAGAAGACAAATAAAAATATTACAAGCTCAGTTAAGCAAAGCCAAGCGTTTTTTAATAATAGCAGAAAAATGAAAGAAAAAATAGATTTAAAAGAGTGGTTTATAAAAAAGAATAATCACATAGATATCAGAATTAAAGTTTCAGAAGGTAAGGAAGACGAAGTTATAGATTTGCTTATGCAAGACCTTAGCAGTAAGAAGAAGCTTTCTAATTTATTTGTAGTTACTGATATTTACTTTGAGAAAGTAAACTTAGAGGAAGAGATAAAAAAACTAGAAGATAAGTTAGCTTCTCTTAATAATATCCTTAGAGGATAAATATGGAAAATAATTCAGAAAGATATATCGGATATGGTAAATTATTAGATTTGCCTAGTGGTAGAGTAGGTATAGAACTTACTTTAAACAACCTAGAAGAGCTTATAAAAGAAATGAGGACAACTAGTAAGCCTAAGATATTAGTCTTGCCTGTGAAGGCTCATAATGTTACAGAATGGAGAACACACTCAGTTAAGGTAGGAGAAAGTAAATACAAAAAGAAGTTAATAGATGAGCACTAAAATATTAATTATAGGTCAAGCACCTCCGATTCAAAAACAAGATATACCTTATGATACCACTATGTTGTATGATTGGTTATCTGAGGTAGGTATAAGCAAAGATAAGGCACAAGATATGTTTGAGTTCGAAGCAATGACAGACAAAATACCTGAGGTAACTGAATTTGGACATAAACCTCCTTCGGATTTGGAAATGAAGGATTACTGGAAAAGAGTTTTGTGTGATAAAGTAGATCAATCTGAAAAAATAATATTGTTAGGAGCTTGCCCTAGAAACTTTTTTAAGAAAGATAAATTTTTTGAAAGGTATGATAATAAAAGATTCAAAGTACTGTCTCTGATTCACCCTTCAAAAAGAAATTATAAAATGTATAATGATAATAAAGAGAAATTAGTATCTTTGTTAAAAGACATAATATTTGAATAAATGGAAATTATAAAAATTGACAACACAGATATTTTTTTAGAAGATTTGGGAGAGGGTAGAGGTAAAATTATAATTGCAAATACTCAAGGCTACAACTTTTCTTATTTTTGGGGATCAATGGGAAGTAACTTAAAAGACTTCTTACTCAGAATAAACGAAAGCTATTTTTTAGGTAAACTTTCTAGTAGTTCCCAAGGTAATTTTTCAGGAAAAAAGACTGTAACAGCAATAAGAAAAACACTTAGAGAAGACTTTTTTGAAGACTTGCCTTGGTATAAGAACTTGGAAGCTCAAAAAGAATTAAGAGAAAAGTTAAAGCACTTAGAAGGTTGTGATGAGCCTAACTCTTTTATATATGAGTGCAGGAGTATCTCTGAGACTTACTGGGACATAGATGATAAGTGGGAATGCCACAGTTTTACTAAAAGTGTGGACTCACTCCTTGAAGAGCCTTGGCACTATTTTCAATACACAGAATCAAATGAACAAATATTCTTAAAAAAAATATTCAAGGAACTTAAAAAAATAATAAAGAAAGATGGCAAAAAAGAGACTACTTTGGCTTGATGACTATAGAGATCCAGAAGACAAAACAACAGATTGGATGGTATTTAGTTGTCTAGGAAGAGACTGTGAGGTATTTTGGGTGAAAAGTTATGATGAGTTTAAAGACTGGATTACTGAAAATGGACTTCCTGATGGAATCAATTTTGATCATGATTTAGAAGATGCCCATTATACTCCAGAAGAGTACTGGGATGACTACACAAAATCAAAAGAGTACCAAGATGCCCAAAACCATGAAAAAACTGGTTTCCATTGTGCTAAATGGCTAGTTGATTATTTAATTGATAACAATAAAAAATTACCTAAATGGAGTAGTCATAGTGCTAATCCTGTAGGGAGAGATAATATTAATAACTACTTGTTTAATTACTTAAAAAACGAATAACTATGGAATGCCCACATTGTAATGCAGAATTAAAAGAAGGATACCCATGTTAGTAGAGAACTGTGTAGTCTGTAAGAAGTATTTAAAAAATATTGGAGAACAAGAGCAAGGAATGTGTATTGATTGTGACGAGGCTACAGATATTATTGCAAAAGAATTTCAAACTAAATAAAAATGACAACATTATATAATAAAATTCCTTACTTTTGTAAATATAAAGTGAGTAATGGTAATATAGCTACAGTGTGTGACAACCAATGTGCAGATTGTAAATCAAAAAATAAGCAGAATGATTCTAGGTAGAAAAAGTTGTGTAATAGATATAGAAAGTAATGGTTTTACAGAAAACCTTATGGATTTTTCCTCTTTTCCTTATAAATTTGGAGGAGAGGCTAAACTGTGGTGTATTGTAATTAGGGATTTAGACTCTGGTGAAGAAAAATTTGCAGAGTTAAAAGATGTAACCAAAGAATGGGTTAAAGAAGCTTTAGAAGAGTTTTACTTTATTATAGCCCATAATGGCATTAAGTTCGATTTTGTCCAAATGTTTTTGTTTGGTATTTTAGAATACACTGTTAGTTACAGAAAAGACGATCCTGATACTATATTCGGGAGAGAGTGTAAATTCTTAGATAGTCTTATTCTTTCAAGATTAGCTAATCCAGATAGATTAGGGCACTCTTTAGCTGATTGGGGTAGAAGAGTCGGAGAACCAAAAGATTTATATAGACAACAATGTATAGAGGCAGGATATATCTTAAAAACAGATCCTAAAGGAGAGGAGTTTAAGAAGTGGAACCCTTTAATGTTACCCTACTGTAAGCAAGATTGTAAGACTAATGCTAAGGCTTTTGTAGAAATATTTAAAGAGTTCTTAAACCACAATTGGGGCGACTCTATACAAAAGGAGCATAAACTATCTGATTTGGCTGCCAGAAGAGAACTGTTAGGGTTTGACTTTGATAAACCTTTAGCAGAAAAATGTTTTGCAGAGTTAAATGGTATTTTAGATGACCTGGCAAATAAGGTTGAGCCCTTAATTCCTCCAAAACCTTTAAATAAGACAGAGTTAAAGTACTGGACTCCTCCTAAAACACAGGTCAAAAAAGATAAAAGTTTATCCGTTCATATGATAAACTTTCTAGCTAAAATAGGGGCTACCTGTGAAGATGATTACTTTGTATTTGAAAACAAGAAGTACCCAATTCCATATACAGACCCTCTTAAGGAAACTCTTAAGGCAGAGATGAAGGATATGGATCACATCAAAATGCACCTAATTAGTTTAGGATGGGACCCTGTTGAATGGTCTGAAAGGGATATTACTAAGGATTCTAAGAAAAAGATACTACCTATTGTAAAACGTCAAGAAGTGCTAGATAGATGGTGGGCTGAGACCGAAGAAGGTAAATACACTAAGCATAGGTTGGAAGGAGCTGCTGAGAGTTTAAAAATGAACTCTAGAAATACAGTAGATGATATTCAAGCTAAATTAGAGGCAAAGATTCAAGAGAAGTGGCCAGTAAGAGTTTTCACTGCTCCTAAAATTAGAGTAGGTGTAGAAAAAGAACTGTGCCCTAACTTATTAAAATTAGGAGAAAAGGTTGCCTTTGCTAAAGACTATGCAGATTGGTTGACATATAGACATAGAAGGAACTCAATTGCTGGAGGTGATACTGACGAGGATACAGGAGAACCAACTTCTGGATTCTTATCTAATTATAGAGAAGTAGATGGTAGAATAGGTACTCCCTCAATAGAAATTGGAGCTTCTACAAGTAGATACACGCATAAGAATGTTGCTAATATTCCTAGACCTAGTTCTAAGTATGGCAAAGAAATGCGTAGTATGTTTAGAGCTGGTAAAGGGGCAGTATTTTTTGGATTTGACTTTTCTTCTTTGGAAAACAGGATTCAAGGTCACTATATTTTTAGGTACGAAGGAGGTCCAGAAATGGCTGTTGCATTGGTGGCAGAAAAACCTAACGATATACATACACTTAATTCTATCAAATTAGGTATTAGTAGGACTGATGCAAAAAGTTTTACCTATGCTACACTTTATGGGGCAGCAGCAGGTAAAATTTCAAAGATGTTAGGTATTTCTTTAGAAGAGGCTAAAGTACTGATTGATTCTTTCTGGGATGGTAATCCTGCACTTAAAGAGTTAAAGTCTAACTTAGAGGCTTATTGGGAATCTACTGGGAAAAAGTTTATCCTAGGTATTGATGGCCGTAAGATTATAACTAGAAGTAAACACTCTTTAATTAATGCTTTGTTTCAAAGTGGAGGGGTAATATTTGCTAAGTATGTTACTGTAATTTTGATGGAAAAAATGGAACAGGCAGGATTTTGTATTGACCCTTTAAAAGGGAAGCCAGACGTTTGTTCTATGATTGAATACCATGATGAGCAAGATATGTATGCTACACCTAAACTATTCAAGTTTGAAGTGTTTGAGACAAAAGATGAGGCTAAAGAGTTTGCTAAGAACTGGGAAGGTAGGCAGTTAGGGGCTATCTCTGAAGGTAAAGGTAAGTTTTTTATAACCTTGCCTAGTGATTTGTCTATAGCAGTCGAAGACTCTATAACAGAAGTAGCTCAACTACTTAAAATAAAAGTAGAAATGGGATTTGAATACATGGTAGGTAAAAATTGGTATGAATGCCATTAATAGAAAACAAAAGATAAAAAATATGGAATTAATCAGTTACGGTAGAATAACAGAAAATTTTAAAACAATAGCACAACTAAAAGATTATTTTAATAAAATTAAAAATAAGGAGATACCTTCTAATAGGTTAGACTGCTATCCAACAGACAAGCTAAATGTAAAAGCACTCTCTGCTATAATAAATAAATTTACAGCATCTAAACTAGATATGCCTAAGGATTGGGAAATTTTCTATCCTTCAGACAGTTACCCCTCACATACAGATGAAGGAGGGACTAGTTACTTTATAGGTCTTGAGAGTGGTAATTTTACAATAGGAGATATTTCTTACCCCATTGTACCTTATGTTTTATACTCTTTTGAAGATTCTAAACTACATAATACAGATTTTGGAGCAATAATGTTAAAATAACTTGCAAGAAACATAAATAATTAATACATTTGTTTTATGAGCGAACCCGTTAGAAATATTGATAGGCTGCATTTTCCAAAACTTGTTGAGGATTTGGCAGCTTATTATAAATCCCCCCTTATGAAAGAAAAAGTTGAAGTAGTGATTTTATCCACCCAAAGTGGAGACTGGGAAGGAATGTATGTAGATTCAGTATTAATTGATGAAGGCCATACCTTAGGAGAAGGTGATAGTAAAATTTATTTGCTTAAGATGTCTGAAAAATACAACTTCACTTCTAAGCAAGTAACATTTAAAGAATTATCTGATGTAGATGATGAAAATATATCTCTACTAGGCAGTATGAAGTCTAATTTAAAAGACTTTAACGATGAGTACTAATACTAAAGATTTTAGAAAGGTAGCAAAAAAATTCATAGATAATGGCTATTCTGTTATCCCAGTAAATCAAAGTAAAAATCCTGCTATAAAAGGCTGGTTAGAGTACCAAGATAGAGCGATGAGTGACAGTGAAATTGAAAAATATTTTAAAAATTGTTGGGGCTTAGGTTTTGTTTGTGGTAATTATAGCAGAACTATTGGTTTAGATTGGGATACTAAGTACTTCCTAGATGAAAACTTGTATGATGAGATAAAAAAGAAAGTTCCTAAAACTATTTTACAAAAAATGTATGTACAATCCACTCAAAGCGGTGGTTGGCATTGGATATTTAAAGTCCCTGTAGAAGTTATAAAAGGAAATCAAAAATTAGCTCTAAGACACACCACATCCTTTGAAAAAGACATTACCTATAGAGAAGCTTATAGGAATCCAAAAACTAGAGATAAAGCCTTAAAAATAGCTTTAGCTGATGCTTGTAGAGTTATGGTCGAAACCAGAGAACATGGAGGGTATGTTTTGATAGCTCCTAGTGAAGGGTATAAGCATGTGTATGGAAAAATAGGTACATTAACTTTGGAAGAGTATGAGCTTTTAATAGAGATTGTTAGAAGTTACAATGAGTACTTAGAAGAGGAGACAAAGCACAAGTTATATGACGACTCTGAATGGGAAATGACTCCTTTTCAAGACTACTCAGATAACGGAGATATATTAGGGCTTTTGTTAGAGCATGGATGGTCAGAAAGTGATTTTGGAAAACCTAGGGGCAACTCTGTAAGGTTAACTAGACCAGGATCTCCTAATTCTGGATCTTCTGCATTATTAGATATGAGGACTGGGATATTTAACTGTTTCTCTACTTCAACTATATTTGAAACTGGAAAAGGTTACATAGGTGCCTCAGTGTACAACATTTTAGAATGTGAGGGAGATTGGTCCAAAACTTTTAAATCTTTAGTAGCACAAGGTTACGGTAAAAAATAATTATTATGAAAATAGGTATAAAATATAATTATTATGAGGAGTATAGGAAGCCTATTAGAGAGAATTACTCTGACGAAGATTCTTTCACAGTAGCTTTTTGTTGTTGGGAACTTTGTCAAAAACCTATGTTAGCTATGTTTGTGTCACCCGTGGACAAAAATATTAAAATGAAGGTTAGAAAACATAGAGTTGAAAAGACCTGTTTAAAGATAGGAGCTGAAGTAGATATCTTAAGATGGGACGAAAACGGAATAAACAGTAAGGTAAAAGTTACTAAAATTAAAGAAGGGTTATCTAGAATAGTAGTGTACTGTGATAAAGGGTATTTTCATTTTTCTAAGTACAACCACAAAAAAGACAACATAATATTCACTTGGACGTGTAGAGGGAAAAAGTGGAACAAAAAATACCAGAGATGGGTAAACGGAAATTATTATTACTATGAAAATAAATGTAGGACAAACTAATGTGTTTTTTATGAGTGACCCTCATTATGACCACAAATCTTTAGTTAGAGGAGTATCAAATTGGGAAGATAAATCTCCTTGTAGGCCTTTTGATACCTTAGAAGAGCATAATAATGCTTTAGTAGAAAATATAAACGCAAAAGTAGGTAGAAGAGACATCTTATTTTGTTTAGGTGATTGGTCTTTTGGCAGTCTCTCAAAAGAAAGGGAAGAAAAAGCTAGAGAATTTAGAAGTAGGTTAATATGTAGAAACGTAATTCTTATCTTAGGTAATCATGACCAAACAATAAGAGATAACGAAAATGGTATTCAAAATATATTTCAAGGAGTTTACAACTACTTAGAAGTAGAGTTCATAATTCCCTACAAAGGAAAAGAACAAGGAGTTAAAGCTAAAAAGCAAAAAGCTTGTCTTATGCATTACCCTATTAGGTCTTGGAATTGGATGAGAAAAGGGTCTTGGATGCTTCATGGTCATTGCCATAATACTTTACCTGATTTAGTTGTTAAGGGCAATACTCAAAGAACAATGGATGTAGGGGTAGATACAAATAAAGAACTTGCACCTTATAACTTTTACGAAATACTGGATATAATGGAAAATAGACAAGTGTTAACAGAAGACCATCATTAGCATGAGTTACACAAGATTAATAAGAGGGGATTGTTTACAAGAGCTATATAGAATAGCAGATAAAAGTATTGATTTTATTTTTGCTGATTTACCTTATGGGACTACTCAATGTAAGTGGGACAGTACTTTAGACTTGGTAATCTTATGGGGTCATTATAAAAGAGTCTTAAAAGATGATGGTATTATAGCACTATTTGCTCAAACTCCTTTTGACAAAGTTTTAGGGGCATCTAACTTAGAAATGTTAAGATATGAATGGATATGGGAAAAAACTAACGCAACAGGGCATTTAAATTCTAAAATAATGCCCATGAAAGCCCATGAGAATATTTTAGTTTTCTATAAAGATAAGCCTAGTAAAGCTAAAAATTTTAAACGTACTTATAATTTTCAGAAGACTAAAGGGCACAAACCTGCTAATTTTAGAACTAAAAAAGTAGACGTTCAAAATAGAACTCAGGTATATGGAAAAACAAACAAAGAAGATACCTCTGGAGGGTATACAGATAGATTCCCTAGGAGTGTACTTAAATTTAAAAGTGATAAGCAAATAAGCAAGTTACACTCTACTCAAAAACCTTTAGCTTTAAATGAATATTTTATAAAAACATACACTAACGAAGGGGATACTGTTTTAGATAATACTATGGGCAGCGGCCGAAGTGGTGTAGCTTGTAGAAAACTTAACAGGTCTTATATAGGTATTGAGTTAGAGCAAGAAATATTTAATGACGCAGGAACAGATATATTAAATTATGGATAAAAGAAAGTACACAGAAGAACAAATTGATTTTGTTAGAAAACTAGTCAAGCGTAGAATAAAACCTCTGAAAGTAACTCCAGCAACTAAACAGATGTGCAAACATTTTGGGATAGATTATGATGAAACTATAGGTAGGTGTTTTAGGAAAAGAATGCAAAAAGAGGGGACTACAAATACCTCTAAAAGAATCGAAGATAGTGAGCAGTGGAAAAAAGCTCAGAAAAAATCTTTTGACAAAAGGAGGAAAACAGTTCTGATAACTTATGCCCAGAATGCCACTCCTGTACACAAGAGGTTGTTTGAAAATATATTAGCTTATAAAGAAGACAAGAAAGCTGGACTACACATTATAGCAGGAAGATATAAGAACCCTACTAGTATATGGACTGACGATCAAATAGCTGATGATTGGTGGGATACTAACACATTACAATTTTTAGATGCTGGGAGACACAATATCCACAAGTACTTACAGGTTCTATCAGATATTAAGATCTCTCCTACTGCATCTACGCCTTTGTCTGGCTTTAATGGTATAACTGAGTTACAATCTTGTATTATTGGACACCCAAGGCAGCACTTAAAGTCATTACCTGTACTGGAAGGCTACCCACATAAACTATTACTTTCTACAGGAGCCTGTACGGTTGCAAACTATACAGACAGTAAAGCAGGTAAGAAAGGGGAGTTCCATCATATGCTAGGATTTGTTATAGTAGAAATAGATGGTGATTCATTTCATATCAGACAAGTAAATGCTGATGATGATGGTAATTTTTATGACCTAGATAAAAGGGTAAAAGATGGAGTTGTTTATGATAATACTGAAGGATGTGATGTTGCTATTTTAGGGGATGTACATGTTAGACATAATGATAAAGAAGTGACTAAAGTTGCATTTGAGTTGTTAGACTTCATGAAACCAAAATTTACTGTAGTGCATGATATTGCAGAAATGGAATCTATCTTACATTGGGATGAAAAAGATCCTTTCAGACTCTTGCAAAAAGAAGAGCTTGGACTGGATAACCTTTTTGAGGAAGTAGACGAAATTATGGGATGGATTAAAGATCACTTAGAGTATAATTTAGTGATGGCGAGATCTAATCATGATGATATGCTAGATAGATGGTTGAAAGGTTCTGACTGGAGAAAGGCTAGAAATAAAAAAGCTTACCTGGAATATGCCAGTATTTTAGCTAACGAACCTTCTGCTAGAGTAAAAGGGGTACTTCCTTTTTTAATAGATAGAGAGTTTGGAGATAAAGTTAAAACCTTAAGCTTAGATGATAGTTTTAGAGTACATGGATGGGAATTAGCTTTACATGGTCACTTAGGTGCTAATGGTTCTAGAGGAGGCCACACACAGTTTAAAAACTTGAATACTAAAAATGCTACAGGGCATGGCCACCACCCTCATAGAGAAGATGGACATGTCATGGTGGGTACTCTTTCTTATTTAAGGGTAGGCTTCAATCGTGGCCCAAGTAATTGGATGAATGGTTTAGGATTAATTTATCCTGATAGTAAATTTCAGCTAGTTCATATCATAAATGGAAAATTTAGAAGATAAATTTTTGTTAAAGGAGGCTATTTAGTCTCCTTTTTTATTTACATTTGTTTTAAATAACTTTAAATTATGAAAATTATAAGTAAACATAAAGATTATTATGACTATTTGAAAGGTATTTATGGAGAAGATCCTTTATTAGTATATGATAGGAGAGAAAGTGATATTGTTAGATTTTTTCCTATGAAAAAAGATGACTATAAAATTAGATGGCATATTTCAGACTATGCTATACATTCATTTTATATTTGTGGCTACTCATATACATTGTATGAATATGATGGCAAGCTATACAATCCTCATTCTTCCGAAGAGATAGTTAAACTTAAGGGAGTATTAGAAAAGAAAGGGATTAAAACTAAAATTAAAAAAATAGTTCCGATCCCAACAGATATAAATTATAAATTTAGGAAACCTATTATTGTAAAGCTTCATGGAGAAATATTTAATAGTAATTCACTTCCTGTTTTAGATACTTTTTCTTTTGCCAAAGTAATAGATGCAAAGGAGCTTTACATTAAAATAACAACTTTTTTAGGTTGGTTGAACGATAACCCTGATATAGAGGATAACCAAACTAATAAAGGAAAAATAATATCTAAGGGATTTGACTTAAAAACATCTTTTAGACCAAAAATTAAAAAATAATGAAAAAAAGAAGAAACTGTTGTGTTGTAATAAGTGAAATGATCACAAACATACCAACAACCGAAATAGCCTTAATAAAAGATTTAGAGTGGAATCTAGATGATGCAAGCTATAAAGCTCCAGAAGATACATTGCAGTGGACAAGAACTCAAAGTACTTTAATTAAGCACATACCAAAGCCAGTAAAAGATTGGCATTTTAAAGTAGTATCTATTTTTACTACACTATCCATTGAGGATATTAAAAAACACATAGAGGAATAAACACAAAAACTCCTGATCAATTAAGACCAGGAGTTTAAATAGATATTATACACCGCCCCCTTTCTATTAGTTAGACTTCAGTATTTCGGCCTCAGCCACTATTGTAGGTTTCCCTAAAAATGCTTTGAGCATTGTTCCTAAAATACTTGCTGACGCAAACAGTCCTGGTATATTCTTTGTATCTATCTCATTACCGCCTGTGATGGTCTCAATGAAGAAAGTATATTCTGGTAAGAATACTGAGTATATAGAAATTAATGTACCTGCAATTACAGTCCAAATAAAAGGCTTTATGTTTGTTTTAAGAAACACCTCTTTTTTAAATGTACCTTGATACATATGATTTACTGCTTGGGAAGAAATTGTTGCTAAACTAATTAGAACAAAGCCCCCAAATATTTCTAGGAAAGCACTCCACATATTACTTAATTTTTTCTAGAATTGCATCTAGCTTAGTCTTAAGCTCTTTTACTTCAGATTCTATCGTGTCATACTTGCCATCGATCTTATCTGCTATTGGTCCAAAGTCTTTTACGTTATTTCGGTATACAAAGATACCTGCTACAAAAGCACCTACACCAACTACTAATGGAATTAAAATTTCACTCATTATTTTATGTTTTATGTTTGAGGTGTAAATATAGAAAAACCTTTGGAGTTAACCAAAGGTCTAAATTAATTATGTAATTTGTATTAACTTATATAGAAAATTCCTACACATATTGCAATAATAAGTATTATTAAAACTATTGCTGCCCAGCCTTTTTCTCCAGTTACTGCTGCTGTTGTAGGTATTTCCCCTAACAACTCTATTAAAATTTCTATCATATCCAATTATTTACCTCTCCTTTTACTTTATTTACTACTTTTCTCCCCCATGAGTATTTGACCCATGTTTTAGTATCGGGAAAGTATTCCCACCAATTAGGTATCCATTTGCCAAATATAACCATTGTCCAGGTATTAGGTTCAGCTTTTAATATCCTATGGCAATATCTTTTAGGAAGATACCTTGGTCTAAACAATTTCTTTACTACCTCTGTTCTAACCACACCATTCTCCATAACTTCTTGTGTATAACTACCACTTAAAGTTATGGCAATGCTGCTAAATGCATGAGTATGAAACCTATTTTGATCTATAGTCTTCCAATGATAAAACCAAATACCTCCTAATTTTTTCCACTCAAATAGAATGTACTGTAAAATATGCCCTTTGCCAAGTTCTACTCTTTCTTTTTTAAGTACTTTCATTGTTTTCTACTATAGCATTTATTGCCCTTAATTGTGTCAAAGAAAGGCTAGTATTATAAGAAAATAGTTTTCCTATTTTTAACCTCAAAATACCCCTCTCCTTTTCTTCTTCTATGACTTCCAAACTTAAATAGCAATCATAACAGCTTGAATAATTTCCTCCATCATGTTTCATCTTTTCTATGAAAAACCTATCATTTGGCATCTCTTCTACTTTAAAATACTTTCTACCTATTGATTTTACAGTAACGGTCTTATACTTTTCAGTACTGTACCTAGCTCTAGTGTTTTTAGGCACTAAGTAAATTTTATCTCCTATTTTCATAATACTTAACTAAACTATTATAGTTACTTTCTGCTAACTCTTTGGCCACTAAAGGTACTACAGAGTTTCCAATAAATTTTAATTTTTCCTCTTTTCTTCCTTCTAATACATAATCTTCTGGGAATCCTTGAATACCTAAGAGCTCTTCTAAGAACAACATTCTTATTTTTACATCACTTATACCATGCTTCCTCATAAAGTACCTCATAAGCCTTTCAATAGGTCTTACGCCAGGCTTCTCTGTTGAGTTGTTTATAGTAGCTTCATTAGCTGAAGATACTAAGTATACTGGCTTCTTATCCATTCTAGCTATTAACGTTTGGCATGGTTCTTCTACAGTCCTACCTCTATTGTCAAACTGAGTGTCTACTAACCATTGTTTATTTATAGTTACTTTAGCATACCTTTCCTTACATGTAAGTGTGTTACAAGGATCATCTATACTGTGATGAGTGCCATTACCATAATAAGAAGTTAAAAACTGTTGTTCTTCTTCATGGAATTTTTTCATCCCTTTATAAACTCTAACCATTGTCTTAGTTGCCCAAGGCTTATTCTTGCCATTTAAACCAAAAATAGATACTCCTTCGGCTTCTAATTCTAGCAGTTCTTTTACTGCTTTCCAAGGTTTTAAACTTAGAGGGTTATTAGCTCCCCTTTTAATATGAGTTTGTGTCGGAAAACTAATAGGAAAGCCTTTTTGGGCAAATACACCAAAATACCTTTTTCTAGAAGTGTGTGCCCCTAAGTCTGCTGAGTTTATAATTCTATACTCATAGTTATAGCCCATACCTTCTATAACTTTTTTCCATGCTTTATACTCAACACCTTTTAAAGCTACTACAGGCCTACCTTTTTCATTTAAAGGACCCCAAGTTAAAAACTCTTCTACATTTTCAATGTATAAATATGTAGGGTTTAATTCTTCAACATAGAAAAATAAATGTTGAGCTAAAGTCCTGCTGTCTGCATCTCTAGCTAAGCCTCCTTTAGCTTTTGAAAAGTGCGTACACTCTAAACTTGCCCATATGTTTATAATACAATTAGGTTCTTTTTCTCTTAAGGCTATTACCATCTCTTTTAGTTTAGCTATCACTTTCCAGTCTCTAATATCTTCTGGAAAATGTTTGCAATCAGGATGATTTATCTTATGAGTTTTAATAGCCTGTGCATCGTGATTTACACAGGCTATTACTTTTGTATTTTTATTTGTTAAGTGAATCCCAGTGCTAGTTCCACCAGCTCCACAAAAAAGGTCTATCCAATATACATTCATTACTTAGTTACTGTTTTTGCTGCGTTTTCTATTTCTATCGCTGTTTTTAGAGAATCACAAGTACTTTTATCATCTCTCAACTTGACTACTGACGGATGTAAAGTGGACCAGTTATCGTTTTTATCCATAGATAGCCCACAACATCTAATCTCTACAATAGTACCTAGTAAGCTCTCTTGATTAGCAGTAACAAACTTCATCATATCTTCATCCATCCCAGATGGGTTTGTCTTTATTAATCCACAAGAAGACTCTGTTTGTAAAGTCGAAATTACATTTTCGTTCTTAGTTCCTTTCTTACCATAATTAAACCCTATTATTTTAAGGTCTAAATTTATGTCTAGTTTCATTTTGACTTGCCAGTTAGGTTTACCATCTTTCCACTTCCCATTGGCAGCTTTTAGCATTGTCCCTTCTAACCCTCTATTTAAAGCATCAACAAAATGATTAATAGCTTCTTCTTTATTTTTAACTTTTCTACTCTCAACCAACTCAACTCTACTATTTGATTCATAGATACCAGTTAGTATATCTAAACAAGTATACAGGCTAAGTTTTCTGCTAGCATACCCTTCATTACTTTTTTTGTCAAAGTACTCATCTACAGTTATCGTATCCCAAACTGTATAAACTATTCTGTTTAAAACACTTAAATAGTCTCCATGTTTATTAGAAAAATTACATAATTTATTATGCGTTTCCTCTTCTGTTCTTTTTTCTCTATTTTTTTCGATGTCTATGATAGAGGTAATAACTCCGTTAGCCTCATACCTGTTCATGTCTAGAATAGTAAGTTCTCCATTTAATACACAATCTGGAAGAGTTGTTAATTGTTTTAGAAAATAAGCCTCTCCAATAAATGTTTTTTCTCCCTGCCTAGACTCTAGTTCAACTTCTCCCCCTCTAATAATAGCATTACAATATCTACCATCCATCTTAATATCTGAAACAACTTCCCCTGCTTCAAATAATTTAGCTATAAGCTCTTCTGAGTAAGGCTTGGCTCCCATATATGGAGTCTTTTCTAATAAATTAGGAATTACTTTATTTATATAAGTGGTTGCTATACCAATTTTAAGATCTTTCTGAATTATTTTTTCTAATACATAAGCATCATCAGGATTAACTGAATTTAAAAGTGCTGCAAGAAAGTTAACCGCATCATTACCAGTTACTTCTCTGGAGCTAAGCATTTCTAATTGCAAAATTGCAGCAGATAGTGGCATTGCAAACTCAGTCTCTAATTTAGAATATTCAGGGATTTGCTTTATATAAAACTTTACCCTTTTAGATAAAGCTTTATAAATTACAGTTAGTAACAGTGGGTTACCCTTATATTTTGAAAGTATAGCCATTTTTGCTTTGTCTCCAGCTTCATTCGCTATTTCGTCTAAGATACTTTTAATTGTCATACTATTTAGTTTTATAGACTTGGTTATCAATTTTTAAATATTTAAGAGTCTTAGGGTCTACTTTTTTTAGTCCACCCTCAGTAGTAACAACATTTATATATCCTAAATTATCCATGAAATTAAAAGCATCTGTTGCACAGGTCAATGTTTTTTTCTTAGCGTTTTTAGTACTGAATTTTATTTTAAAAGTACCTAAACAATTTTTAAGAAGATCCACCATGTCCGTTCTAGAAATTTTAATAACTTCAGGTTTCATATGATAAGTTTTAAAAGTCCCATTATCATCAAAAGTTGTCTTAGTATTTTCATCACAAAAAAGACTCATAGCATCAGATATATCATTTTGAAACCATTTCTCTTCTGGGAAAACCTCTCTTAAAAAATCTTTAACCTCTTTACTGGTAGTTTTTCTGTTTTGTTTCATCAAAAATACCATGACACCTGTTATAATACTTGTTTTATTCATCTTTAATTGTTTTTAATTATTTCATCCAAACTAAGTACTCTACTTTAGTTTGTTCTTTGTTATACACTATATATTCACTGTTTAATAAACCGTCTCCTGGCTTCACAAATAAAGAGTCGTACCCTTTACTTTTCAAATACTTATAATTCATATTAGAACTAGATAAGTCTTTCCCTTGTCTGTAATACCCTTCATAGGTATAATTGTTTCCCATGTGAACATTTTGAAGGAAAAATATTTTATCTGGATCACCTCCAGTATACCCTAAACTTTTAGCTGAGTGAGCTGAGTGGTAAATACCATCACCATAAACAGCTCCAGAAAAATGTACATTAGAAGGTCTTACTACTAAGCCTGATTTTAAGATACTAAAAATATTAGGGTTTCTAGTCCCGTGAATTAAAAGTTCACACTTCTTGTTATCTTGATTCTCTAACCATTCAGCCTGATATTTTTCTTGAACAGGGTTAGTTATCTTATATAGCTTATGTATTTTACAATCTCTGCTTCTATATCCTCCATTGGCACCCATTGTTTTATACAAAAATGTCTCTATTTCACTGGTATCTTCCACCTCTTCAAAAGTTAGTCCAAGTTCTTTCAATGGATTTGACACGTTTGTAATGTTGGCCGAGTCCATTGAGTCTAAAGCTTCCTGTTCTCTTGTAAGTATATTAGCTTTGTCTTTCTTATCTTGTATTAAAAAATAATTCACATCGGCCATTCTTCTAGGAATAACTTTGAATAGCTCAATAAGATTTTTGTTCATAGCATCTACTTTTTGTAGGCTATTAATTTTATTTAGAATGCTTTGGGCTTCTTCCAGCTGAGCTTTAGAACACCCCTCTACAATATAGTTAGACTTTACAGAAGACCTTGCATACTTACTAAAAATGTTATAAAAATCATCAAAACTACTATTTCCTGAATCCTCTACAATTATAGTCCCTTCTGTTTTTAGGCTTGTTATATCTGTGTAACCTTTTCTTAACTTAGACTTAAGAAGGGAGTTATAGTTACTTGAAGGCTTAGAGATTGTCGTTTTAGACGTTCCCACTCTACCATACTCTACTCTAAGTTTGTCTCCTTCTACAAATATATTGTAAAACTTATTAGATTGTGTTCCTTTGTTATTGGGATCTACAAATATTAAATACTTATTTTCCATACTATTCCTTACTTGTTAATTCTAACCACAGATTTGTTTTGTCAAATATATAACTTCTAATTGGATAATTAAGCTCATCTTCAAAAAAATTAAGATACTTTAACGTTTTAGCAGAATCAGCTTTGAATGCTTTATTCATCTCTGTCCTAATTCTGTCTTGAGAAACTACTTCTAATCCATTTATACCTAGCTCTTTAATAGCTGCTGTACAGTCTTTAGAAAAAGTGAAATTTTTTGTAACACAAAACCTTATCCCTCTTAATATTCTTAAAGGATCTTCTTTAAAAGATATCATAGGATCATTTGGAGTATGTAATACCTTATAGTGTAGGTGCCTTTTTCCATTAAATAAATCTATTATTTCTCCAGACTCATCTTTTGCCATTGCATTTACTGTGAAATCTCTTCTTACTAAATCATCATATAGTTCTCCTAATTCTGATACTGGGGCTCTGCTGTTTTCTAAATAGTAAAGCTCTTTTCTTGCTAACACAAAATCAGCATCTCCTTTGAACTTATGGCCTTCAGGGAATTTAGCTCTGATGGTTAATTTAGAAGGGGTAGGCAGATGTATTTTAAATCCTTCTAGAATAAGTTGGGCTTTAAAATCCTCAAATACTTCTAGTATAGGTTTATCTCTATCCTCAACTAATACTGAATAATCTATATCTTTTGTATCTAGTCCTAGAAGGCCATCTCTTACAGCCCCTCCTACTATATATAATTTATACTTCATCACAATTATTTTTTATTAATTTTAAAGCTTCTTGTAACGCAATTTCTAGTGCCCCCTCGTAGGTTTTAGAGCTAGATATCTGTTCATCACTATCCTTTCTCCATCCTAGATAAGAAACCCATCTGAATTGTTTTTCGAATGCATCTATGTGTGATGTATGAGCAACCATCTCTATGTTTAAATTATGCACCTCCCTTAACCATCTTTGCAACAGAGATTGGGTAGGAGCATAAAAACGCTCAAACACTTTAACCCCAATTGGAGATCCTCCATTCGTTTCATAAAAATCTCCCAATGACGATCTTTTATTTTTATCTTTTATAGAGTTTATTATTCTCCAGCACTTATTACACTCTAAGTTAAAACCCTTCTCTTTAGCTAGTTTAGCTGTTTTAAAACTTATTAATTCATCTTCCATGATTACTCGTCTTTTTCTACTAAATTAATCACCTTTACTATTGCAATAAGAAAACTACCTTCTTCGTACTTTTTGAATATTTTATCGAAAGTCCTGCCAAAAAAACCTTTTCTGGTACACACAATAGAGTACTTAAGTGCATTAGTACAAGTCTCTTTATCTATTACTTTTTCTTTTAGAAGATTAGCTAAATAAACCTCTTTACTTTGATTCATAAGTTCTGTAATCTGATGATCTGTTAATTGTGATATTTCCATATGTTTTCTTTTATAAGTTGTGACAAAGGTATAACTTATTTTAGATTTAAATGTTAAAAAACCTGTAAAAAATTAATTCTACAGGTTTTATAAGGTAATTCAGTAATATTTTAGATTATAAGGTAATCTACTTATCTTCTTCTAATTGTCTTTGTATAAAGTAGTATAGAGGATTAGATAAGTTGTCTACATTTCCTTTATTATAAAAGTCATATGTCTTCTTCTCTTGGGCTAAATTGCCAAGGGCCCATGTACTTTTAAATCCAGGAATAGTTCTTAAAATATATCTCTCTCTTTTACTCATGTCTTTATAAGAACCAGATTTAATAGTTTCCCCATCAAATAAATCAGTTATTTTGGCAGTTTGAGATAAGAAACTTAATCCTATAATAGGTGTTTCAAATACCTCATAAGCTGCTTTACCTAAACCTAGTTGCTGAGAGGCTGTCTCATTAGCTACTCTGGCCGCTAGTAAATTAGCTGCTTTAAGTAAGAAAGGATCATCTTCATCGTTATCTCCTATTTGAGATATCAATACTGAAGCTAGTAACCCTAACTGTAATATAGCCCATTCAATTCCAACTCTTTTTATGTTAGCTTGTTCTACTTGTTGTGCTTCAAAATTTATAATTACATTTCCTTCTGCATCTCTAGTCTGTCCAGCCGTTTCCCATGCCTTTTTAAACCCTTTTAAGAGGTTAGCAGGGCCTTCTGTTCTAAATTGATCTACATACCTCTTAGCAAAAGATAATGCGCTTAAATAGCTTCCTTCTGTAAGCTTTCCAGTATCTAGGTTTTCAATTCTAGAGTGAAATCTGTGGGAAATAGCTAAAGAAAACCAGTCACGGTGAGTAGTGGCATAACTATAAATAGCATGTCTTTTTGCTAAAGAGATGTTATTCTTATTCATTTGCCCATCCGTTCTTTGATTAATATCAATTAGATGTCCTTTTAGTCTATCTACCATATCATTCTTATCAAAGTTAGTAATCTTTTTTGATAATTCAGCTTCGTTAAACTTCATCTGGCCATCCTCCACTGACATATAATTGTATATCACATCAGATTCACTTTTCTTCCACTCTTCTTTCGCCTCTTTTATATTTTTACCTGCCTTAGATTGCTTGTTTCTGTATTCATTCCAATTTATTAACTGCCCGTCTACAATTCTATAATTATGAAAAGTAGCTAACATGTTTTTCCCATAAATAGGAAAGTTAGATACAGTGTGTAGTCCCATTGCTGTTTTAGGAATTAACCTTCCTATCTTACTATAGCTGGAGTTTTTGAAAGTCTCTTCAATGTCAAAAGCACCAAAATACTGCCCCATTACATTAAGCTTAGCCTTATGGTTTATTTCACCAAATTCTTTCATACTCTCTCCTACAATTTTTCTATACTCTTTAGATCCTAGTTTGTATGACATTGTATCCATGAACTCTCCTACTACAGTCTCAATTCTAGATTGTACTTGAGCAGAAGCATAACTGGTTAATGGAATCACAAAGTTAAGACCTAAGTTTCTCAGCTTTATAAAATTAAGGACCCTTCTGGCAACCTGCGCTAAATCAACTTTCTTGTTTATCAAAGGTAGCTCTACCTCATAAGAAACTATCTCCCTAACATCATACAATTCAGAATCGACAGCACTGTTGGCCATCTTGTACGCTGAAGTGGAAGTGTTTTCTTTATCCACAGTAGTTGTTCTATCTTTAATACTATCCATTACTGTCATGATGTCTCCATATGCCTCTACTCTAGCTTGTCTTAAATGACCTTGTTGTACTAACAAATTCATGCTGTAAAAAAGCTCGTTAGACACATCCTCTTGGTCCTCAATTTTGTAAACGTACCTTTTAGGAATAGTTTTTATACCAGCTCCCAAAGAGGTATCCCCCTTTACCATGTCATCCTCGGTAAATGTGAAGAACTCTTTAAAAGCTAATGACAGTCTTTTAGGATCCTTTATAGTCTTAGATATTCTCTCCAGTTCCCCCTCTCTAACTTGAGGTTTCTGAAATCTATTATAAGACGTTGGCATGTCCATAGCACTTATACCCTCCTCATACCAATCCATTATTTTTTGGTATGCCTGGTAACCTTTAGGATTAGTTGCAGATTGCCCGTCAACTATCTCTCCAAAAGTATTTTGAAACTTACTGTTTGAAAATAAAGATTTTTTAGGCTGTAACATTCCTCCTTTAAAATTCTTGTCATAATTAGGGTTTATATTTTTGTTAGTATCCCCTTCATAAAAACTATAATTAGGGGTAATCTCAACGTCTCCTAATTGATTGGCCACTACTTCACTTACTAAAGAATTACTGTCCTTTATTTCTTTTGAAAATAAATCATAAGATTCAGAGGTAGTTCTTTTATAGTAAGGTAGTAAAGAATCTCTAATAGACATTTTCTTAAGAATCTCTAAAAAGTCTTTTTCAGTTATGTTCCCATTTTCCCAGACTTTTCTTTGAGCCTCTGTTAAAACGTTCCCTGATTTTAAAAGATTCAGTAACACCTCTTGATCCTCTTTTTTCTTACTTAGCCACTGGTCGTACAGTTCCTCTGCTTTACCAGTAAGCTTACCCTTACCTCTACCAAAATTATCTATCTGGTCTATTTTATCTTTAGTCCTGGTCCTTTTATCATTTGTCATGTGATCCTTTGCCATGTCAAACTCTTCCTCAGCAGTTTTTATACCTAAAGCCTCTACATGGTTAACATAAGAATCATTAGCAGATGTAACGAATGAAGCTGTACTTTCAGACTCTTCTTCCGAAGGTAATATTTTGATAGCTTTTCTGTATAACTCATCTAATGTTTCTTGAGCGTTTTTTATAGTTTCTCTAGAGATTTCTGTCATCTCTGCCCCATTTACCTCTGATGGTTGGTTTTTAGAACTGTTTTGCTTAAGAATATTCTTTATAAATGTTCTTTGGGCTACCATCTCATTATAAAGGTCAACCTCGCCATTCTCTTTTAGTCTATCTAAAACCCCTGCACTTCCTTGAGACTTTTCCCAATAATCAGAAGTCATCCCTATATATGCATTAGCATACAAGTAATCTATAGCTTCTGCTCTTCCTTGTTCGTTCTCAATTCTTTGTAAGTCTTCTATAAATCCTTCTGGAATAGGTGGTTTTTCCTCGTTTCCTTCATTTATATTTCTAAAACCCCCGTCTAATTTTATTAACTCAAAGGCTACAATAGCATCATCAGTCTTATTATCCTCATTCAGTTTAACTACAGGAGATCCTTTCTCATACTGAATAAAGCCTTCGGCATCTCTTTCATACTCTAGTCCTTCTTTAAGATTCCCAGTTTTATCAAAAATATCTTTGTACTTTTTTCTTTGCTCAGTTAAAGCTTGCCATATATCTCTTTGGGCACTAGTTAAAGATGTCCAATCCAGTTTCCCATCTTTTCCAATAGCTTGCGACTTAAGCTTAGAAATATCAGATAAATAGTTAGACATAACTTTTCTAGTTACAGGAGATAAATCTTTTACTCTTTCCTCGTACTCAGCGTAATATGCTGGTAACATAGGACGTTCTATAAATGGTTGGAGTTTTCCTTTTTCTTTTTCCCTTAATTCTATCTCTTGCTCTTTAGTAAGCTCTAGCTCACCATCTTCTCTCTTTTGTAATATCTCCTCAGAAGTTAATGTGCTGTTTCCTACAACTTCTTTATAAGTATCAACAAAGATTTCATCAGTTTTTTTGTAAAATGCATCAAAATCTCTATCATTCAGGATAAAACTACCATCTAATAAAACCTCCTTAAAAAACTTTTCATCAAACCCTAAAGCTCTCAAGTCGTTTTGAAGCTTTTGAGTAGGCTCTACATAATTTGTAAACCCATTACTATTCATTTTTCTAAGTAAGTACCCTAAAGTTCTTAAACTCCCATCACGGCTATGTGCTATAGTTCCAAAAACAGAGTGTGCAATATTAGTTTCGTGCTCAGCATTTTCAGCCCACTTCATTAAGTTATCTTTAGTGTCCGCTGAAAAATCGTACTTAGATACAATTTCATCCACTATACGCTCAGTATTTTTAGACTTTTTGGCAGATATTTCCCCAGAAAGCTCTGTAAATTCTTCTAACGTTTCTTTAATCTCTCTATTTAATATTTCCCAGTTCTTGTTATTTTCTATTTTAGCATCTCTTAAGGCATCTGGTTTAGTTAAAGCCTGTAACTCTTGAAGAGCTGGTGCTACTAACTGTTTTAAAGAATGATACACAGTATTTTCCTCAGAAGATAAAATGTATGTCTTACCATGCTTTTCTGAGTCTGAAACTGAAGACCTTAAATATTTCATATCCCCTTTAGCTATTTCCACTACGTCAGCAATTGCAGATAAAGAGTAATTCTCTCCAATATCCACTAATGCTCTTTGTATTTTGTCAGATTTAACTTTTGTAGGAGATTGCTTAGAAAGAGCTCTAATTTGATTTTCTAACCCTGCAATTACACGTTTAGTTGCCTTGTTTATTTGAGAAACTTTTGTGTTAGAGGGAGCAGTAGAGTAAAGTCTATACTTGTTGTGTTTAAAATTATTTGTGTTTAAACTAGTAGTATCTTTTGATTTTACAATAGCGTTAACATCAGAAAGGTAAGCCTCTAACTCTTGAACATGTTGAGGCTTTAAAAGGTTATACACCCCTTCAAAAAAGTTGTTAAATAACTCTTTTACTTTAGCAATTATACTTTGTTGAGTGCCTGATTTATCTTCTAATGAAAAGTTAGCTATAATACTGTTTTTTAGTACCTTACCTAATACTTCTCTTCTCACTACTTCTTCTAGCTCCTCCGCTGAGTACTCTCCTCTATATAGCTCTCTATATTGGTCAGAAAATTCTACCCATTCATCTGTTTTGTGAATATTTCTAAGTACATTCTCAGTACTTTCTTTTGGCATGGCCTCAACTATAAAGTGAGAGGTTTCCTCAGTCAAATCAGCTATAGATATCTTACCTTGGGTGTAAGCTATTACTTGATTGGCTATATCTGCCAATGCAGTAGCTGAAGGTGCGACCCCATTTCTAGTTCTGTACTTAGAAACGTAATCTGTAATAGATAAAGTTTTTACTCCTAGTTTTGATAACAGGTTTAATAAAGATATTTGAAGCTCTTTTTCTGTTCTGGTAGGAACTGTACTTTCAAAAGAAGTATCTCTGTATGCCGCCTGTTGTTGATAAAGTTGATTGTCCAAGAAAACTAATTCTGGATTGGTATAATTTTTTCTTATTTCATCATAAGATAACATGTCTATATCTTCGTACTTGACACGTTTATTTTCTCCTTTCTTATTCTCTAACCTAACTGAGTCTTTTGTTCTTTCAAAAGTAAAAGTATCCCCATCTTTTACAACTCCTGCTTTACCTAAATAAAGTTTAGCATCTTGATGTAATATTTCTGTATTTACAGCTTTCTGTAGATCATTTTTTCCTTGAGCTTCAAATAGATAATTTGGACCTACTTTAGTCTTTTTAGAAGAAAGTACACCTGATTCTATACTAGAAGTGATAAACCCTTCTAAGGAATCCTTATTACTACTTTTAGTAGTACTTATTATAGGATAAAACTTACCTTCTTTGTTTACCAATCCAATTTCTATAGACTCTCCAGATGCTGTATCTTTTAATGCCTCCTTGTAGTCCTCAACAATTGATACAGGAGTTCTGTGTTGCCAAGTAGCATCTTCTCCTATTGCAGGTAGAAAGCTATTCTTGTAAATATTCAATGCTAGCTCAGTATCAATAACTAATGGGTGTGAGGCTATAGCACTAAAAAGTGCAGACTCAATTCCTTGAGAATCCTGCACTTTAGTTATTTGGTCTTTACTGTTTCTTATTACTTTACAACTCATATGTAATTACTCTAATTTTTAATTTTTCTTTCTCTGCTTCTTTTTTCATATTTGCTGAGCCTCTACTTTTACCATCCCAAAATAAGACTAGTGCATCCGAATACTCTGCCATTTGCTTATTTCTAATATGACCTGCGCCTTTATTATACTTTTCCCAGTCAGCAGGGAAATACTTTATAAGATAACCTTTTTCTTCTGCATATCTTTCGCCTAAACTGTCTGCTCCTTTTGCTTTACCACTTACAATTACAATCTCTTCTTTTATATTTTTTAGTAAGGAATCACATTTTATTTTCAGTAAAGGGTAATCACAAAAGTCTCTTCCACCTGCTATTATAATCTTGAACATTTAGTTGCATTTTAACTCTTTATCAATCTCTTCTTCTACCGCTTTAGAGTAGAAATTTTTAAAGGTAGTTTTACTTTCTGAATTTTGAAGATGTTCATAGTCTTTAGGATCTAAATTTAACTGGGGAGCTTCTAAGCTTTCCACTCTAGAATAAAAATTAGTGTCTCCTATAGTTTCTGTATTTTCAAAAACAGAGTTGTCTGCTAACCTTATAAAATCCAGACTCTCTTTACTTGAGATAGTATCAACATTAACCTTAGTATAATTTTTGTCAAAAATAGGCAAAGATTTTGGATATTCCAAGTTATACCTTCTTTTTAAATCTCTAGTCACTATGTCATCGTATAAAACAGTTTCTAATTGGTCTGTTATAGACAAATAATTTTTTATGTTATCATCCATATAGCTTTCCATTAGTTTTAAGGACACAGGATCATTATTTATTAACTCTATCCCTTTTTCATTAATTTCAAAATTTTTATAAAACCTATCAAATTTTTTACTACCTTTTCTTTTTTCTTTAATGCTTTCCTTATTAAAATCAGCTATAAATTCTGTCATTAAGTACCCTTCGTTTTTAACAGGATTTAAGTATAAGTTTAGCTTCTCTCTAGTTGAGGGCATATTATCAGAGGTTACTAAAGGTGCATTAAAAAACATTTTTGCCAAAACTATTTTCTGTAAAGTTTCTGTATTTACAGCTCCTTCTCTTTCTATAGTTTTTGCCTTTGTGATTACAGCCTCTTTTAAATCTAATATGTTTAAATATTCCTCAGTTAAAGTTTTATGTAGCTCTGAATACATCTCTTCTAAATCCTGCTTAGCTACCTCCATGTATACATTATTGTCTACTTTAATTACTCCCATTTCTTCAAATAGTGAGTACTCATCCTTTGCAGTCTCCATAAAAAATGTGTAATCATTAACTACAGGCCCCTTTACTAACTTAGTTTGAGCCTTAACTACGGGGTTAAGTAAGTCGAACTCTGTTACAACATTATTAAATGCCTGTTCATCTGAAAATTGCATAAAATCTGCTATTGATTGAAGCATTGGCCTCATTTGGCTTAAAGACTTCCCTTTATGCTCTGATAAGTCTAACCCAATTTCAAGCACATTATCTAGAGTTGTATCTAAAACTTTTTGTACCTCAGCTTCATTGGTGTTCAAAACATTAACATTTAAAGCTAGAAGAAAGTCTATGGAACCTAGTACTGCTGTACCTTCTGGCTCCGTTAAGACTTGCTCTATGTACTCTCTATTAGTTTTAGGCTTATCTTTCAAACTAGTACCTTCTAATACTTTTATAGGGACAACAGAATATTTAGAAAAATCTTCAAATAAACTATCTGCCTCATCTTTTAAATATTCTAGGTCTGAATTTTCTAAAGCCTCTATAAATTCTTGTTTATCTTTTATCCCTCCTAGTAACTCTAAAGCTTCTTTTTCGTTGGTAAAAGGATTTTGTTTAGCAGGTCTGCCTAGTATATCCATTTTATTTGAAAAAGAAGAAAATCTTTTGTCTACTGTAAATACTCTAGCACATGAAGCCATTGTCTTGTAATTTTGTTATTAATTTATCTATTTTTTGTAATGCAGGTAAGTTACTCATAAGAGTTGCTGCCTGAAAACTATCATAAAGTTTTGTAGAAACTAAAGACTTTATTGAAGGATTAAATATCCCTTTATTATAAAACCCTTTTATTAACTCAGGTAAAAGTTCTTCTACAGTCTCTATCTCATCCCCTAGAAGAGATTCCACAATTTCTGATATTTCTTCTTCAGTTAAAACTTGAGATTGAATATTACCAGTCAAGGTATCTAACCACTCTTTATTCTCTTTAACCGTTCCCGAACTAGAAAGCTCTGATGTATTTAGTCCTGTAATTAAAGCTACAAGGGCTGATTCTGCTCTTGTATTTTCTTTTAGTCCTTCTACAGTATATTGACTCTTATTTCCTGTAGTGATACCTTTACCTTTCTCCTCTAATCTATTAATTTTAAAGTAGTTGTTGAAATCTATCATCCCTACTCCTCTACTATCCCTTGCAATATTATCTTTTCTAGAAATATACTTGTCTGGAAACACGAAATTTTCATTTAATAGGTTAGTAACATTATCAATTTCTTTAGAGTATGTCATTTTTCCATTAACTACTTCACCTTTCACTAACCAAGCTCCTGTATATCCGAAGAATGGGTACCAGCTACCTGCTTCTTTTCCAGAAGTACCTGCTGAGGATTTGTAAAAAGGAATCGTTTGACCATTTATATTTGCTACTACAAATAACCTTCCTTGCATAGCTTCAAATACTACAGCTCCTTCTGGGTTAAGCTCAGTGCTTACTACTTCATTACCACTGTTTTTATCTACAATAGTTAAAGTGTTATTTGGCACTACTAAGAACTCCTTCAAAGGCTCTATGTTTATGTAAACTCTACTATCTTCCAAATCTTTGTCAATGAAAGTTTCACTAATACTCTTTATCTCATTATCTAATGGTTTAGTGTCAACACTAACTACTTTATCTCCATTTGATATAGTTGCTATAGTTGATATGACTGATGTTTTTTCAGGTTTTTGTGCAGCATTTTCAATTTCCACAATCCTGTTTAGTTCCCCTATTTTGTACTTTATGCTATCTATTTTAGTTGCTCCTATTATATTTTTTATTCTCTTAGGAATCCTGTGGCTAAAAGCTGCTATAACTTTATTTGCATTGTACTTTTTATTTAAATAATCTATAGGGTCCTTATTAACAGGAGAATCTTGTAGCTCCATTAAAAAGTCACTATCCTCTTCTGCCACAGTAAGACCTAATGACACTGTGTTTTTAAACATACTGTCTAAAGCTATTGCCTCTTCACTTATACTTTCTACTAGAGCTATTCTTTTTTGTTCTAATGCTTCCCTAAAAGTAAGTTTAGCCTGGTTATTATTATAAGGAACTCTATTTTCAATTTTTAGTATAATTTTACTCGCTAAAATAGGACGATCGGTTATATCTACAGATATTTCCGCTTGTTGTATCAAGTTAGAAGGATCAAAATTATCCTCAGTCCATGTTTCTACGTCTGGAGTAATCTTATTTTGGGTTAAACTGTCTAAAGCTCCTTGTGCCTCTGTAGAGTTTTCCCAATTATTTGCAGAGTAATCTATTCCAAAAGAATTAGGATCTATTTTATTTTCTCCTAAGAACTTTACAAACTTTTCTGCTTTCTGATTAGAAGATAAAGCTGTATTTAAAATAGCTTCTGCCCCTGTAGACAAATCTGCCCCTGTTTCTATCAAGTTTACAGGGTAAGCTATAGTTTGATTTCTATATTTGAATACTACTACAGGTATTTTCTGTCCCTTATTCTTCCTACTAATTCTAGTGGCTAATCCTGGATTAAATTTAATGTTTCTATTTAAAGTCACTTGTTCATCTAATACATACCCTGTAGCAACCACCTGAGCCGCTGCCTCTGTTGTGAAAGGGATTGTTTTAGGTTTACCTTGCTCATCAATAGTTATGTTAGGGTTACCTAAAAGAACTTTTTCTACTGGCAACTCTACACCTAAATCTGCTCTTTCATCAATTCCTTCTATAACTTTATCAACAGCAGCGTTTCTAAGCTCTATTAAAGCAGATGTAGCTACACTAGTATCATTTCTGTCAGATAATGCTCTTAAAGAGCCCACTACTAGTGTAGGAGCATCTTTAGGCTTTAAATATATATTTAAATTATTTGAAAGTTCTTCTTTAGTTATCTTGCCTTTATTATACTGTTCTAAAAGGTCCTTATTGTAACTGTCATTAATGTCTATCTCTGTAATAAGGCTATCTCCTTTTTGGATATCATTTGTGTAGTCTTCGTTATAATTTATTACTTCTCCGTTTGCATTCTCATACCCAAAATCTCCTGGAACAACTTTTCCATTTACATATAAAGGCATGAAAGAACTAATAGAAAAATCTACGACATGAGTTCCCTGAGGTAAAACTTCTTCTAACTCAGTTTTGTTCACCTCTAATCTATTGTATTGTACTACTCTAATTTTTACTTCTTTGCCCTCAGCATTTAGTATAAATTCGTTCCCTACTTTTTTAAGCTCTTTTTTATTTAAAAGAGAGATGTCTTTACCTTTATAAGTAATTGTTGAATTAGGAATAATACCAAGTAAACTTTGTATTTCTGTATGAGATATTTCATAAGTACCTCTTTCCTCTACATACTTAGCTACTTTTATGGAAGGAGATTGTACAGTGTTCACATTCTGACTACCATCTTTTGAACCAACAGGTCTTGAAGCTAAAACTATTTCCTTTATAGAAGTAGTTGCTGCTGTATTAGAAGTCTCAACTTCTGTTTTTAGAGCCTCTATTAATAATAACTTGTCTCCAATTCCTGATCCATCTATTACTCTCCAATTGTTTAGTTTTTTATTAAGATTTTTAAACTCCTCAGACTCTTCACTAGTCAAGCCTTTTCCTTTTGTATACTCAGAAGTTAAAACTTCCTGAGGTACACCATTTATTTTAGCTAAAAGCTCAGAAAATCTGTCAGTATCCTCTTTATTTAAATTTGGTTCAACATCATCTCCAATATACTGTTTTAAGTAATTATCTTTTTTAAGAAGCTCTTGAATTTCATTCTCCAATTTTTCAATTACTGATAAGTTTTCTTGTGTACTTGTATTTGTATTAACTGGTGCCGTGGCTACAGGTGCCTGTACTTTAGGTGGACCTGTTAGTGCCCCTAATTGGGAAAGAGTTGAAACTTCGGCTGTTTCGGTTGTTTCTTTAAAATATTTGTCTAAATGAGTATCTAATTCTTTATTTTTATTTATTAATTTTGATAACCAACCGTTTAAAACACTTACCCTAGTATCAGGATTTGTAAAAAGCTCAATAGACTTGTTAAACTGTTTAGTTTGTCTAGTTGCACTTTCATAGTTAGTCATTAACCTTTCAACATTCTCTTTATCGTTTGGCTTTAATACTCCTAACTTTGCTCTGAATATTTCTAGATTTTTACTTTGACTGTCCAACATATCTAAAGTCACTTGACCATCAGAGAAAGTGGCTATGTTTGCAATAGCAAATGTAGTTTCTCTTTGAGCTTGAAGTTCCTGAATTTCTTGTTGAGTTTTTAGTAGTTCTTTATTAGCTTTATTTAAGTTAGCAGCATAAGATTCATTATCTGTTTTACTAACACTTTGAAGATCCACTAATTTTTCTTGTAGTGCCTTTTCTCTTTGTTGTTTCTGTGTCAACTGTGTTCTAAGACCTCTTAACTCACTTAAATTCTTAGGATCTACTTTTCTAAGTACATTTTCAACAGTTAAAACATCTGTAGTTTCTATTCCTAGATTTCCTGATACAATATCTTTTATAGAAGAAATCATTCCATCAGCTATCTCATCCGAAGCTTCTCCCATAGTCAAGGTGTAAGCCATCCTATCAGATAAATCTTTTATATTGTACTCAGAGGCACCTGCAATAGGGCTAGTGCCTAATATAGACTCTGCTAGATTAAGGTTCTTTTGTGTTTTTTCTGCAATATTTTTGTATTCAGATAAAATTTCACTTCTATAATTTGACACAAGTTCTGAGGTCTCTTCATTCAATTCCTCAATACCTAGGACTTCTGCAATTTCACTATCAGAAGTTTTCTCTAGATATGCTTCTAAGTCTTTCACTCCTTCGCTAATTCCTCCTAAACGGATATCTCTAATTGCTCTGGCTTGCATTAGCTCTTTTCTAGCTGTAACTTCTCCTGTTAAATCCCCACTATCTTTAGCCTCTGACTCTTTTCTAGTTGCATTTTCTATTCTAGAAAGCTCTTTAATTCTATTAACAACTAGTTCAGAAGTCACTGTATTACTTTTGTTTACTAAGTTCTCTACCTCTGCTTGTTCTGAAGACATCTCATTAAATCTCCCTTTAGTAGATATTCCTCCTCCAAAAATACCAATAATAACTCCAATACCTATAGACTTTTGACCTTCTTTAGTCCCATAAGATTCTTCAAAACCTTTTAGCATAGAGTCAATTATGCTAATTGAATTATCAATGTTTTCTGTTTTGTAGGTTTCAAGCATGAAGTCTTCTCCTGTGGAAGTAATTACCCCTTGACCCCCTTCTTCTACAACCCCTTCTAAAGTTCCGTACTTACCAAAAGTGTATGCCCCTCTAACTGCTTTTTGGGCTTTAGTGGCTTGTAACGCTACTTTTTTACCATCAACTGTTTTGTATCCTATACCTAACAGCTTATTTTTTAATAAACTATTTTTAACAGTTTGGTTAATTGGTGAACCTTTTATGATACTACCGAACATAGCAATATTAGAAGCACCTACCAAAGCCATGTTAGGTAGAAATACTCCATAGTTAGCATAGTCAGAAAGATCTTTATCAAAATCGTTCTGTTCACTCGCTGTTGGAGCTCTACCATTCAACTCTTCAAAAGAATCTAACCAATTTTCTTTGGTTGATTTCATATAATGTCTAGCTTCTACTCCTGCTTCGTATCCAGCAGAAGTTACAAGAAATCTTGCATTGTTTGCTGTTTTTGAAAGCATGGTACCTCTCTTAGCTCCTTGTGCTAAGGCTGTAGTTACAGCCTCTTTCTCAGTTCTCCTTAAAATAGCTTTACCTGCGATACTCTTGTACTTGTTTAAGGCTGCCAGTGAACTTTTAGTAGATAAGGCTTTTGCACCCCATCTGGCCACTCCTCCCATAGCTCCTTTTGCAATTAAAGAAGTTCCTCCTGTAGCTGCTGCCCAAATACCTTCAGAAACTATTGTCCCTAATGTAAAAGATAATCCTGATGTAACATCATTTGCCCAAAAATTAGCGGTTCCCATAGAGTCCCATAGGCCTTGATTTTTTTGTTGCTCAGTATAGTAGTTTGGTAGGTTGTTGTCCATCTTAGTGTTAAGATCATCTAACCACTTATCAAAGTCATTATTGTATGTAGCCTCTAAACTTCCTTGAAGAACTCCATTAATTACTCCATTTACAGTACCTATTGTACCTCCTAAAACAGCTGTACTAGTCTTACCAATCAATTTTGTAAGGCCATTACCCCATTGTTCTCCAGTACTTTGCTTTCTGGCAAGTCTGTCTTCGTTATCCGAACCTGAAAGAAAGTTTTCAAACTTAGCTATATGCTTTCCACTATTAAGTTTAGTGTAAGCATTATCTAAATTGGCATCATAGTTAAAAGTTTTAAGTTTAGTCTCAGGTGCAAAAATATCATTTTGTAAGCTAGATTGCTTAGTTTTGATACTTGCATATTTAAGAGGATCTGGATTATTTTTTTTGATATCTAAGTCCATCTCTTTAACAGGAGAAGTCTCTTCCTTTGGAGGAAGAGATTTAGTAGGATCAAAAGCTTCTGTTTCTGTATTATTTTCCAACATTTATTTTTCTATAAAGTTTTACAAAATTTTCGTTATCATCTTCACTTAATTCTGTAGCTATATTTGTGAGGGCTAAGGTAGCAAAAATTTGTGGATCATAATCAACAATATTTACTAAACTTTCTTTTGGTACATTTTGGGCTACTTCTGATATTTTTTCACCATCATAATAAACTTCCACATAATTTGTACCACCAGACTCCTGTAATTTTACACTAAACTTAGAATAGTTGTCTACTGCTAAATTTAAAGTTTCCCCCCACGGAGTAGACTCGCCACTTTCTGGAAACAAGCTCTTATTAGCTTGTTTAAGTAGAATCTTAGCTCCCTTTGGCGTTGCAGCAAGGTAAGCACTGTTATTAAAACCATATTTTTTTTCTAAGTATGCATAAGTTTTTGTAGAATCAGGTTTAAAAGCCAAGTTACCTTGTTTGATCTCTAACGGTTTTCCGTTTTCAATTAACAAATCTGCTTGTTTCTCCCCTAATTCTATTCTGTTGTTAATATCTGGTAACCTTTCCAGTACTCTTTGAGGTACCATAATAGATTTCTCTCCTTGGGATATAATAAAGTTATTAGTGTTTCCTGGTACCCTTGCCAAACTAATCCCTACTCCATTTTTTAATGCACTTAGAGGCTCTTTACCTTCTATTGCTTCTCCAGATGCTATTGCAGTTCTAAGAGACTCAAAAATAGGCTTCTTGTTTCCCTCGGCAGTAGTTGGGCTAATATAAACTTGGTTAAAACCTTTTACTCTAATACCCCTTTGGCCTACTTGTTCTCTGTAGTCATCTTGGAAACTTTCAAATGAAAGTACATCTCTAAAAGACCTATCATCTTGTACAGAATCGTCTGACCCAAAATCACCTATTCCGTTATTTCCATCGAAAGTTCCATTTTGTAATGCTTGAACAATAGTTTTATATGTTTCAGTTCCTTTAGCTTCTGGCCTAAGTTCTATTCTATACTTCTCTTTTACATCATTCTTATGGTCCCTAATATAGTCCATATCCGCTTCTCCAGCGTCTTTAGTACTTATACTAACACTACCTCCAAAAGAAGACTCTAACTCATTATTTCTTTTGGTGACTTTGAATACGTCAGTAAATTTTTTGTTCTCTCCTAAAACCTTAGTAAGACGGTTAAACTGCATTAAAATACTTTCGTCTAACTTACCAGCTTCTCTCCCTTGTAAAGTCTTACCTAAGTTGTTTGTAGTCACTGCAAACCCTGAATCTGTTCTAGTGGAAAGTAAATAATCTGCTGTAACTTTAGCTTTTAATGTACGGGATTTAACTGGGTCGTTAATAAACTCTTTATATTTAGACTCCGAAGTTATCCCTTGAGATTCTAAATACTGCTTATATGAAACTTTTTGTCCAGCTTCATTTACCATTTTTATGCCCTCGTTATTCACTAAAGCGTTGTAAGTTTCAGATTTATCAAATCCTTTGTCTAAGTTAGCTTCATATATTTTTTGGTCATCTTCTAAGAAATTTTGATACTCTCTTTCTAACCTATTTAGGTTACCTGTACTTTCAAAATCTATAACTCCTGAGTCCCTCAATGCCTTACTTCTAGCATCTACAGCTGAAAGACCTGCATACTTAGGGTCTTTTATTAAGTTGTCTACTGAAGCTTTCTTTTCTTGAGATAAGCCATTATAAAGTTGGTTTGTAGTAACATTAAACTCTGTGTTTATTTTTTGGGCTTCTTTTTGAACCTCTTCATAGGCATCTATAGAGTCTAGTAACTCAGAAGCTACAGGGACAGATATTGCATCAGGTAAGTTTGCTGCTGAATCTTTTTCAGTTTCTTCTTTTGCTTTTTTAGATGCTGCTCTAGCCGAAACTTCTGCGCTTAGATTAGCAAAATATGCATTATCCTTTATATAAGTTTCATTCTCATACCCTTTTAAAGAGTTTGATAAACTTTCTACAACTTCTTTTTGTCTTAAAAATCCTCCAATTTTATCGGCAGGACTTTTAGAAAGACTCTCTAATTGTTTAGAAGTTTGGTCTCTGTAGGAAACTAATCTATTAAGACTATCTGCGTATTTTTCTGCTGTTGCTTTATCTAGTGATCCAGAATCTAATTTAGTTTGTATATTTTGAATGTCAGAATCTAAACTTTCGACAACATTATCTGAGTAGGCTTTTAGAGTGCTTTGGGCAATTTCATCATCCCCATTAAATGTAAAGTGGCCATCTATCTCTAGCTGTTTTTGCATTTTACCATCCATAAAAGTAGGTAACATAGAAGCAATTTCTTCTTGTGTTAACCCTTCTATTGACCTTTCTATTATAGTTCCAGGAACACCTGACAAACTACCGTCAATATCCCTAGTTTGTACAACTCTTTTACCTCCTTTTATACTAACTGCATCTTTTAGCCTTTTTGTAAGCTCTTCATTCACATTTACATAAGGTGAGTATTCCAAAGCACCTATTTCGTCAGTGTCTCCTCTCATATAAGCATCTAAGCCAGCTTTATCCTTTGCATATTGGTAATTAATGTTGCTGAAAGAATCTGGATCCTTTTTAGATAACTCTTGTACTCCTGATTGAAACTTACCAATCTGTCTACTAATTCCTACTTGATTTATAAGATGGTCATCAATAGATCCTGTTAGAGCTGTTTCTAGGCTTCTAGATACAGAGTCTGAAGAGTAGTCTAACTTACCTGCATTCTCTATACTTCCTAAAAGTTTCTCTACATTTTTTACTAAATGCTCCTTATCCTGATCCCTTACTAACTGAATAGAGCCTAATTGAGATAATTTCTCATCTATTTTGGCTTGGTTAGCGTTCCACTTATTTTCTTTACTTTGTAATACAAAACCAATAGCCTCTGTATTTAGAGGCTTTTGAGTCTGTTGTCTTCTGATTAAATTTGATGTATAGTTTGCCATAGTTTAAAGTCTGTAAATGTACTTAAAATTTATTTAATTTCCTAGTACTTATTACCTTTTTTTACCTCCCCATTTTAGTTTGTTTTGAGTAGCTTGATTAAACTTAACTTTTTTAAGCATATCTTCTACACTGTCTCCTTGCCCAATCTGTTTAAATCCTGAACCATCATATTGAAACTTATCATTCACGGCATTCATATAGTTTAACTCTTCTATAGTTTTGAAGTTAGTCATATGAGTGTTTTGCTGCGTTTGGAAATAATCTCTAAAATCATTCTCAGTATTTGTCATCCCTTGTAGCATTCTTTGCTCATATGATAAGGCGTCTGCTGCATTTGCATTGACTTCCATATCTCCTTGTCTTACGTTAAAAGCATCTGCTTGTTGTTGTGCTTTTTGATTAGCTAAATTAGCCTGAGAAATGTTTTTGCTTACACTGTCCTGAGTGTTAGCTGCTACTTGAGCTAAAGCTGCGCTTCTACTTGCGTCTGGCCTTTCATTTAAAGCTGCCTCAGCAGATTGTTGAGCGACATTAACTTGACTTATAGCTTGAGAAGGATCAACCATTGTAGGGTCTATTCTTCCATATCTCCTTTCAGCTTTTAATACTGGTTGTAATGTAGATGGAAGTAAAGTCTCTTGGCTAGGCAAAGGTACTATGTTAGCTCCTTCTCCATTATTCCCTTGTCTGCTTGGGTCTGTTCCTTCTGGCAAGCCTTCTCCTGAAGGTCCTCCCCATTCACCTGCATATTGTTTTCCAGGAAGTCCTCCTGTTATATCGGAACTACCTACAGGAGTTATTGGAAGTGTATTATCATAAGGCAGTTGAGCTGTTTGAGTTTGTTCTCCAAATTTAGAATCTACTTTTGGATACTTTCCTGTTGTAGAACGACTTTTAAACTCTGATTGGAATCTTCTTACGTCTTCTGGATTCTTAGGATCGAAATTATCCCAGTTGAACCAAGGGTTTCTAAGCATGGTTTCTGATAACATTTGTGGAGTAACATCACCATATAACCCTGTTTCTGGGTCCCTATGTTGTCCTTCTGGAAAACCAGAAGTCTCGCCATTAGTTCCAAAGCTTCCTCCTGATTGGAACTTTTTTACCATCTCTACCGCTTTTTCAGGGGAAATGCCATAATTTTTAGCATATTCTGTTATCTGGTCTGAGTTATACCTTTGTCCTCCTATTTGAAAAGTTTCTTGCACTTGTTCTGACTTAGGCTTCGCCTCTTCTTGTAAACTGTAAGCTTTATCAAAAAGCATTTTTTTAGCTTCTTCTAAAGGTTTTTTCTTTTCCTCTAGCTCATTTATTTTTTTAGACAAAAATTGTAAATTAACTTCTTTAGTAGGGGAGTCATCTTTTTCAGTCTCCTTACTAACTTTAGACATTAACTCCTCTTGCTCTTCATATAGTTTTTTCAGTCCTGATTTAGATGTAAATTTATCTATTATAGTGGAGTAAGTATCTTTTGCTTTAACTTCTATTTCAAAGTTATCCCTAATCATTTTTGCCGTGTCTCCACCTATCTTAGTGTGATCAGATAAAACTTTTTCCCCTTCTTTTAAATCGATAGCTACTCCTCCTTTTTCATGAGTCTCTCCTTTTATCTCAGATACTTGATTACCTTCTGTTTTAAGGTACTCACCTTTCTCTACTTCTGCATTAGGCTGCTCAGAGTTTTCTCCTGAAAATTGACCTGAAAGAACTTCTTCTTGAGTGAGCTCTCCCCCTGATTTAAGCATTTTAGGCTGGCCACCATTTTGATAAGAAGCTTGAGTAAGCTTGTCTCTTTGACCTTTGTTATACTCATCCTCTACAAAATCATTCCTCCTTTGAGTGCCCATTCCTCCAAAGAAGTTTCTTGCTAATCCAGTTCCCACTTTTACTCCTGCAAGAAGAGATCCTCCAACATCTCCTCTTTCTACACTTGCACCTAACATACTAGTTGCTGTAGGGATGTCTACTCCTCCATAAGGGTTGAATAGTTGTGTTTTTTCTGGATTTTCTATTTGCGTTGAGTTTAAGCCTTGTTTATTAAGACTTTCATTGGCCTTGTTTTGAGCAGATGCCGATATAGCTTCTTGAGACTCATTAGCAGGATTTAATGGTTTTTGTGAAAATATCTCATCTAAGTTTACACTAGAATCAACCTGACTAGGAACCTGTGCACTAGAGAAATCTAAATAATCTTCTTCTGGTGCTGATGACTCTGGAAGTGGTTGCCCTTCTGCTGAAGGAATAACAGGTTTCTGAGAAGCTGTTAAGCTTTCCATATAATCGTTGGTAAACTTTTCTTGAGTTGTTAAAAAATTATTGGCAAATGTAGGAGCTGACTGTGGATACTCGTTAGAGTAAGGCTTTGGATTGCCATTATAGTTCTCATCTGCTGGAGATGAAAAACCTCCAAAATCTCCATATTGATCTGGAAAAGAGCCTATATTAAATCTTGCTTTAGAACCACTTTCTTCTGCATATTGGATTCCTCCTGCTTGAAAATTTGGTACTTCTAAAACTGCATAAGCCTCCCTAAAAGAATGCTCTTCTTCAGGCTTCATGAACTTCATTGAAGTCATTTCTCCCTCAGTTCCTAACCCTATACCTATTATACTTTTATCCACACCTTTCATAGTAATAGAGTTAGAAGGTATTAAGTTGGATGAGTTATCTTTGTCAGGAGAAGTTTTCTTATACCCTTGAGTACTAGTGCCTCTTTTATACTTTTTACGTATTGCCATTATGTTAAATTTTTATTTTCTGAGTTAAAGTTATTAGCTATATTATTCATCAGCCATATAACATCTTCTTCTTTGTAATTTTTTAATAATCTATTTTTACTAAAACTTTTCTTAGCTTTTTCTAAGTGTTTTTTACCAAAATCTTCTTTTCTGGCATCATAAATACCTTCTTTATTCAATATAAATCTAAAAGCTTGAAGGTCAGATTGGTTTTCTTCTGGTTTTAAAGAATGCTTATCTTTTACTGATGGTTTTAGCCTGTTTGTTAACTCCTCTATATCTCTCTTATTTAATCTGGTATGGGAATCTAAGTCGTAATTCATAGCATGGTTTAGTTCATGGGCTACTACTTCTTCTTTAGATACAGGTCCTATTTTTTCTAACTTTGCTAATTGAGACTCATCATAAATTACACTCCTACTTTCTTTATCAAATTTAGACCCTACTGTGCTGTAAGGTGTATCAGTAATCTTATTAATTAATTGTCTACCAACTCCTGGCTGAGATTCTTGGTCTATTTGAGTAGTCTTAAGAAGATTACTCATTCTTTGTGCAGCTTCTCCTATAGGGTTTTCATATTGAGAATTGTTTAATCTTTCAGAATATTTGTCTGACTGAATGTAATCAAGCATAAAATTTTTAGGTTGCTCTCCTCCTGCTTGTGCATAGGTAAGATTACCATTATTTTCCGAATTATCTGCTACTGTATTTAATATACCTTTTATTTGAGCAGGGCTATAATATTTAAATAGAGGATTATCTGTTTTTTGTAATTCTTCAATCTGTTTATCATTAATAACATCCCCTGGTTTAACATTCAAATGCTTTCTCATCTCCATAACTCTAGGATAAAGTTCTCCATTTTCAGATAAATATCTAGAGTGGTTGATAGTGTTATTTAATTTAGATTTACCTATTCCTGTTGAATCGTCGATATTAAATTCTTGTCTAATTGCATCTTTAAAAGGTAATCCTGTTTTTCCTTGAATTGCTGCGGCAGGAGTTCCGAAGTTATCTCTGATATATCTAGTTAAGTCCTCGTCTACTCCCATTGCATGAGTAAACTCATGTGTAGCAGTACTTTGAGTTGGAGTAGTAAAAAAAGAAATGTTTCCATTTTTAAACTCTGCATCTGCACTCTTATCGTTTGTAGGAGAATTATAGTTTATTTGTGCTCTGTCAATGTTATTTACGCCTTCTTCTATTTTAGGTAAAGTATAGTTAAAGCCTTTTCCCACGTTAGCTGAATATCTTGCTTTAGTTGTAGAATCATTAAACCAATTTTTAACAAACTCTTTACTTTCAGAAACTACTGCCTCCTTAGTTGCAGGTTTAGTGGGAGGATCTACTTCCCCTCCTTCTTTTAAAAAGTTTTGTAGAAATTCGTTTTCTTGAGGAGTGTATAAATCATAGCCTACACTATGTTCTGGCTCCTGTTGGATCTGAGTAGGTTCAACAGGTACTGGTTTACTTGAAAAAGGACTTGTTAGTGGTTGTTCTTTTTGTTCTGGTCTCAGCTGCTCTACAACACCTTTTATGATATCATCTTGAAACTTTAATTGATTAAACGCCTCCTGTGTTTCTGGTGGCATAACATCTTGTGGTATACTATTAGAAGTCTTTGTTTTGCTGCTTTGAGATAAAGGGTTAAAAGTATTTACCTTAGGATAGGTAACAGTTGTGTTGTCTACCTTTACTTCTTTTTCTGGGTAATAAGTGTTTTTGTAACTTGAAGACCCATCAGACTTTTTTTTTTGGTTAAAATTTGAGTACACTTTTTCTGCATACTCAAGCCTTTTTTTATACCCTTTGTCCTCAGGCGTTTCTCCTGACCTTTCAAAATCTTGTACAAATATTCTGGCTGCTTCGTCTACAGAAGTGGCGTTAAAAAAGCTTTCCTTTTTCTTCTTTGATAACCAACTGTTACCTGTAGACTTCAGCTCTTTATCTAAGAACTCTAATTGGGTTTGAAAATCTGTTGCCTCTGTGCCTTTACTTTCTGCATACTTGTATAAGGATTTTTTTCTATCTCCTAACCATTGAGCTATACCTATAGCTCCAATAGAGTTTACAATACTGCTATCTAAGTGTGCATAAGACTCTTGCATTAAATTACCTACTATGGCAGAAGCTTGATGGGGTTCATAGCCTCTACCTAATAGGAAATTATAAGCATGTTTTTGCTTTTCTTCTGGATTTTTATCTTTATACCTTGCCATAGCGTGTAAATATACTACTTAGTCTGTTTATTACCAACTTTCTAAATTAATTTGACTCGTTGTTTATTACCCACTGAAGGTCCACTTCATACCGAGTGTCTCCTGAGTAAGTTAACATTACATTAAAGGCCGTACCACTTAAAGTCTCTAGCACTTTTTTGCCATTCATACTCACAGCTTTAGGATTTATTTCCTTTCCAATGTCATTTATATCCTTTTTCCATATAGGCTGATTGTTAGAATTAGATTTAACCCTATTCCAAAAATAGTCAAAAGACCATAAATCTTCACTGTTGGTAATTAGTATATCTTGTTCTATACTACTTCTTTTAATTGGATACTTTGGTATTTGAGATAATGTTTTTTGAGGGACTAGGTTTAAGTTCCCAGAGTTTTCTTTAGTACTCCATATAGTTGCCTTATCCCAAGTTACGTCATTTCTATAAGCAAAATCATACTCATCGTGGTATCTTTTTGTATCTGATTTAAATGAAACACTATTTAACTTAGTTTCTTTTAGGTCAGTCTTTGTAGCAAAAACTACACTAGAATCATGCTTATCTCCATAAAATACCCTGAAAGACTTATTAGTTAAATTATGAGACCATAGCCCTTTGTCTTTCACTCCTGTTTGGAAGTAATTATTATGTGCTATATAGTAATTAGGTGTAAAGCTGTAATAGCTTATCCATGATTGTTTTAAAGGGTCATAGGCCAGTGTCCAAGAAGCATCTTCAAAGTACTCTTTATCTTCTAACTCCACTTTAACTAAAGGCTCATACCTAACCTCTATTGTAGAAGCACTTTCGCTATCATTTACTAAGTTATCTAAATCAGCTTTAAACTGTGTACCTGTAAACACTTCGGATGCTGGAGTTACTTTATCATAGAAACCTGTCCATCCAAAATTTTCAAGAGGTTCTAAGTATTCTTGAGGAGTAGTGTTTGGTAATGGATATCCAATATATGGGTTCTCACTTAAAAGTAAACTTACATCCACTACAGTATTTGTGTTGTTAATTTCTTGTTGGGAAAGTAGTTTACCTTTTAAAGCTGCTAATGCTTGGAGAACTAAAGCCCCTCCTGCCCCTGTAGTACTTTGGACTATAGGATATAAAGCTGCTTTAAAGTACTCATAATGGTTAGTGTAGTCCTCTTTAAAATTGCTATAATCAGTTAAGAAAGTGGCTGTTGGCTGTTGGGGTGCTGCGAATCCATTGCTTACTCTAGTATTATGATAACTAGAGTTACTTTCATCTATGAAAGCCAATAGTAACACATCTTTTGGAGCCTCCCATTGTGGAGTATTTAAGTTATCTGGGAGAATCGCTATTTCATTCCATGCTGTAGAAGATGTTGCAAATATATTACCATTTTTTATAGCTGTAGGGAAACTTACATAGTTTTCTGCTCCATAAGGTATGATGTAAAGTTTACCTGTATAATTAGGTTTGCTTAATTTAAAAGCATCAAACCAAGCATTTAAAGCTATAGAGGCTGAAATACCGTCAGTAGGTTGCATAGAAGTTGTGTCAAAAGTAGCATAAATATCTGTACTTTCAGTGATACCACTAGTCTCTTTTGTAAACTTAAGTTGACCTCCTTCTATACCTTCATAAGTAAACCCGTCAGTAATGTACTGAGAAATTATATCTTCGTACCCTTCTAATTTATAAAAACTGCCTCCATCATAAGTCATATCTTTTAAAGGATTATAATCTTTTTTAGTAAAAAATACCCTCTTGTATCTGTCATCATAACCTACAGTAAGTCCAATACCATTGTATGCATTGTCTGTATTTATCTCCTCATAGTTAACTACTTTTGATTTTAATATTTTAAAAGGCAAGTGCTCTTTGAACCAATTGAACATTCCATTTGGCCTGTTTTGGCTTCCAAATTTAGATATTTCTTTTACTCCTTGAGAACTCGGCATTACTTGTATTATAGAACCTCGTTTACAATCTGTGAAGAAGTGTCCAAATTCATTAGAAGACATTTCAGAATGTTGGCTCCCGTATTTTCCTAGATCGGTTTTAGAGAAGTCTCTTGTTCTTCTAGAGAATAGTCCTCCATTACCAAGAATATCTACTTCTGGTCTAGAACCATCATCTACTGTCGTATCTACAGCATTATGAACTTCCATAGTGTCCGTAAATCTAACTAGTATCTGATCATTTTCTATCCCTCTAATCTCTGTTAATTCCCCGTTAGAAGAGGAAAAAGAGAATTTATCTAGGGGTCTGAAAGTCAACCAAGGGTCACTCAAATCGTTTTCTGAGTTATCTTGCAGTGAGTATATCCCACCATTAGGCTCATCATATCTACAGTCATACTCTTTCTTGCTATAAGTTGCAGGGAGTGTTCTATACAATGATGTTGTAATATTTTTAGAATAGTTAAAATTATAGAAGAAGGTGTTTCTTGCTCTAATAGAAACTTTCTTTTCTTGAGTCCAGTCCATGTAGTCTCCTACATTTGGATAAAAGTTGTTCTCTGGTTCTTTTTTCCCATATCTAAAATTAGTGTTTATAGTTGTTTCTGTTAGGAAATTTACTACTCCGTAATAGTACAAATAAAACTTAGTTGGAGGCTCTATGTAAAAATCTCTACTACCTGTTAAACAGTCAAAATTATATTCACTTTCTATTGAAGGGAAACCTTTGTCAATATTCGTTTTATTTGGAACTTCGTAGTTACAAAAGTACCTTGGCTCTTCTCCTATGTTTCCATAAAACTTGTAATTAAATGGTATTAAAGATTCCAAATCGAACGCATCTCTTAAGAATAATGGCATCTTTCTTTTTAATGAATGTCTGCTAATAAATACATCTCCTCCAAATATAGGAAGACAAGTATTTTTAGGCCTTAGTAAATCTCCTTTGTAAGAAGTAGATAACCACTTAACAGAGTCTATGGGCCCATACTGTGCTGGTAAGTAATTTTTTAAAGCTACGTAAGGGGAAGCTATGTTTCTTATAGCCTCTTCTGATCTCCCCGTTTGGCAGTTATTTGTTTCACTAGAATAGAACCTACTAGCTTGGGATTGGTTATCTTTGTTGTTATCATAGTTTTGGTACTCTGAGCTGTAGTTTAAAGGGTAGTCTTTTCCAAAACTTAAGAATACAGAGTCTTCCCTTTTGATATTGTTAATTTGAATCTCTTCAGCGTTAACATTATCAATAAGTATCTTCTTACCGTCTTTTAAATACTTCCCTACATTTATACTTCTTAAAAGATTGCCTTCTGTTTGAATATTTTTTATATAATTATAATCCCCTACTGATGAGTAGTAGTTAGCAAAGTTTTGTGGTGTACCTAAGTTTCTAAAAGTTTTAAGCCACTCATACTTGTACCTTCCATACTTAAATAGAATAGAGTCAAATACTTGGAATCCAGCAGCTATTGAAGCAAATATAATACCTGCAAAAGTACCTCCAGTAGCTAGACCTCCAAAAAATAAGTTGTTACCACTATAAGCAGAAGCTACATTTAAAGCTGCCTCTGACAGAGTTTCTGCTGTTGCTAGCTTAGATGCCAACTTAGTAGCTTCGCTTCCTAAGATAACCCATTTAGGATGATCCTCTACTTCATCAGTAGCTCCTCTAGACTTTCCAAACATATAGCTTTCTACTTTCAATTCTGTAGGTAAAGTAGGTCTTTGGTAATCTGTTTCAGGTGTGTGTAGAGTAAAGTTATGGTTTTTACTTCCTCCATAAGGGTGAGGGATGAGACTGTTCCTATTAGAATCTTTGTAATTTAAAATGTCTTCTCCTAAATCATTGTAAGGATAGTTAGAGTAAAGTATCGTTTTATTCTTCTCTTCATATTCATACATGTCATACATTAGACCTTTTGCAATTATACTTTTGTCTATACTTCTGTCTCCTCTGAAAATTTCGTAAGATACTATCGAGTCTCTCTGTTCTTGAGTTACTAAATTGTTTTTCACAGCTAAATCTAAGAATGCATTAATTACTGTCTCATCTATAGTAACACCTAGAGGGTATATTATAGCAGAAGAAAAACCTACCTGGTTCGAATTGTAGATAAAAGGAGAAACCGCATTATCTGGAAATTTAAAATGCCTTATAGGAGTACACGTCAAATTAGTGCTACCCTTTAATTTATAAGTTCCGTTTGAAGAATAACTAGTGAACTTTGATTCAAAGTCTTCTCTTATAGAACTAGGGATATCTTCCTCTGTTATTACTAGGTTTGAAGAGTCATACAGCTCTGGGTTATCTGGGTACTCTTCAGTACTTTCCCAATATGCAAAACTACCAAACTTACTTGGAATTAAGCTACAATCATCTACTACAGGAACATTGAAATCACAGTCTGCTACATAAGTTTGCACTTTGTCGAAAGAGATACCACTGTAATCTACAGTTAAGCTTTTTAATTCTATGTCTCTAACACCTACTCCATAGCATCCGTTTGCTGGTTTAATAGTATATTGAGCTCCTTTTGTATTAGTAGAATAAGGGGCCTCTACAGCTATGTATAGCTTAGTTGAAACAGTTGTTGAAGAAGTTCCTGCCTCTGCTGTAGATTGTTTAAATTTAAGTCCTGAGGATGTTTTTTCTACTAACACCTGATGTCCTTCTGAATTGTTGAATATATCACAGTATAAAGAGGTCCCTGAATAAGGGTTATCAAAAACGCTTATTCGAGATTCTGTACTGTCATTCCACATATCAGTCTTCGAAGTTTTAACTAGCTTAGTAACTTCTAGAATGAAATCTTCTTTATCCTTAATATCTACTTCAAACCAAAGGCTACTTTCATGGACTTTGACTGAAAATATAGAACTACTGCAAGAAACGTTAAAATCCTCTAGTTGAATAGATGAGATGTCAGTTGTTCCTCCAAAATGTTCATTGTAATAATTAGTTGCAAGTTGTTGGGAACTTTCTCCTAAAAATACTAACGACTCTGCATAGTTAGGCTTATCATTAGTAAAAATGAAATTTTTAGAATAAACATTTTTACTGGCTAAAGTTATAGGCCCTACTAAAATAGCTGGCACATACTGTTCCTTGAACTCTGTGTCTGTTACATTATTACCTTCGTTATCTGTAGCATAAGGTTCACAATAACTGTTAGGACTAAGTTTCCTATACTCCTCTGGAAAATTTTTGTAATTCAATGTTTCCACTGGGTTATTAATACTCCCTATTTTGAAATACTGATTAATAAGAGAAGGTGAGGTACAGTTTTCGAAATTAGGCGTACAGTTAGGAGTGCTGTCTAAATTTAATTGGCTACAAAAACTGAAAACCACACTTTGACAGTTCCCTGTTTCAAGAATCTCATTTATAGTATCTTCTATACTTACAAAATCCTCTATATCTGTAATTGTAAATCTTCCAGAAGAGACTGACACTGCATTGCTTACTGTACAATTTCTCTCCGTCTCTTCTGTTATTATATTAACTTCTACTTCCTCTGATAAAGAACAATACCCTTCTTCTTTAGCTGTATTGTAAAACTGCCATTTCTTATCTCTTAGCTCACTATTACATATTGTCCCTCCATTATTTATAGATTGGCTGTCTAAGTTATTCACTTGAAGTAAGTCCTCTGTTTCAGCAGGTCTAGAAACTAAAGGTTTTAAGGCTGTTTTGTATCCTGTATTTGTATGAAATCTTATTGAGAAAGGGACTACTTCATCTCTCATATAACCTTTTTCTACTACTCCTTTTTTATAGTATTCTTCAGTAGTAATATGTGTTTGCCATTTTAAAAAAGATCCTAATAAGTTTACAATTGGCTGTAAGTTCCACTCTTTCTCTACTTCAGTACCATAGCCTATAAGATAATTGTTCGCTTGAGTAATACCTTTTAAAGTTAAAATATTAGGTCTTACTCTAAAAATGCTGTTTATGCTAGTTTCAGTTTTACCCTTATCTGTGGTATATAGTATTGAGTTATCAGTAGTACTATGAATACCTTCTTCAACATACTTAATAGCTCCATCTAAGCTAGTGTTCTGGATTACTACTACTTTGTAGTACTTGAAAGTAGTATCTAACGACTCTACCTTTACTTTTATAGAAAAATTTGTTACTTTATTTAAATCTTGCTGTTCTAGAATATTATCGTTTTCATTGAAAATATATATAGGGCTAGTAATAGCAAAGTACTCAGATAGTTCGTTTCCTAGATTATCTGAATATGCCATTAAAAACTCATATGTTCCCAATGGTAGTGACCCTCCTAAAAGAATTTCTTCTGGAATTAAGTCGGCTTCACTGTAAAGTCTAAATACTCTAAGCTTATCACAGTCTAAACATACTGGAGTAGTATTATCCTCACCACAGGAAATATCTCCTGTATAAGAGTAAATATCTAAATTATCTAATTGAATGTATCTGTATACATTGTATGCATCTGTAAAATACAAACTGTTTCCACATTTTTCATTTTTAATTTGAATATTGTGGCTCTTTATAGGCTTATCAATATTTAAGTTTAAACATTTATTACAACTATCTTCTAGTAAAGTTTCATATAGTTGAATTGCAACTTGAGTCTGTTCTTCTAAAGGCTCTGATAACTTAATTCTTTTATCACAAGAAGAGCACTCTACTTCTTCTTCATCTCCTAAAAAAGGTAGGGTCTGGTTATCTTTAATGCGGCCGAACTCTGAAATTCCAGTAGTAGGGTTAGTAAGAAAAAAATAAGTAGCATTAGTAGTGATATCATTTTTAAACCCTACTACTTTATACCCTGATTTAAACTCAGTGGCCAGTAAATTGGAAGCTTCTAATTTTAATACACTCTCTTCTCCTACATCATTTTGAAAGTTTACATTTAAGGCGAAAGAGTATTCTTGAGGTTTCATAGCAGATATATTTGCCCCTCTATTCATTCCTACTACAGGTGAGTTTACTTCTTGTTTTTGAGCCATTATCTGTTTATTAACATGTTATCGTATCTAACCATATCTCTATGTTTAGCTTTTTTCATAGCTTGTTTCCATCCTGCCATTCCGTGCCACTGGGAATCACTTAAAGCTAGTTTAAAGGCGTCATCTGTTTTTCCTTCAAAATAAGCTAGCATTTTTATTTTATTTGGGTCATCATCCCCTATAATAAGATCTTCTAGTATTCTTTGTCTACAATAGTATATTAAATACTCTGCTATTCTACCTGATTGGCATTCAGGTATCATTAGGTCCTTTCCATCCTCTGTAAGAGCTAACCCACTGTATTGAATATATATGTACCCTTCTGTAAAATTAGTGTTTATATAGTCTCCTGTAATGTTTATTTGGTCTTCAGAGCTGTTAGTAAACTGATGAGAAAGATTATGATTTTTAGAAGCTACCTTTTCTTTATTAAACCCTTTTTTAAGCCTAAGCAGAGAAGACTTCCCATAAGAAGTTCTAATTGAATAGTTAGGCATATAAATATCCTCAGTTACACATTTGTAGTTACAATTCTTAAAAGAGTTTGATTGATTATCCCAAACTACATCCACTTCTCTTCTTTCTTTATAAAAAAGTCTGGACTGCAAAAAGTCTTCTTGTTTCCCTACACCCTCTATTTTAGTTACCTCTACTTTTAAGGCTAAGTCTAACTTCCAAAAAGACTCTGGCAGTTTTGCTTTACCATTCTCGACCTTAATAGTTAGTTCGTTTCCTACCATTATATTAGAACCAAACCTTTTTAATTCCATTCTAATCCATCTGTTTAAAGATACATGGTCTATAAGCCCTGCTTGCTCATACTGTTGGAATCCTCCTGCCGTTATCTCTTTTATAAGTTGTGCTCTATTCAAAATTATCTATTTTTATATTTTCTATACCTATTCATAAATGTCCCATTTACCTCTTTAAAGTAATTGGAATATTTGAATCCTGACTTTAATTTTCTTTGAATACCTTTCCTTACTTTTTTAGAAAAAGCTCTATCCATGTTAAAAACATTAAAAACTTTATCATGCTTAGTAGTAATTAATACGGGAAAGTAAATCTTACTTTTAGTGTGAGGATTAATATGTCTGCCTTTTACTCCTTTTTTATAAGGGAGCTGTTTTTCTGGTACCATAGAAACACAAAAATACCCTAAACCATTTACTAACACTCCTGCCTCTTTCTCTATTAAGTTCTCAGAGACTTTATTCCAAAAACAAGCAGTTATTTTTCTATGGTTAGATTTTCTTTTAGTGTTGACTACTTTCCTTAGCTTAGCTTCCTTCCTATAGTAATCGAAAGAATCTTTAGGGTCTATATTTTCTGAAGGTAATTTATGGAGTTGTTTTACTTTTTTCATTAGAGTTCATATTTGGATTTTCATCTTCTGGTAACTGTCTTCCTGTAAGAAGCTCTTTCAATGTTTCTTGAATTGCTATTAAAGTTAGTTTGTCAGAAGTTGGAACCTCATACTCCCAATAAGATTTGCATGTATCTTCAGCACAACTAGATACACCAGATAAAAGATAAGTTTCTAGGGTTATTACCTCTAAATTTATAAGCTGAGTTGTGGACTCAGGAAGTGTAGGATGCCCATTTTTTATATAGTAATTTTTAGTTTCTACTTGTTCTTCTCTTAATTTACTATTTCTATATTTAGCTGGAGTAGTGGGGTAGTACTCTATACTATAATCTATGTTGGTCACATTTCTAACTCCTGGACCAAACCTACTATTTATTATTTTTGGAAGTTTTTTCTTACTTCTCATTACTTTATTGCAAGATCTAAACTCTATAATGTCACAAGAGTAAGTATCTACTTTCTCCATTTCTAAGCATTCTATTAAAGTATATACCCCTTCTTCTCTATACAGAGACCTATCGTTTAATTTTTGAGCAATTAAAAACTCTAAATGTGATTGGAATACACTTAATATTTGCCTTTTAGGTATTCTATCATCTTTATTTACAGACTTTAAGCTTCTAGCTATTCTGTCTACTACTTTTTTATATGTATTCATATTTGCAAATCTAAGGTATTATAATAATATAAAAAACTTTCTAAAAAAAAGTTAAGGGCAGCAATCTCTTGCTACCCTTTAAATTAACTATAGTAAAAACCAAAAAACTATAATTAAAAACTTGAAACTATTATTCTTATCTGAATATCTTGTATTCCCCCTGCATCGTCAATTTGCCTTAAAAGCACTTCCATGCTTCCAGAACTTAAATTTTTGTACATTGCAAAAGTATCATTATCCACATTCCAAGACCCTTTTGATATTAAAGCTATTGTTGGTATATAACTACTTCCAAAAGATCCTGATACCCTTATTCTGGCATCATTAGTTTGGCTTTCAATAACTACAGCTGAAGTTATATTAAGGCTATTACTTATTGTTAAGTTCCTACTAGACCCTGTAGAGAAAAAGTCCCCAAAGTCTATGTCTGCTTTAGCTATAATAGATTGAGGTAAACTGTTTATTCGTTGTTCTAAACCAGCTGGTGTTACTCCAACACTGTTAGAAGTTCCTGCTGATATTTCAGTAGAAGTAGCAAGCCTTACTATACCTTGCTGAGTTGTACTTGCCTTTGGCAATCTTCCAGGAGTAAGAGTCTTATTAGTTGATAATAATGCATTAGATTCAGCTTGTGTAGCATTAGCTTGTAAACCTGTTCTAGTTTCTGTGGCAGTCCTTGCAGACAATCCTAGAGGTGTTATACTAGTAGCGTTATTAGTGCCTTCTATAACTTGAGTGGTCGTTGAAAAGGCATTTATACCTTCCACTGTTGTTGTACTTGACGTGGGCCTGTAAGATGTTGTAACTCCATTTTCATTTGTATAAGTTAGCGTTTGATTACCTATACTTTGCATAGAAGTTACTGTTTCATTTATTGCCACGCTGTTACCAGACTCATTTATATAAGTAGCTATTCTCTTACCTTGGACAGTGTTTGTAACAGTAGTTAAGGTATCTTCTCCTATACTAAAAGTTGAAGGTACTCCACTTTCATTTACATATGTTAAGGTGCCATCTGTATTATAAGTTAAAGATGTAACTGTTTCATTTATATCTGTTTGAGTGTTATCTTCGCTTCTATACGTTGCTATTCTATGTCCAGCTATTACATTAACAAAAGAGGTGTTTGTATCAGTCGGGTTGTTTTCTGTTAAAAAAGCAAGTAACCAATCTTCATTTATATTTAAACCTATCTCTTCAGAGTATTCTACTACCGAAACACTGTTAGAAGTTAGGATAGTTCTAAACTCTGCCTGATTTCTGCTGTTATTCCTTTTATAAACTTTAGCTCCTTCTCCTATATTTAAATACAGGGACCCGTTTAATATTTCAAATATACTCTTAAATAGTTCTTCCACTTTTAATAGGACAGACTCTAAATTTTCTCCTTCGTATGTATTTATTATCTTCAGTTTAACTCCATCATAGTAAGAGCATATTGTGGATAGTTTTATACTACAATCACAATACTCTTCACATCCACAAGTTAAATTATCTATTTCTTCACATTCTTTGCAACTCATTTTGTAAAATTTTAATTTGGTTTTATATTAATCTACTATTATTGTTCCATATAAAGTTAAAGCACCACTTGCCGATCCTCTTAATGCTGAATAGTTAACAGGTAGTATTTCTCCTGCATTCGATAAATCAGGTTGGAAAAATAAAAATGTTGATCCCGATAAAGCTCCTGTAACTGTTCCTGCTACATCAAGAAATTTTGTGTGATGAATTGGAACAGGGTTTACTGCACTATAACCTCCTATTGTTTTTGATGCAAAAGGAAAGCCTGTAATTTGTAACGCAGAACCAGTTGGAGTTCCTGATTTACTATTGATAACTACAGTGCATTTAAACGTAACAGTCTTACCTACTTTAGTCCAGATACCTCCTGTAACTGATGTATTGTAAGTATAGCTAGCAGAACCTGTTGTTGTAACAACTGGTGTCCATGTACCTGACGTATTTTCTACTATATCACTAGTCATTGCTACAGTTCCTGACTTATTAGGCATTGTGTATGTTCTTGCTGAAGTAATAAGGCTATTATCAAAAATCATTGCAGCTGTATGCCCTAACCAAACCATTTCTCCATTTTGATCTCCTGCTCTTAATACTCCACTAGAGCTACTTCCGTTGTCTGTATTTGTTGGTAAAGGTGTATTTGTTACTTGGTGATACCTAGATGATAGTACGTTTGCAAATACATTACCAGTCCAATAAGCCGTACCAGTAAAGTTGTTAGTTCCTGCTAAATTAGGTTTAAGTGCAAGACCATCAAAAACAGCATTACCACTTACAGCGCTACTTGAACCATCTATAATTGTTTGGTCTACTGTACCACTACCTCCTGAGCCAATAAGGGCATATGTAGAATCAGCTTCTCCTTTAGTTAACACGTCTGTACTTATCGTAGCTGAGCCATCATTTTGAAAAGTATATTTATTTACTAGGTTCTCATCTCTTACGATAAGACCATTTTGAATATCTAGGTATGTTTCAGTTGATATCCCTTGAAGGCTAAAAGCCCCTTGACTTACAAAGGCTCCTCCACTTTGCACAAATACTCCAGAATTGAAACTTGCACTGTCCGTAAATATTGTTTGGCCTGTTATAGTTTTTGATCCTGTACTGTTAACTTTAGCAGCTAATGCATCAAATACTCCGTTACTTCTTACGGCCTTAATGCTGCCATCTGTAGGGACATCATCAAAATCAACAGTACCTCCAGAACCGATAGCAGCATATCTAGCATCAGCAAGTCCTAAAGTTACAAGAGATGTTTCTCCTTTATCTATAATCTGTTGGTTTGTTACAGTAGAGGCCAAACTAACAGAATCTAAAAACAATGAAGTTATTTCTGAGTTGTCGTCCTCTCCTGCTGTTAAAGAAAAAGAGTTACCTGCTATTATTAATCCAGTAAAGCTACCTGTTTCTTGGAACTTAAATCCAAAAGAGGATCTGATATCAACTAAGGTATTACCTACGTCTGTAAATCCTATATTTAATTTATCTTCCAAGGCGTTAAATACTGGCCCTCCTGCTACTGAATTAGTACTTCCGTCTATAATAGTTTGATCTGCTGGTACACTTGAAGAGGAGTTCCAGTTTGTTATGTCTTGACTTGTGATACTTGATGCAGGAGAAGCTTCAAAAACAGGGTCTGTCTCTGTGTAGCTTGTAAGGTACCCAGAGTCATTCACAAATAATGAAACATTACTTCCTGAGATTACAAAAGGATTAAGGCCGTCTTCTCCATCATTAGTTAAATCACTTGTACTTTTAGGGAGAGTCACAAGAGTCTCGTTTCCAATTTCATCAGTATAAACTATATCTCCTGCTACTTCTTCTAAAGTAGTTAGTGTTTCAGAAAAAACTGCTGATAAATTTATAGTTTTTGCTAAGCCATCTTCCCCCACATAAGTTAAGACCTTAGTTATTTCGTCAAAATTTAAAGTGGTTAAAGTCTCAGAAAAATCTATTATTGTAGATTTAGTTGTCCCGTCAGTATAAGTAGAACTTAAAGTGTTAGTACTAATATCATAAGACAATCTAGTTTCTAAGTTAGTCTTACTTATTGTAATAGCATTCTCAGTACTTGAAATCTGTATTCCTGGCCCTTGTTTTATAGTTTTTATTTGGTGCTCATCTTGCTCATTTTTCCCTCCATATAAAGCTAATCCTGACCCTATTGATTTTATAGTCAAACTATTATTTATATTATTTTTTAATGAACATATAACATCATTTATTTTTTCAAAAGTAGTTTGTAAGTTGTTCCCTTCTTCTATTGAAATGCATGTTAAAGGCTGTCCACTGTACTTGATATTAAGTACAGTTAAATCTTCTTTACATCCTGTTTTTTTACACATTGGTTTTATTTTTATTTATTAATTATATTCTCCAGTATATTAAATTCTGATTTCTGTTTGCCAATAAAGGTATCGGAATAATCACATTACCTAAGCAATCTAAAACTTCTTGTACTGTATAAGAAAGTGTTGTAAATTCTAAATAATTAGCATCAGCAATGTTATTACTATCTATAATTATGTTAGTTCCAGGAGCATTAGAAACTGTATCTAATTGTTGATGTATTTTAGATCCTGTTCCAAAATTACTTCCACAAATAACTACATCACCAACTTCTGAGTTGCTATTATTTCCAATCCTTATTCCTGCCCCGTTTATAAAAGTATTGTTGCTCCATTTAGTATTTGCTTTATCGATTAAAGCCCAAGGATAATTTCCGCTTCCATCAAATGTACAGTTTTTAATAACTATATTATCAAGAAGTCCATTTGGGTCAGTGTCAAGTGGTCTGGCTCCAATTAAGCCAGCTGGTTCAGCATACTGATAATAAGGATTTGAGGTTGTAATTGATTTATAGAAAACGTTGTCAATAGTTATATTGTCCATTGCCATTTTAATACCTCTTCTAGTAAAAGCTGTTACACTTCCATTTCTTAATGTCACTGAGTTATTTGTAACAGACATATTCTCGCTTGTATTATCGTCTACTCTAATAGGCCCTCCATCATCGCCATAAAAACCATCCCATACAAAATCCTCTATTAATACAGTAAAAGTATCTGGAGGCATGGCGTTAACTTGAATATCGTAAGCTCTAGCAGATCCTAGTCCGTCTCCTATAATTGAATTATACTCACTATACATTTTAGTTACATCGCAGTTATTCCATGTAAAGTCTCCATAGTTAGTTAGATTTATATTTAATAACCAACCTACAATACTTTGAGTTGGAGAATAAAAATCTAGTAAATTTACATTTTCTGCATAAATAGGGGAATCAACTCTAACACCATTTCTTTGTAGATCTTTCCCGTCTATTGTTAAGTTCTTAAGAGTGGTTAAACTTCTATCCGGCTTGTCTATATCAATTGCATACCTATCTGCATAAGAACTTACTATTATAGTGGCTCCATTAAAATCCACTTCTTGCGCCCCACTTTGGTTTATATCTAAAGTTCCTGAAACTAAGTATATCTCATTACCTAAAGGTTTAGTTGTACTACCGCTATCTAGCCATGTTTGTAATGCTGCTGTATCATCTACTGTACCAGTACCATCAGTATTAGGTATTCCTGTAGCAGTAGAGTACTCATATGCACCTATATCATAACTTCCATTTTGAGGTCTAGCATTACCTATATAATCAGTAGCAGCTAAAGCATGTACTGTACTGGCATCCATACCTATATCTCTTAATGGACTAGCTTCTTGCAAAGTGTAGTCAGAGTTAAACATAGGATTTAAAGCTGTAGTGTTAACTAGAGTTCTTTCTGTATTATTGGTAGGTGTTGCAAAACCATTATTATAAAAGTTACAATTATAATAATACAAGTCTACTGGTTGGTCTGTAGCTGTTCCACTATAACTCCAAGTATCATAATCACCTATATTAGAGAATGAACTGTTATAAATATGTAAAGTACCAGTTCTATTTGTATTAACAATATGAGGAGCGTTGTCAGCTGTCATATTCACTATATAGTTAGTACCTCCATCATCAGGATCACTAAATCCTAATCTATGGTATGATATTACAGCATTCCCCAATCCAGTTGGTACATCTTTAACTATGAAATTAATAAAGTAGTTGTTATTACCAGAATACACATGACTAACTCCTGGTTGTCTAGTATCACTTGCTCCTAAAAATTGTATAGCATTAGAATCAGTAAATTTCCAGTTGTAGAATATGTTGTTATTACTTTCACCTGAAATCTGTATTTCACCTTGATTAGCTACACCACTACCAATTACTCTAATATTTCTCAAAGTATTATTTGAAGATTGTACTTCTATCTGTGTTCTTAGATTTGTATGTACACCATTTTCTATTAAGTTATTGTTAGATTGCAACTGTATCATCACTGCCCGACCTTGGTGCATTGTACTACTTGCTATCTCTCTATAAGCAATATAATTTCTTAAAGTAGAATTAGTTACTGTAGCAAAATCGAATTGGTAATCACTAGCATTACCACCTCTAGTTGTATAAGCTTCACAACCTTCTAATAGTATGTTATCAGCATTAACTATAAAGTAAGAGGCAGCTCCAGCATCGTATACAGCACAATTAAGTATAGCTGAATCATTCATGCCTACTGAGTATATTCCTTGACCACTTAAGAATGCACCTCCTACCGCTCCTTGATTCCAACCAGGATCGGTTTGATCCCAGCTACCCATTTCATTACATATAATGTTTTTAATCTCTATACCTACTATAGTTCCATTTGTTATGTCTACACCTATTTGATAGTATTGGATTTTTATATTCTCTAAATGTATATAAGAGTGTTCTATATAAAAAGCTCTATCAGTGTTTTCAGGTGCATCATCTGAGCCTCTATCCATTTGTAGCAATGGCATATCTTCATCACCCAACACATAATTGTCAGTGTCATACATAGCCTTAGTGTATGTAGGTCCATCAATACTAACTATATCCCCAGGTGTATTTAGATAACCTATAAACTTAATAGGATTAGCTAAGGTACCAGCTCGCTCTGTAGTGTTTATTGAACTTGCATAAGTAAAAGCTTTAATGTATACTATATCACCTGGGTATGCTGCATCAATTCCTTCTTGGATAGTTTTAAATGCGTTAAGTTCTGTTAGACCATCCCCAGAAGAAGTAATATTTCCATCTACAAAGTATTCCATATCTATTCTTCTTTTCTTTTAAGTGAATAATTAGCTACCTGAACAGTATCACCTGCTACACCAGCTAATCCTCCAGTTGTTGCATTTCTATTAGTATTAGCATCCAAACTAATAATGTTAGTACCTGCTGTAACTGCCTCTCCGCTATAATAAGCCCAATCAGCTGTTAAAATATGTCTAGCGCTAGTAGCAACACCACCACCAATTGTTACTGATTGAGAACCTATAGTAGCAGCTATAGCTCTTGCCCAGAATGAATACTCATAAGCGACTCCAGAACCTGCTGCATTAACATTAGAATTACCAAAGAATCTTGAAAATTGAGTAGGAGGGTCTACACTTGTTGCTTGTGCTACAAATATTGTTTCCCCGTTAACCACTTCAGACTCAGAAGTAACTGTAGCGCTACTTGTCACTAAACCTGTTGTAGCATCTGTATTATTAGATTTAGATAAAGCGTTTAATACAGTATAAATCTCAGGACTATCATTAACATACAATCCGAATCCTTTATATCTCCAAACATCTTCAGCTTTTCTAAATATAGATCCCCAAGCATTTTCACCTGTTAATTGTAATCTAGGCAACTCTATTCCTGTTTCAGGTTCTATAATAATTTTACCAGTTGCTAATTGATTTTCAAATGTGATTACACCATTACCTTCAAACTCTTCATTTACTTGAGTTGGTATTGTAATGTGATAAGTAGCTTCTAAATTAAGTTCTTGAATGGATCCTAACTCTTCTTTAACTATAGTTTTATTCCCTGTTATATCTACCCACTGTAGAGCATTTGAAGACTCTAGATCTGATTTTGAAATAGGTTCTATTTTATTCTCCCCATTTATAACATAAGTTTCACCTGCCCCTCTCACGAATTTACCTAAAGTAGTGTCATAATAAGTTCCAGTTGTTGATTTTTCAGCTGAAGTCCCTATTCTCCTAATTCCACCAGAAGTCCACATAGTACCATCCCATACCATAGGTGCTGTGTACATACCTTGCATGTAGTATAACCCTGAAATAGATACTGGATCAGTGTGTCTTATAAAAAAGTTAGGTTGCTTAACTCCAACTACATCATAAACTTTATCAGCTATAATCTCCTCTTCAAAGAAAAACTCTCCATTGTCTATACTTAACCTATAAGCTTTATCTGTAGTTCTATCTTTTAATATTACACCTTTGTTTTTATCTATAAAACTAATATCTTTTAAAGAATTTTGATAAGCTTTTTTATAGTGTAAATTTTGACTGCTTAGAGTAGGTACACTTTCTGGAGCTACCGCAACAAATCCTTCGACATCTTGCATTTGATTAGCTGTTACCTTTCTGTCTATTGGATTAAATGTTCCAAAGTTAGTTGTACCATATGTAAATCTATCCCATTCAGTTGTAGATATTTTTTGGTTTTCATAAGTAACCCTAGTGCCAAAAGAGGCGTCTAAGTTAACAACATTACTTGGAAGTAAATCTGTTACTAAGTTTGAAAAAACATTATCTGGGCCATCTAAAATAGTAATTTTATACCTGTTATAGTCAGCCAACATATTACCTGAAAATTCAACATTACCTTGTTTATAAGTAAAGTAAGATTCAGCATTCACACTATTGTTTATTAGATTCCCTTTAAAAGTCATGTCTACTGTAGATACAGATAATGTAGGGCTAAAGTAAAAGATATTATCATTTGCTTCAAAATAGTTACCTGTGATATTACTTCTAAATTTGTTATCTACACCTCCATTATTTAAATCAGTTAAGTAAAATGCATGAACAAAACCTTCGATAGTCATATCATTAAATTTACCACCTAAAGTCCTAGTTTCAATTTCAAAAGCTTTAGTTTGGTAATTAGAAGCTACATTAAATTTAGACACATCTATTAAGTTATCTGCACTAGCAGCTCTTATACTTAATCCATAAAATCCAGTGCCATTCACTTCATCAAATGATTGATTTTGAGTAGAAGTAAATTTAATGGCATTTAAGCAATCTCTTACTGTAGATGTACCTAAGAAGTTGGAATACCAAACTCCTCTCATTTCTACACCTAAAACTACTTTTTCTATAAGTAGATCTTCGAAACTTAATTGCTGAAATCTCATACAATCTATTCCCTTAGCTCTCCACTCGCCAGATATCTTCAGGTTTTTAATCCAAATGTAAGCTTGATTAGAAGAATCGTTTATAATGCTCACTAAGAATCCAGTGTATCCTGTAGAAGGCTTTAAATATGTATCAGTAAAATCAAAAGTAGCTCCTGCACTTTCCCCTAGCTCTAGAGGTCTAGACATATAGTATTGACCATTAGGTATTTTTACATGTTGATTATCTTTAAATGCATAGAATCCTACGTTATTTTGTTTATTTACTCCACTTTGTAAATAAAACCATGAAGCACTATCTGATAAAGTAGCTGAACTATTTACTACTTGCACCTCTGTTAAAGTAACGGAAGGATAAGCTTGTGCTATAGTTTGAGTGTAATCTGGAGCACCGCCTAATTCACTAAATACTGTAGCTTCACTTGATGTGTTAACTAATGCATCTTCAAGACCTATTACCTTTGAAATTGGTAAGTCTTCTATTTGGTCTATATCTAATTTTATTTTTGTCATCCTATTTTAATTTTTATATGCTATCAGGATATTGTTGACCTGAACTATGATAATTATCTCTTATTAATGGTGTTCCTGTTCCATTAATATCTATTCCTACTCCTGAACTAAATCCAGTAGCTCCATCTACGCTTTCTTGATAATTACCTATAATAGATACACCACCAATTATATCTCCATCTATTCTTATTAGCTCTTTTCTTGAACCTGCTACAGTTCTTAGAATTGTATTGTTTTTTATAAGCACATTTTCTAAAGTTGTACCAGAACCAAAACTACCTATTCCAAATACAATTTCAGTTCCATCTGTGTTAATAATTATAGTATTGTTCTCTATGTTGATGTTTTTATAAGTGTTGGTATTTGACCCTAAATCAAACAAACCCCTACCATTTGCACCAGCCTCTCTAGTGTAGGTATTTCTTTTTATATTAGTAATACCCTCGAATACTGGATTATCTGTATTATACATATAAGAAGATTGACCTTGAAAAGTATTATCTATAAGTTCAGTGTTACCAACAACAGAGTTGAATACAAATTGAGAATTTATAAATGTGCATCCTTTTATTTGCAAGCTACCAGTATTTGTTGCTAAGATTCTACCATCATAGCCATTTCTGTTATCAAAAATACAATCTATAGCTTTACCATATTTGTTCCTTTCATTAGGAGTAGTAGTTGAATTATGTATTGAAAATGTAAGCATTCCAGAAGGAGTTCCACCTATTGTTCTAGGATCACCAACAACAGTACTTATGAATCTAACTCTATATAGCTCTATTCCTGAGCTAGTACCTTTGATTGCTCTTCTTGACCAGTTCTCTAATATAACATCTTCAACTATAGTTTTGCAGTTATGAGTGTGGTTATTATTAGCTTGAGCTAATTGAAAAATATCACCATCATTACCAAATACATTGCTATACTTACCACCTTTTATTCTTATTTGAGTTGGTTCGTCTGTGTAATTCCAGTTAACCATAATGGCTCTACAAGCCCCAGAAGCATCACCTATACTACCTCCGATAGGCGCATTTACATTATCAACGTAACAGTTTGTGAAATTAGACGTAGTAAATTGCTTACCTACATCTACTCTAAAAGCTAAAGCTGCTGAAACATCGTCATATATATTTTTAATTCTAATGTTATTAAAATCAAAGTTTGTTTGAATATAAAAAGCTACTCCTAAAAAGTTTTTACCATCTACATTTAGATCTTTAATTTTAATTAAATCTACAGTTGTAGAAAATAAAAATAATCTAGATTGCCTAACGGAAGGGTTGGTTATGATTGTTGAACCATTACCTTCTACTTCTATTGTTCCTGCTCTAGTAAAATCTTTATTTTGTAAAATTAAATAGGTAGCATTATGACCTAACACAACTTTTCTCCCATCATTAAATGCATCTTCAAACGCATCACTACTATCTACAACACCTGTAGGGTCTGCTCCAAATTGTTCTGGGGCAACTGTATTTAAGCTTACAGATACTGTAGTTCCTACTTGATATGTTGCGTAAATAAAATCTCCTGTATTAGGAGCGTCTTCTAAAGTAAAAGTACCAGTTGAAGGAGATGTTTCTGTTATGCCAGAACCATTAGTGTATAGTTGTCCGTTTCTATATACATTTAGTGTCCCTACATTATATTCATTATTTGAAACAGTAAAGGAAATGTTAACTCCATTTACAGCTCCTGTTAATCCTGAATTACTAGAGTCTCTAAATATGTTATTATATTCATTACCACCTCCTGTAGAGTTAGCTAGTGCATCTTCAAGGCCCACCACTTTTGTGATAGGTATATCTTGAATGTTTTTATTCTTTATAATTGGTTCTGCCATTATTTATGTTTTATTATTTATTAAAATGTTGATCCAGAGCCATCAATCCAACTATTTGTAGCTATACAAATATAAACTCCTGTAGATGTAAATCTTACTTCTCCTGCTGTTCCTGTTGCAGATGAGTTTGCAGGAGCTGTGTCTAAAGTGTTCTTTTTTAATGTGGAGTTATACAGCTCTACAAAACCATTATCAGAACCACCTTCTATTTTTAATCTGGTAGTGTTTGATGCAGAGCTATTTTGTGTTTGAAAATTTATATCAGCACCACCTATTTGTCGTATTGAACTATCTGCATTTCTAGCAAAAGAAAATGTATTATCTCCTAGTTGGCTATAAATTCCTGAAGCTGTAGAACCAACTTGTAGTAATGCTCCTGTGAATGTAAAATTAGGAACACCTTCTATTGTACCATCAGACTTAACCACTAAAATCTCGTTTTCCTCTAAAGTCTCATAGCTTAATATTGCCTGGTTAAGTGTTGATTGTACAGAAGGACTTAGTTTAGCTAAAGAAACATTAGCGTCAACTATTTTGGAAGTTGTTACTGAATTATCTGTTACATTAGCTATTACATTATCTGACTTATTAAATGATGTCTCACTGTATCTTTTTAATTCTATAGTTACTTTTATTACTCCTGAACTAGCAAAGTCTGTATCTGAGTTAATGTATATAGTTCTGCTTCCACTATAATGAGAATTTTCATTTATGTTAAAATCAACCTTACCTGTTGTCTCGTACACATTAGCTATTAAGTTAGCTTTGTCTGTAATGTTACCTGTCCCTATTGTCACATTTGTTCCAGATGTTAACGCTGTAATAGTTTCTGCAATTACTTTAGATAAAGCAAAACCTGTTGGTATGTTCATTGATAAAGCTTGGCTAGTGCCTGTGCCTAATGTTACAATTTCAGACTTAATTAAAGTACCTGTTAAAACTCCATTTATTTGTTCGGCTACATAATTATTACTAATATCAACTAGTTTTGCATAGTTGTTATTTGGATTTAATGCAGAAGCAAGTAATACTCTTGGTCTAATAGATGAAGGAGTAGAACCTAAGTCTCTCCATCCTTGAACTATTACTTCATAGTGATTGTTAGCTCCTGATAACAAAGCTGTATTATCGTGGTATATTACACCTCTAAAATCTTGTGTTGAAGTATGATTACCTATCTTTAAAAAAGAGTTTGTAATTTTATTATTACTTCCTGATATACCGTAACAACCGTAAATGTCTGTATTTAATTCACCTTCAATTATAACATTAAAGTTAGTCATTGATGAGTTGTTACCCGATGCTAAATCTAAGGGGTATATTTCTAGATATGTAGACTTATCTTTTAATGTTACATTTTCAAAATGAACATTTTCAATTGTTCCTAAAAATCTAAAGGCATTAAATCCTACACTTGAATCAAAGATACCTATTTCTGATTCTGAGTAGATGTTTTTATAAGTAGCATTACTCATGTCTTGAATTTCACCTAAACCATCTCTTCTTAAGGATGTATAATTATCAACATAAACATTAGTTACTGTATTTATCATTTTTAATGATGTACAGTATCCGCTAGTTTCTGACCTATGGTCATTAGAACCTACCAATATTCCGTAATCAATTGTATTCCTTATTTCTACGTTTTGAGTATTGTATAAAGGAGAAGCATCAGTGTTCAAATAGAATAGGTGTGGAGGTGCCATCCAAAAAGCTGTACCACCTATTTCAGTTCCAGATGCTGTTTGAACATCACTGTACCTGTACGCTTTAAAATTATCTACTTTAAATCCATCTACAACACCTTGGATACCCATTATGTATCCGTCTAAAATGATATCTTTAAAAGTTATATTTTTACATATAGATGTATCACCTACATTAGATGTGATAGTAGAGTTTTTAGCCCATTCCCATTTAAGTTTAAATGCTCCGATCATGAACTTATCGGCAGTTTCACCTTTAGATTTTACTGTTACATTATCAAATAATATATCTTCACATGCATCAATCATGAAAGTATATCTTAATGAGCTTCTACCTGTCCATCCAAAATTTGAATTAGTTAAAGTTATTCCTCTATTTGAAACTAAATAGTTATTTAAAAATGAAATAAAGTTGTTTGAGTCTTCAGTAGAACCACTTACAGTAGCATCATATGTTTGATCATAAACAATGTTTATATTTTTAAAAGTTATATTACTTGTTAGAACCATTAAGAATGCTGGAGTTAACAAATTGTTAACTATAATATTAGCTCCATTTATACCTTCAATCCAATCGCCACTTTCTAAAATAATAGATGATGATGTTTCTGACACATCTAAAAATATATCTCTGTCTACTATTACTCTTTTACCTACCGCTCTTGCTGCAATTAATGTTGATTCAAAAGTATCTCTATCATCAGTAATTCCATCCATAATAGAATTGTATTCTCTAGGAGACACATATCCATTTGGAGTATTCTTAAAGTTTGATATTACGTCAGACGATAATTTACTTTCAATAATAGAACCATCTACTATGTCAGTAACAGTATTACCAACTTGATATGTTACATATAAACTAGTCCCTGTCTCAGGAGCAATTTCAAATGTGAAAACTCCAGTTCCAGGAGTAGTCTCTATGACACCGTGCCCGTCAACAAATAACTGCCCCTCAACAAATACATTAAGTGTTCCTGGATTATAAGATCCATTAGATACCGTGAAAGATGTGTTGGTGCCATCTATAGTTCCAGTAAGGCCTGAGTCACTTGAATCTCTAAATATGTTATTGTATACATCTCCTCCACCAGTGAAGTTGTCTAATGTATCTTGAAGATTTATTACCTTTGAAATTGGTAAGTCTTCAATGTTTTCTTTTTTTATAATTGGTTCTGCCATTATCTATATTTTTAGTTTGTAACCGTTCTAGTCAATGTTAATGTAATTTTAAATTCCCCTAAAGAATTAAATGTTCCAGTACTTGTTCTTACAAATATTTGTCTGTACGCTGTACTATTGTACTCTTCATTAATATCAACAGTTGTTCTATTGCCTACACTTGTTGACATAGAAGGTATTAAATTATTTGCAGAACCTGATAAAGTGCCTATAGAAACCGTAGTCCCTGCGTCAAAAGCTTCTATGATTAAGGTCTCTATTTTTTTAACGGCATAACCTGAAGGAATGTCTAAGGTTAGAGCTTGTTCTGTATTTGCTGTTATGTCTACTATTTCACTCCTAGTCCATGTATTCCTCTCCATTTCATTTATCTGCTCAGAAACCCAATTGTTGTTTGTGTCCGTAAGTTTTGCATAGTTATTATTAGGATTCTCTATTGCAGCAAATAAAGTTCTACTTTTCAATGCCCCTACATTACTACCAAACTTTCTCCAACCATTAACTAAAACATTATAATAATTATTTGACCCTGTTGATCTTGCTGTAGAATTATGATAAATTACCCCAATAAATTCAGAAGTAGATGTATGATTTTTAATGTTTAAACTAGAGTTTAATATTTTGTTATTGCTTCCTGAGATTCCGAAAAAGCCTACACCTCCAACGTCCAAACCATTAACAAATAGATGCATATTATTATAAATAGTGTTGTTCCCAGTAGCAAAATATACAGGATACACATGGGCAACATCTGAAATATCTCTAATCTCTATATTTTCAAATACACAACCATCTATATCACCTACAAATCTAAGAGGTGTGAACTTAAATGTTGAATCAAAAATATCACTTTTACATTCTGCATAAACATTCTTTATTGTAACATTTGTTAAGTCTCCAAAATCAGCGAAACCATCTCTTCTGTAAGTGATATAACCATCAACTAAATTATTATCATTTGCAGTTACCATTTTTAAAGAGTTACAATAACCACTAATTGTAGGTCTAACATTAGGTGTTCCTACATACTCACCATAATCAATAGTATTAGTTAGTTTAACTTCTCCTGGATTATAAACTAAAGCATTATCTGAATTTATATAAAATAAGTGTGGTGGTGCCATCCAATAACCTACACCCCCTACATTACTACCGTCTAAACTCTGCATATCAGAATAACGATAAGATTTTAATCCATCACAATTAAAGTTCCTTACAATACCTTGGACACCCATTATTGTACCATCTAAAACAACATCTTTAAATGTTATGTGTTGAGGTATTGTTGTTTCTGCTTCTACATCATTAGTAACTGTTATATTTTTAGAGTGTTCCTCTTTGAATTTAATAGCCCAAGGAATAAAATTAGGAGCATTCTCACCTCTAGCTTTAAACTTTACATTATCTATTGTTATGTATTTACCACCTGCAATAAGTAGTGTAGACATATACAAAGTCGGTCCTCTCCATATAGGATTACTTGATGTAAATGTTATTCCTTTTTCATTAGTTAAATAATTCTTGTATTGAGTTATATTTGCAGCATTCTGTACAGATTCATTAGATGTTACTGTTGCATCAATTGTTTGATCATATAAAAATGTAAAATTCTTAAATGTAATATTATCAGACAATGCTATTACAAATGCAGGAGAATATTTATTGTTGTATATTATATTAACATCTTTATCTCTACCTTCAATCCAAATATTATCTGGTATGAATATACTCTTAGTTGCTAACTCTTCTACATCTAAAAACATATCGGAATCAATGTAAATACGTTTACCCAAGGTATTTGCAGCAGATAACGTAGACATAAAAGCTGTTCTGTCATCTGTTACACCATCCATTATTGCACCATATGTACGAGGAGAAATATAACCATTTGGAACATTTCCAAATTTAGTTATTACGTCAGACGATAATTTACTTTCAATAATAGAACCATCTAAAATATCAGTAGTTAAATTACCTACTTGGTATGTTACGTATAAATTAGTCCCTACCCTAGGTGCATTTTCAAATGTAAAAACTCCAGTTCCAGGAGAAGTTTCAGTTATACCATGACCTGCTGTGAACAGTTGACCTTCAACAAATACGTTTAAAGTTGCAGGGTTGTATGAACCATTAGATACTGTGAAAGAAGTGTTAGTACCATCTACATTTCCTACTAACCCTGAATCAGTGGAATCTCTATAAATATTATTATACTCATCTCCTCCACTTCCTCCTGAAATACTTATATTTCCAGAGCCTACTATAGATTCATTATTTATAGTTTTAAAGTCTCCAGCTTCTAACTTATTATTATCTAAAGCTGTAATAGCAGAAGCATTAACTCCTATTCCTGAGATATCTTGGTCACCTGGATAAGATATTTTTGCTGTGTTTGCTGCTATGGCAGCATCTTGTGTTATTTTATCTTGATCTAAAGAGTCTATTCTGCTTGAGTTAACCCCAATTCCTGAGATATCTTGGTCACCTGGATAAGATATTTTTGCATCATTTATAGATACTCTTAATTCTATGTCATCATTTAATGCAGTTTGATCACTAGGAATATTTGCTAGCTTACTTTTTTCAGTTGAATCTACAAACTTGTTTCCTGTACTAGAATCGTCAATATCATCTGCATTTAAAACTACAACTCCAGTTTCTCCATTAACAGACACTACATCACTTGAAGGTAAGTTTTTTATTGCTGAGGCATCTAGCTTGTCAGACTCAGTTACTATAGACTCTAGTTTGTTCTTTACCTCTAAAGCCGAGTCTCTTTCTTTCCAACTGGTACCTATCTCTCCATCAATAGCATCCAGTATAAAAGAAGAATCTACTCCTGAGTCTTCTGGAAGTAAAGGTAATTCTAAATGTCTTTTTTTAATTTTAGTTTTAGGCATTTTTTTAGTATTTATATATTACTTGCACTATCTCTCCTGATTCTAAAGGATCACTGAAATAGACTATGTTGTTTGTTAATGAGTAGTCGTTAGAAGATCCTTCTAATTGCACTATTCCTTCTATTGAAACTTGATTCACAGTTGTAGATAAAGCATTGTTGCTTAAAGTCAGAGTAGTTTCTCCTCCTACTGCTATGAAAACTTCTTTTGCCTCTGTTACACCTCCAGTAATTAAACTTTGTAAATCTATAGATGCAACTATATTATCAGACACAAGTAAAGCTAATGTAGTCTCTTGAATACTAAAAGAGAAGTCCATTAACTCAGGGTTAGAGTTTTCTAATAAGGTAATTTTTTGATTAAACTCTACTAACTTTTCTATTAATTTCTCATTATATTCTGTAAGAGATATATTTGAATCTGAGAGTATAAAAGGTTGTCCATCTTTTACTATTACACATGTGTCTTGTAAAAATATAGGACACTCTAAAGCTGTATTATCCGTTTCAGGAATATTAGTTTGTTTGCAGTTATCTGTATTTGACATTTTTATTGATTATGTTGGTTAAAAAGAGCTTTCAACGCATCTCCTAAAGTTGTTATAGGGTCTCCACAATCATCTGATAAGTCTCCAAAGTCTATTCCACAAGAAAGGATGTTTAAATCACATAAGGGAGTTGTTTTTAAGATTAGAACTTCTTGCTTTAAATCTGCTATTTCTTCTTCATACTTCTTTATTACTTCTGTAAATTCTAAAGTATTGTAATCAGCACTTAAATGAGTTACTTTTAACTGGGAATCGTGGTTATCAACTATTGTGTATAAATCACCATTTACTTCGTGTTGGTTAATGCAATCATCAGAAAGTGTGCTAGTAACTCCTACTGGACCTTCATAGTCAACTTCTTTTGCATTTGTTATAATTATACTTCTGTTTGAGTATTTGTCTTTACAGCTCATTATATTATAGTTTTTTTACAAGGTATACATGATTTAGGTTCTATTCTACAAGTGCAATCTTGCTCTTTATCTTTAGGCACCAATTCATCAATATAAACCTCTTTTAGTTTAGACTTGTTATCACAAGCCTTTGAATATAGTAAAGATAAAACCTTTAAATTATGTCCTATCTTATCTAAGTTAAAGGCACCCACATCAAACTTTGTTTTTAGTAAGTACTTATTTGCATCTCTAATAACCAAAGTATTATATTTGTATTGGAGATCACATATATTTTTAGATTTTATAGATTGTGATGACATTAGTTACAAGTATTATATTCGTCCATTAAGTTCTTAGCTTCAGTATAGTATTGGTAAGCTTTCTTTTTTTCTCCTAGTCTCATAGCTGCTTCCGAAGCTCTTAACATAAAGTCTGTTATATTACACAAGTGTTTTATATCTTCTGGAATATCATTATAATCTTCTCCTTGAGATAAATACAAAGTGTCTACCTCCAACTGAAGCTTATCTGTTTTTATGAAATCTTTTGTTTGCATATAGGAATCAGGAGAACCTTTTAGTGTTACCTTGTATATTCCATCTGGAAGTGCTGCCTTAGTTCCTAAAGCACTTAGGTAAAGGTTAGAGCTATTAAAAACATTGTTTTCTTTTTTACCCCATGAGTGAGTAACCATTTTACCTGTAGGTAAAGTTATCTCTACTATAGCTTGTTTATCTTCTATATGAGCCCAAGTTGATGTATCACAGATAATTATCTTTTCAGGATTGTCTGTTTTAAGGATCTCAAAATCTATGTCTATGTTTTTTAGTGCCATTTTAAAATTCTATTTTAAACCCTCCTTTTAAGGTATTATCTGTTCTATATCCTCCTCCAATATACACCTTATTGATTCTAATATAAGAGTTAATATCAATATCGAACCCTTCCCTGTGTAATGGTTGGACATAATCAACACCTACTAATACTCCAAATACATCTTTTTTTACTGGAGTTAAAGGTAAAGATTGAACGTCAATTGAGTTTATTTTAAAAAATTCAGGTAATTTAGTTGCTACTTTATAAGTACCATCGCTTTGTTGTGCTATACCTAAGGCCAGTGTTATAGGGTTAAAGTTGAACTCTCCTAAAGCAACATTGGTCTTAGTATTGTAACCTGTAGTATGTTTTACAAAAAAATTATCTTTTTGAGGGTAATAATCTTCAAAGGTTAAAGTTGTATCTGTCTTAACTACCTCTGTGATAACTGTTTTCTTATCAACAGGGACAAATACTATTTTTTGTGCAAGTTGCGCATTTTTTAGATCAATTCCAAGTTCCTTAATTTTTTCTCTCATTTCAGATTTAGTTAAGGTGTCAGCTACTAGTTTTTCGTAGTATCCTTTATTTATTTCTCTTAACTTATCGTTCCTAACTAGCCTGATTTGTTCCATTCTTTCGGCCTCTTGTCTATGCAAATTTGAGTAGTACCAAGAGTAACCAAAAAATATTAAAGCTAAAATAGCTAATACTAATAATATGTCTTTAAATTTCATCGAAGTTTTTATTTATATAGTTAAGTATTCCAGTATAGATAAAAGAAGATAGGCTCCCTATGAAATAAGGATCATTTAAATACTGAATGTCTTTTTTAGAATCAAAAAATAAACACTCTAATAAGACCGCTGGACACTTAGTTTTTGATATTACATAGAAATCTACTTCCTTATCTTTATCACCGTCTGAGAAGTCGTATCTTAGGTTTAAACTTTTACTCTTATACACATGCTCAATAGCATTTGAGATTTCTTCTGCTAATTCATCACTTTTAGTTGTCCCTCTTGTGGTGTATATCTCATATCCAGTACCTCCTCCTGCATTGTTATGGACAGAAACAAACAAAGTTGTTTTAGGGTCATACTGGTTAGCTACTTTAACTCTATATGATAAAGATAAATCTCTAGCATCTTCAGGAGATACTGTGTAAACTACATCTATATTATCATGACTTTTAAGACAATTGCCTATCCCACTAGCTATAAGCCTATTATACTTACCTTCGTAAGCTTTAGTACCATCTTCAAAAGTAAACATCTTATTTGGAGCTGTTGTATAATTCCCTTGAGAATCAATCCCTCCATGTCCTGGATCTATTACTACTGTTATTTTTCCCATTATTTTATTTTAACTTTTACATTAGAAGCCTTTTGAAAAAAGATGTCTAATTCAGAAGGAGTTAAGGCTGTTATTTGATGGCCTGTATTAGGGGCAATCTCTACTGCATCTCCTTCTTTTAGAATAAGGACCTCTCCTTGTAAATATATTTTTATTTCTCCTATAGCTACAACTATTTCTTCTGTACAATCTGAATGGTAGTGGTATGTAAGGGTACTCCCTGCGGACCACTTGGTTCTGTACTGTATTTTATCTTTCTCCTCAACTTCTTGCCTCATTGTGATAATTGCTCCACCATGTACTACAGGTAAAGGAACAAACTCTCCTACTTCAATAGCATCAAGCATACTAAAAGGTACATCCTGCCCTTTTTGAAATATATTATAAAAATAGTCTGCCAGATTGTTGTTTTTTATATATTCTACATCTCTAAAATTATCCATTGCCACTTTTCTCTGAGCTTTATAATCAGCTATAGTGCTTAGTAAATCGTTTTTCATTACTTGTCTCTATTTATTTTGATCATCTCATTAATTTGTGAAATAGTGTTTGCAACTTTATTAGTAACTTCTAATAAGTTTTGAGTATAATCTTTTTGTTCTTTAATCAGCATCTCGTATGCCTCTCTTATTGCTTTGTCTTTTTCAGCGGCCTCCTGTCTTAACTTTACTATAAAATATATAAGAATGGCTACTATAGCAAGTAATATCCCTGTTACAGCAACTTCGTTTACATTTAATAGTTTTTCGACAGTTCCTGCTGGGTCTACTTGTAGAAAAATCATATGCTTATTTGAATCAATAAAAAAGGGGATGAGAACGTTTTGTCCCATCCCCCAATTGGTTAGTTATTTTTTGACTTCTTATGCAGACGTTTTACCAAAAGCTTGCACTGTCTTTAGACCTGCTTGTGCTGCTAAGTTGTTTAAAACTTCCTCCACATCTGCGTGAACTCCAGGAGCCACTAAGATATGGTACTCGATAGTCTCATTGTTTTCTCCATAGAAACCTTGAGTACGAGTCTTAGTTCTAACTTTTATCACATAATCAACATAAGGTTGAACTGCTTCTAAGTTAGTCTCTTTCCCTGTAACTAAGTTACCATAGTTGTTATTATAGAATCTAGCTTCTCCATTGAAAGCTATTCTAGAAGACTCTTCCCAGTTACGTAAATTTAATCCCCAGTTTTCTGGTTCACTAGCAACTGATAAAAGAGTTACTTTATATCTACCTGCTGTAGATCCACTGTTAAAAGACTGGTTAGGCATAATAGAGTACCCACCTGCTACTTGAAGCCTAGTAGATGTTGCTAATGAAGGTACAGAGTCTCTGTATTCTTCGTTCCCTGCAAAAATGAAAGGTTTAGCTTTAAATCTAATACCCATCTTAGCATCAAATGTATAAACTTTATCTTCTTTTACCCAAGGATGAACGCCAAACTCTAAAGGGGCTTCTGATGTAAATAAACCTCTGAATTGCTCAGAACATTCTTCACATACGATATTAGTAGTTACTACTGTAGAGTACTTAGTAGAACAGTTAGCTGAACTTACTACTGTAATAGTTAACTCTGGATATGCTGCTTGTATAGCTGCTGTTGGAGCTTGATCACAGTCCTCATGACCTACAATAATTGTGTAAGTCTCAGTTTTTGTTTTACAAGTGCTTCCTTCTGCCCAAGAGATAGTCTCTAAAACATCTGGAGAACATACTTCTGTCACATCTCTTGCAACTAAATCTATAATAGCTTCTTCATTTGCAGTTAAAAATGTCTCTTTCTCTGCATCTGTTAAGTCTTCACTTACTACTACTGTATAAGTACTTAATCCTCCTTCTTCATTAACTTTTACTGCTGATCCTACAACTACATTAGTTGATATGGCCTCTATAGCTAAAGTTGAATCTGCGCCATCATCTTCTACAGATATAGAAAACACATAACCATCTTCTAACTCTGAATATCCTGCTGGACAGTCTGCACAGCCTTTTACTTGCCAAGCTTTATTTATAGTAAAATCTGCTGGTGCTGCTGAAGCTACTACTGTATAAGTAGTACCTAATAAACCAGTTTCGCTTTTCTTAATGTCTAATGTTGGATATTGAGATTTAACTGTACCTAAGTCAGTATGTGTTCCTCCATCTCCTACGATAAGGTTATAGAACACAGCATCAGTTCCTGCCGAAGCTCCTGCGTTGCTGTTAACTGGTGTGATATCAACATAATCAGATAATGGAATACTTCCCATAACAATAGTTCTGTTAAGACGCTCTACAGCTTCTTCTACTACTTTTTGATCTGTCCATGCACCTGCTGTAGCCTCCGCTTGAGTTGTTGCTTTTGCAGTGTTAGGTGCAGATAACCTTTCAGTTATAATTACTGCCTCATCTTGGTACCCTAAAATACCTAAAGCTGGTCCTGATAACTTAAGGGAAATCTCTTCGTCATCTCCTGGCTCTAAAGTAATAGCTGAGTCGTCATCAAAGCCGTTAAAACCTAAAATCTGCTCATCTACTTTAATACCTTCTTTAGGGGCAGATACTCTGATTTGTTCGATGTCTGAAAGTTTGAAATCCGTTGATCTATTAGCCTTGTTGCTTTCTGATCTATTTGGAGTAATTTCAGGTGATCCGTGATACAATTGTACCTTACTATCTTTTGACAGCCCATCAAAAGTACTGATAATTTTTAGACCATCGCTGTCTGGCTGAGCATCTACGTCGATTACCGCCCATTGCCCTTTTGCAATGTTTAGTGAACGTCCTGTTTTTGCTACAGAGTTTACTACGAAATGTCTTGGTGTTGCTCCGTGAAACATAGTTTGATTGTTTTAAATTAAAATTGATTGTTTATTTTTGTATTGTTCTTTGTAAGTCTACTTGATACTTTGGGTTCCCGTTATTCATCTCAAACTCTGCTGCTGCTCTAGAGATAATTCTGTTAACTAGCTTATTGTCTAGCTCTATTTCTGTGCTTGCAAACTTAGATTCAGGGTCATCTGGGTTAACTAGAGATATCTTATTTGGGTATCGATAGTATGTGATATTTAAGGAATCAAATAAGAAGTCTTTTATGAAAGCTTTGATATTGCCTCCTGATAAATAGTAAAGAGATTCTCTCCATTCAAACGAAGGCTCTGTGTTAGAGTCAAATAATTCTGGATTTTCATTCTCAGACTTTATTTCCTCCATGTCGATGATCACTTCTTTACAACAATCCTTTGAAGCTACTCCGAATACTGTAGAGAAGTCAAAGAAGTCTGCTGGAAGAGGAAATAGCTGGTAGGTGGCCTCTTTCTTATTTTCTTTAATAATTTTAGAAGGGACTAGTAGATGTTGAACATATCTTATAGAATCGTCGTCTCTTTTCTTTAAAATATGTTCAATCTCTTTATCTTCACTTTCAGTATAAATCTCTACAAACTTACCTCTATCACAAGCTATATTGTTAGTCTGTGCATTTTTATTTATTTTTAAAATAAACTTCTCGTAAGCTTTTTCAGGTAGCATTTATTCATCTGTTTTACCTATTATTTCTATAGTTAGAGCTTCGTCTTTAGAAGCTTTTTCAGCATAGGTTTTTAAATTTGCACCTAGCCTTCTAGAATCTAAGTAGTATTCTGAGCCTTTATAGCTCAACTTACCTTCCTCTAGCATTTCTTGTAGTTTAGAGTAGATGTAAAGTTCGTTCTCACCAACTTCTGTTTCGAATGTTTCTAATCTTTCTAAGAAAAACTCTGAATTTCTTCCTCCTCTATCATCTTTATCCTCTAGCCATTTTCTAAAGAATGACACTACTGTTCTTTCGTTGGAGTTTTTCCCAACTTTTATCCCACAATAAGAAAGGATTTCTAAAGCTTTATCTTTATCACTTTCCCATTTGCTTATAAGCTTAGACACTGCTTTGTCTTTCTTGTAAGTTTCCTCTTCTTGGGTATTAATTTTTTGTTTGTCATTTACAATACAAAAATCTGCTTGCATGTACTCTGGGTCCATTTCAGATTCTTTAGGGCAAAGGTCCCTATTGTATATTGCTGTAAATAAGTTGAATAATTGTTCTGGTTTAGATGTATCAAAATACCTGTCTATTCCTAAAACTATTGAGTGGTTATCTAACCCTCTATCGTCTTTATTTCTAATAACCTCTCCAGTTGGTTTTGGAAGAGGGTCTAGAAAATTTTTTGGCTTAACTTTTAGTAAGGGATTGATTAAGTGGGTCGTTAAGTCTCTTAACAAAGCCATCTTTTCTTTCTCCTCCATACCTTCATAACCTGAGGATGTGGTATCTAAACCTGTGTCCCATATACCTCTATCAGCATCAAATACTGGAAATACAGTTGTAGTTATTTCATAACTAGGGATTTTAGTAAATCCCATCTTATTGAAACCGTCAGGAGCTCCTCTCAAATCAGTTTTTTCTACTATCTGATAAATACTATTAAGTTGTATTTCGAAGTCCGTTCCAGGTACTTTTATTTTTTCTTGTGACATTGTGAACGTTTTTGGTTTTATTCGAGTGTAAAGCTACAAATTATGTTTAGCTTACACAAAAACCTAAAATAAAGTTGCCTTTAATAATTGATAGTTATGTATTTAATTAAAAAGCAGAGAGGTTAGTCTCTGCTTTTTTATTTACTATTTCTACTAATAGAAACCTTTTCTTCCTGAATCAGAAAGTTCGATCATTACGAATCTAGATATATCCATTAAGTGTAAAGCTACTGAATTGTATGCCCAGAAACTTTGAGCCATTTGCTTATGGCTAGAGATGATATCAGATGATTTTCTTGCATCATATCTACCATTCTCACGACCCCAGTATGTCATACCATTCTTTGGTCTAACAAGGTAAAGGTTTGCATCTGACTTTCCACCTTCAACTAAACTGGCTCCTTTTGGAACTTGAGCGTTGTTACTATAAGCTTGATCCATTGCATCCCAAATTACCATAGAGTAAGTTGTTTCAGCGTGACCATCTTTATGGAAACCTCTAGATAATCTATCAGTCATGTTATAACCTAAGTCTAAGTTAATATCATGCTCGATGTAAACTCTACCAATACCTGCTAAGAATACCCCAGTAAATCTGATGTAGTCTAAGACTAATTCTTGGTTAGAACCATCCTTACTAGTAATTACTGGTTTAGGAAGTAAACTACCACCAGAAGATTGAAGGAAAGGTGCCATTTGAGCAACTTGTCTGTTAACTTCATCTCCGAAGATTTCAAGTACGTTGTCGTAAGCTTGCTTACCACATTTAAAAGTTACTTGTCTATCCTCAACTTTCATTGGGTTGCTACGGAATACGTACTCTACTGCTTCTTTAATATGAGAAACTGTTATTGCACCTGGTCTAGCATATTTTATAATCTTACCTCTTCTCAATTGATGCCATAAACCTTCGTTTACAACTACATGAGAGTTAGCTGTTTTAATTTCTGCTGCTTGAGCGAACATAAGAGATGTAGCTGTAACTTTCTCTAATTCTCTAAGAACTAAAAATTCTGCTGTAGAAGCTACACCTGCTAATTTTGGTTTACCACCATTCTTACCTTTGTCGAAAATAAGACCTACTTCTCCCATTTTCTCAGACTCTAGCATAAGATCGTTCATATAATTTTGAGATCCTTGAGTTGCCCCTGCAAAACCTCTCTTATCTGCATAACCTGTATACATAGACTCGATACCTCTAGTCCCACCTAGTCTGAAACGAAGTTTCATTTCACCTGGCTTACCTTCAATATCAACAGCTCCGAAATTAGTTCCAAATTCGCCACCTGTTCTTTGTTCTGTTCTTTCATACCTAACTCCAGATATGAGATTTTTAGGGTTGAAAGATTTTCTTTTATCTTTATCCGCTAATATAACAGTGTGAATAAAAGCGTCTCCATCCATGTCTACATCATCATTTGTGATGTAAATTTGTTGACCTCTATAAACGTCATTAGTTAAGATATCTCCAGCACTATATTTTCTGTTAAGACCAATTTTAAATTTGCCTTCATCAATACCTGGTTTAATTTGATAAGAATAGTCACGGACAGTCATACACTGCTTGTCATTTCTTACAATAGGGTGACTGTATGTAAATTCTCCTTCAAAACCATCTACTTCTAGAACTTGTTTTTTTGCATACAGCTCTGGAAAGATACTGTTTGGAATCATTTTTTGGTTCAGGAAGAAGCTTTGCATACCCATGTGCATCTTATCAGGATCTTCTTGATACATTCCATACATAGATGGAGTGTCAAAAGAACCAGTAAATGACTTGGCATTTCTCTCGTCCGTGAACATGATAATCTGATCGGAGTTGAAATTATACCCCTGTCCTTTTTGGATTACTTTGCTCATAATAGTTTTAAATTGGTTGTTTTTGTTTATTAATTATTCGGCCATCGGTATATCGAAGCCTTCCTCTTTCTCTTTTTCTTGCCTAACTGGATTTTTTGCTTTTGGTTTCATAATCTTAACACTTCTAAGTGCATCCTTAGTAACCTCAGTTTTGGCTTTAGACTCGTACTTTTTCAAAAAAGCTTCTTTGTCTGATATGAAAGCAATTAAATCAATTGCTTTTTCTGGATCCTGCATCATCTCATTGTATAATGAATCTATTGCAAAATCTCCTTCTTCTGTTCTTTTAGTAGCTAAGTCTACATACTTTTTAGTGTATGTATCCCCTATTTCTCTACTTTTCAAGGCTTTGGTAAGGTTCTTTTTATACTCCTTTTCCTCTTGTTCTAACCTCTTATTATTGTCTTCAAGTTCTTTTTGTTTTGAAGCAACATATTCTTTAGCCTTAATATTAGTATTCTCAACTATTTTAGCTACTTCTGTGTCAAGATTTAACTCTTTTTTCTTCTCAGCTAATTCAAACCTAGCTGCTTTATCCGAGTAGCCTTTGTTTAAAAGATGATTGTAATAAATATTTGATTGGACTTGCTCGTTATCCAAGTCTACTCCTTTGTAAGGGTCTAGATAGCTCTCTACATTTTCTTTAGATCCAAAAATATCTTTTAAGTCTCCTCCTTTAAGAACTAGATCAGCTACTTGCTTTCTTCTCTCATCAACATTTTCTATTGATAAGTAGTTCTTTTCATAGGATTTCTTAACCTCTGAATCTTGGTCTTCTTTTATTTGGAAAAACGTTTCCTCATCTAGGTCTTCTAACTCAGATAATTCTACTTGGTTTCCTTCTCCATCTTCTATAAGAACGTTTTGCCAGCTTCCTTTTGCTAATAAAGCCTTAGCTACTTTAGCGTATTCACTGGTCGTTTTAGGTTTATCCTTTTCAATCTGTGCCTCAGTTTCTGAGGTTTCAGTTTCTTCTGTAGTTTTGGTTTCTGTGGAGTCAGGTACTTCAACTTCTACAGTATCAGGTACTTTTGGCTTCTCACCTTCAATAACCATATTTTCTAAGGTTACTTCTTCTTCTACATCTTTTATCTCTGCTGCTTCTGGGTTTACTGCCTTTAACAGGTCATCAAATGACATTACTTTTTCTTCTTCTTGTGACATGACAAATTTGCGATTTTTTTATGGTTTTTAAAATTTTCTAAAATTTACTTACATTCATAAATAATAATTATGTTACTCTTAATTATTATTTTAGTTTTTGTTAACAGTGGCTACATAATTTTTAGAGTCTATTTCTTTGTTTTTTAGATTTAAAGCTTTCAGTTCTTTATTTAGCTGGGCCATCTTATACGATGTTTCAGCATCACTTTTCTTCTCCTCAATGTCTAGTTTTCTGTTTGCTATTTGACTGTTACTTTCTATTGTCTGTTCTTTAAGAGAGGCGTCTGTAGCTGCTTTAATTGCTGCTATCCCTGTAGCATCACTTTTCTTATCACTAGCTCTACCTAAAGCGGCTATCTCTTCTTCTTGTAACTTAGTTCTATTTCTGTTATCCTCTATTAACTTAGTGAAAGCTCTTTCCTCTAGAAGGTTATTTCTTTGAGCTGCCAGTGTTTTATCTAATTGGCTAGCTTCATGCTCTCTTGTTTCTGATTCTATTTTCGATTGTCTTTCTCTTTCTGTTTTACCAAATTCTATTAAGAATGCGAAAGAATCAGTTTTAGCAATTTCTGCTAAAGCTAAAACATCAAATCCTGCTGTATTGTTTTCAAGCATTTTTTGTTTTAGGTTTTCTAGCTGTTTTTTACTCTTAGTGTCTGATGTAGGTCTTACACCAAGTCTCCTTAAGTGAAACTTATCATCTGAAAAAGCATCAAATATTTTACTATCATCTGTGGCAGTATAGTATGTTGTTATGTCTTTATCATTTTGAACACAATATTGCGCAACTGCTAAGTGCAATTCTATTTTTCTTTTTCTAGAATTATTGAATTTAGTATAGATATTATTTGTTTGGGCGTAAGATGCTTCTTGGCCTACCTTAATACCTTCATTTGTTTGGTACTCATTAGGGGTACCTTTTCTTTGGTCAGTTATACCTATTTGTTCAAAAGCCTGTTGCTTATAATAGTTTGCTAATACCATCCTATTAGAAATCTCTTCTGAGAAAGTTAGCTTTTGGTTTATGAATGTATTTGCTGTGTTACCAGGCTGCTGAGTATTTTGTTTTCTCATATCAACAGGAAAAATACCTATGTCTCTGATAGTCTCTCTAAGTTCAGACAACTGCTCCATAGTATTACCTTCTTTCATATCAGAAGGCAGTAAACCTACATCTACAATAAAGAAAGAACCTAATTCTTTTTCAGTTAAATGTGTTATCTGGTTTAGTGCAATGTTTACTCCTTTTTGGTAAGGTCTTATTTTTTGTGCTAAACTATTTCCAATTATACCTGCAACTGGAAGTTTTACATCATACACTTCGCTGTTACCTTTTATTTGGAAAGGAAGTTCTTCTATCGGAAGATAAATATCTTCTGTTTTAGATGACCCTGCTATTTTAACTCCAGAATAAACTCTAGGGAAATAAGTAGGGCAAATTATATTAATTTCTTCAGAAGCTTCAAATTCTTCCAAAGTCATTGTCTTCTTAATCTTAATATTATTCTCTTTGATAAATCCTTTAAGAAGATCCTCTTCTAACAAATCTTCTACTACATACCCTTCTTCAGTTTGATACCTTATAGCATAAAAAAGTTTATATCCTTTAAAGTATGCCTCTGTTACTCTAAATGTACTAGAAGTTAATTTTAAATCTTTTCTTAACTCCTTTCCTAAATTATTTGATACATAAGAATTAGAGTTGTTGTAATTAGATATCCATGTTGGAGTAATAGTTTGGTTACCCTCTTCATCAAAACTAATCTCTTCCCCTAATGGTATCCCAAAAGCAGATTGGTATTGAAGGTATATCTCTCTAGTGAAGTAATCCTCGTCAGGGACCATTGTAGTTTGTACTGGTTTTTGATAAGGAGTATTTGCTAAAGTACTTCCACTCCTCTCTTTATAAGTGTCATATACATTCGCTAGTTCTTCTATTTTCTTCATAGACAATCTATGACCATAGTTCTCAACTATTTGAGAGGCTGTCATTGGAAATATTCTCCCTACATACTCCCCATCTTGAGGATTTGTTATATCTAAAGTCTGAGAGAAAAACGTTAATCTTGGATCCCATCTTTCTGGTTTATAAGAGTCATACCCTATTCTATAATGAGTGAAGTATCTACCAGTTAGCAAGTAGTCTCTCATCTCTTCTTTTTCCATATCTTCCATAGAAAAATCAATAGCATCCTGTTCGTACTTTTTCTCTGCCCATTGAACTGCTCTTACTTTCCAAGATTTAGACATTTGTTTCTCAATTTCTTGAGGGGAGACTATTTTTGCTTTCTCTTCTTCTAGAAATTTTAAGTACTCTTGTTTTTCCTCTTCAGACTCAAAATCCTCTTTATTAGGATTTATTCCTTTTAAAGCTAATAACCTATTTAAATTATTTGTAAAAGATTTTTTTACATACTCTTGGATCCTTTGTTCTTTTTCTCTTATAAAATCGTTCTTTTCATAATCGTCGTCAGATATAATTCTTATAACATCTGTCATATCAGACAGTTCCCCTACTATTTGATTTACTATCATTCCCAAAACATCATAGTGTTGGATATAAGTAGGAAGCTTCACATCCTGCATTATTTTTCCAATGCCTTTTAAGGCACTGTAATCGCTATCTTCCATGAAGTCTTTCTGCACTAGTCTACCATCTACCATATCATAGTAGTCGTTAAACTCTGCATTATCAACTACTTGCGATAACCCAATACTTTCTAAGGCATCTAATGTATTTTTTTCATAATCAGGCCCTTTTTTAGTTTGGGGCAGCATTTGGTTAGGCAATACAGAAGCATCTCCTGCACTGCCTACACCATTATGAAATTGATAGTTTATATTATTTAGCATTTAATCTTATAATTAAGTAGTGCAAACTTACGTATTTTAAGTCTTTGTTAAAAATTCCTTAAATTTTATTAAGTTTAAAAGTACCTACCTCTTCCTCTAGCAAAAGTTTTGTGATTCCTAGCTTTGTCTTTTTTAGTTACTTCTTTAGGATCTTTTGGCTTTACTTCCTCATTAAATGTTATATAGTTCGCTGTAAAGTAGTGGTCCTGGATTAAAGCATGTCCAAATGCTATTACCCTATCAAAGTTTCCTTTATCATTGTACTTAATAAGCTCCTCTAATAACCCTAAATCATCTATAAGTTCTATTCCTAAAAACTCAGAGAAACTACCATCTTCGTTATATACTTTATGTTTTTTGTTACAGTATTTTACAACAGCTCCAATAACCGTTTTCTTATTAGCAGTAGGAGATAACCCAAACTGTCTGTTGCCGTTTCCTTGTATAGAGACATCTCCAGACATGTTAAATGTTTTCTGCAAGTATTGTTCCATTACTACATTTTGACCAGCTAAATCCTCAATAAACCCTATATCTTCGTTCTCCATTAGACATATAGCGTTGTAACCATCTAAAAGCATTTTTATTTGCCTGTAAAATTTGGTATGGGGAGCTGGTCTGGTAACTAAGGAGGCAGCTATTTTATAACTATACTGGTCATTTATAAGTTGCCTTTTAAAAATATATATTGCTCCAAGAGAATCACCATCGGACTTCTCCTGTTTGTAATCATCTAGTCCTGCAACGTATAGTCCATAAGGAGGCCTTACCTCAGGTACATCCTCAAACATAAGGATAGGGCACTCAATATTTCCTCCATTATGTGGGAATGTAGGCATAGGTTTTGAAGAGAAATCATAGGTTATCTGACCATTAACCTCAAAAAAATCTACTTTCTTGCCTGTTCTTCCTTCTTCTATTATTTTATTTCTGTGTCTTTTTCCTACTTCTACTGGGAAAGGATTACTGTTACCTGATTGGAATATTTCCTCTGGATCTATAGGGTAATATACTATTTCTTTCACAAGAGATTTTCTATTCTTTTTAAGCTTTTCTCTATCTGCAAGAATTATCTCATTACATCTCTTCCAATCAGTTACATTTATTCTAACTTGGTCCAGTTCTTTTGTTTTATCTACTCCAAGATACTCCCAAAGACCGATTTCTCTTTTTATCATACCATCTTTGGCCGACATTTGTGCTGGAGCAAAAGTTCCAAATTTCTGTCTTTTCCATGTAATATCTTCCTTAGGGATATTTCTTTCTAACTTCTCCCAGTTCATATCTAGGATACCATTATTTCTAGGGTCTGCAAGTACAGTTAAAGCATCTGCACTAAGTTCCTCATTACCACCTGTACCTGATAGTATAGGGATACATCTTTTACCATAAGGAGAGTCAAATGAAGGTTTAGCAGCGTCTAATTGCTCGATAAAAGCCGCTTTCATAACCTCATCAATTGCAAAGCCATCTGGTGTATATCCTGCTAATACCTCCGAAGACTTCTCACCCCCTGCATTAAGATTTATCACATGCAAAACACACTGAGGTATTTTTTTACCGCTCTTCTTTTTTAACCCTAATTCTACTTTAGTAGACCAGTCGTTCGTTAAATTATTAAGCGCAAATGCACCTTCAGCACCTTGGACAGACTTTTTGTAGTTCTTGGCCACTTGCCCTAAATCTTTTGCACTTGCTCCTGCAATAAGAAGTTCTTTAGCTCCTATAGTTGTCTTCCACTGGAAGTGAGATGCTAACCCAGTAGACTTGAAAAGTCTTCTTGTAGCGGCTATAAATAGTATTAGTTGCTCTGTTTCAGCTTCTCTATAAGCATCTTGAATTATATACCACTCATTGTCTCTGAGTGGAGGGTGCATAAATATATCCTTAGACTCAATTTGTTTTGTAAACTTATTTAAAACTGGCATTGGAATATCCGTTTTAAAAACGTTTAAGTGGAAATACAGCCAAGGATGAATGTATACTCCACTTATTTCTATCCCATTCCTAATTTTCTTAAATTCGTCTACATAAAACTGTAAAGTATCTCTATCCTGTTCAAAATAATGTTTCTCGGTATTCCACTCAGGAATATTTTTCTTATGTATAAGAAATTCATTATCAGGAGGGCTATCGAAATCAATAGCCATTGCTTCTATCTTGCTTTTAATATCTGGGTACATGTCTACTAGTATCCAGTGCATAGATAACGGAGCCTTAACATTATCAAAAAAAGTTATTCCAGATAAATCTTTATTATCCTCATCAATATTTAAGTTAAGAAGATCATCCTTTAACTTCTCTACTTCCTTGAATAACTTGTTCTGTAAGCTTATTTCATTCGTTTTATTTTTTGAATTTTTAAGCTCTGTAATATCGAATGCATTTAAATAGCTATCAACTCTATCTGTATGGGTTCTGATTATGCCTGACATTAAGTCAAGAATTTTTCTAGCATCTTTTAAATGGAGATCTGCTTCTGCTTTAGAGGCAAAATGTTTTAATCTAGTAAATATAGTTGTACAAATACTTTGCTGTACTTTGTACTCATCTTCTTTATCAAAAACATCCTCTTTCTCCGTCCAATTGTTTGCCTTATCTTCTATATAGTCTTTAAACTTTTCAAGCTGAGGTTCATTTTGTTTAGAAAAGTTACTTACATAATCAGACATACTTACTTTTTATTTAATTCTCTCTCCAGCTGTTCTGTTAAAGCACCTATGCCCACAGTCTGAGATACTCCTTTATAGAAGTTTTCTTCAAATTCAGCTATTTTTTTAGTGTCAATGGCTACAAACTTTTTCTCTTTTGATAGAGCATAAAACTGTTTTGTATGTTTTGTTATTAAAGCTTTAAATGCAGACGAAATCTCTTCGTCAAACTTTATCTCGCTATCCGAAACTAAAGTATCTTCATAACCAAATTTAAACCTCATCTCTAGCAGCATTACATCCATTTGATGTAAGTTTTGTTCTGAGAACAACTTGAAAGCTGTCTGAAGTATTTCTTCCTCGGAAGCGTTTTTTAGTTCTTCTAAATTACCTTTAAAAGCTTCTTTTCTAGTAACCTCTTTCTTTACTTCTAAAGCTTCTACATAATCTTTCCACTCATAGTAGTATATTTCAGTTAACTCTTTTAAATCTTTACTCATCTTCTTTTTCTTTAGCATCTTGAACCGCTGTAAAAAAGTCTTCGTCAGAGACCTCATAAAGCCAAGCTTGGGGAGTCCTATCTCCTTTTCCTGATGTAATTATTGAATGCATTATTTGACCAAAAGTCATTTCAGGATACTCATCCATAAACTTTTGAATTTCTTTTTCGATATATGTTTTGTACATTCTTATTTTTTATATGTTCCTACTATTTGCCTTGACTCTCTTTCTCTTTGTCTTTCCTCCATCCAATGTAAAGCTTCTTGTAACTTTGTTATGGCCGTAGCACTTTCTCTTGAAGGAACTAAAGAGTTTTTAAACTTTAAGTCCTCAATCATCATTGAAAGTAAGGTCTCATGAAGAATACCATCTACTTTGTCTACTGCCTCTTCTTTTAACCTAGATCCTCTTACAAATCTAATAACTTGAGATACTCCAGGAACTTCTTGAATACCTTTTCCTTCTACTATTGTCCATATAGGAAGCTCATAATGAGTTCCTACCTCTACTGTTTTAAATTCTCTTTTACTCATCTTGATACGTTGCCTTTTATTAAAAATGTTATTTCTACTCTAATATTAGATTTTACATACAAAAACTTTACAGTTTTACCTAAAATCTTACCTAACAAATTAGTGTTATATTTAACTTTAAATGTATAGTCATTTTCATTTGGAGTTACTGTAGTTTCTAAACAGCCACAACTCCCTTTTGATGTTACTTTAGCCGCTCCTTCTACTTCTATTTTTAACTCGAAAGTACTATCCTCTCCATACTTAAGCTCCCCAAGATCAGCTGAAAAGTATAAACCTTCTTTAGCTATCTTTACTTTAGAAGGGGTCATATTAGTTATTTTATGAAGGCTAGATACTATCGCCTCTTCTTCTTGCCTTACAGATAACCATTTTTTTATGGGGCAAAACTCAGTATCTATTTTAGCTTTCTCACTTATTGTACAACCACAAGTAGGGTCAGTACAATGTGCACCTGCTATAAGTTCCCAAGCTTTTCTCCCTGAAGTCTTCTGGTCTTTATCTATGTTCTTACTATTCAAAGTACAAGATGCACATATCTCCAGTCTCTTTTCATACCAGTCAGGAAGGGACTCTCCTTGTATAAATCTGGATCTTACTATATTTATAAGCTTACTCATTCTCTTTATTTTGTATTTCTGCTATTTTACTCCACAACCTATCTGGATTTCTAGTTACATTTACATTAAAGTCTAGTTTCTTTTTAAGTTTCCTTTTTAGTAAGTAGATAAAAGGTTTTTTAGTATACTTTGTATTATGTTTCTTATCTTCTGGTAATGTTTTTATAAACTCCTCCAGAATATTTTTTCTGGGTCTAAATATGGTCTCAGACCAAATTTTATACTCTTTTACTGGGCTTTTTTCTTTATCTTTTATCTCAGTGCCTAGCTTCCACAAGTTACAGTATAAGGTTCCTAAATTTTTTCCTACATATATGCTAGTTGTTTTAGGATCTTTAGCTTTAGATTTAATAAAAGCTATATCTAATTTTATGATTTCTTCAACTTCTTTATAATCTAGACCCAGTTCCTTTGATACTTCATCAATCAACTCTTCATGAAACTTAACAGCTGTATCCATTACTTACTTTTTTTAAACTCTAAAACAAGAACTTTAGTTTTGTCTGCCATAAAAGAATCAACCATCTCTTTTAACTCTTTATCTACATAGCCCTTAGTCTTATTCCTGGACTCTGCTTTCAAGTACCCTTTTGTTCTTAGGTTAGAATTAGTAGTATTTATTTGGTTATCATTCTTCTTAAGTCTTTTCTTAGCTTCTTCTTTAGTCTCTTTTGAAAATCCGAAAAGGCAATAATAAATTAGTAACTCCTTTTCAAAAGGAAGTATTCTATCATCTTCTGCTTTATTTGTTATAGAGTATATAGATATCAATTTATCTACAAAATCTATGTCGTTTTTATACTTAACATCACATCTATACATTTTACCTGTAATGGCGATAAGCGTATTTTTGTAGTAATTCTCATCTTTTATACCCACTGTACTTAGTTTTAAGAGGCAAACTTACAAAAATAAAACGACTTTAACAAATATTTTACAATATATATTTTGTTTTGTAGTTTTAATTTTGTATGTGACCTAATTTTATTTAATATCTTTGGCTATGTTATGCTATTATTGTAGCTTTGTCAAAAACCTAGAGTACTATGAAAAAATTAGATTACCATGAATTTTATGAGTACATATGGATGTCCGAGGACTTTGTAGATGTAATCTCAGACAATTTCATTGATGCTGAAGAAGAATTTATACGAGAGTTTACTCTACAACTGTGGAGATTATATGATTTGAAATTTGAAAGTAATGATCCTTTATCTTCAAGCTCTATTAAAAGAGTTTTTAGTATATTATTTTCAAGTTTAGCTTTGTTCACCCCGAAGTTAGAAAGTTTAAAACCTATATCTGATAAAGGGAGATTTTAATTGATTGTTTTATTAGTATAACCCTGTAATTAATAGTTACAGGGTTTTTATTTATATAATTTGTTTTATCCAATTATTTGTTGTATGTTTGCCAAATGAAAATACAACGTTTACATTTACAAGAGCTAGAACAGCCGATTATATCGGGAGGTACTGGTGTGTAGATGAATCATTTTCATTAAAGCATTTAAAGCCTCTCATTAATTTGGGAGGCTTTTTTATTTTACGGGTAATAGAGGAGTCTGGTTTATCTCGCTGCATTTGGGATGCAGAGCACGCAGGTTCGAATCCTGCTTATCCGACAAGTAGACTGTTATTAATTCATAGAGGACACGTACAGTAGCTTAATGCGAGATCGGTATGTCCAGCATAGAATTAACCTGCTGCCATCGTCTAACGGCTAGGACCTCAGGTTTTCATCCTGGTAATCGGAGTTCGATTCTCCGTGGCAGTACAGAATCTTAAGTTTAGGCTGAATTTAAGCGTTGAGTTGCTTCTCATAACAAGTACGTTAAGCTTGTATACTGGAATATGGTGTAATTGGTAACACGTCTGGTTTTGGTCCAGAAGAGTGGGGGTTCGAGACCCTCTATTCCAACTGTGTTAGAAGCTAAAGTGGTCGAAGCGTCTGGTTGTGGTCCAGAAGATAGTGAGTTCGAGTCTCATTTAACACCCTATGTTCATTTAAAACTAATGTTCAGTGTACATGAACATCTATAAATTGTGAACACATGCAGAGGTGGGTAAACTGGTAAAGCCGCCCGATTTAGGATCGGGAGTTCTGAGGGTTCGACTCCCTCTCTCTGTACTTATATGCCCCAATGGTGAAACTGGTTATACACGTAGCACTTAAAATGCTATGCTTAGGCTTGCAGGTTCGATCCCTGCTTGGGGTACAAATTTTCTCATAGTTTAACTGGAAAAACACAGAGTTACGGCCTTTGAGAGTAGGGGTTCGAGTCCCTTTGAGAAAACTTTATATACAAAAATAATTTAGATAATTTGTTTTATCCAATTATTTGTTGTATGTTTGCCAAGAATTTAAAAAGATAAAAGTGCAACTAACAAAAACAGGCATAACAGTTATTGATAAAACCAAGGGAGCGAGAGCTTATCTAGGGGATACTGTTATTGGCTAATTTTTAGTTAATTCAAATATAACAGAAACCCTCCTAGAAATAGAGAGGGTTTTTTCATTATGGCCCAGTAGCTAAACTGGCTTAGCACCTCCTTTGCAAGGAGAAGTATGTGGGTTCGAGCCCCATCTGGCCCACTAAAATTAAAACTATGGAAAATATTAGAGTATTTTGTAAACAGAATTAATTACCTTCGTTTAACTAATGAGGGTAACAACTACCCTCGTAGCTTAATGGCAAAGCTCCTCTCTTTTAAAGAGGCGACCGCAAGATCGGTACTTGTCGGGGGTACAAAAATTAGAAAATATGAAATTTAAGTTTATATTTAGGGCTTTAAAGTATCAACTACCTTTGGAAAGATTACTTAGAAATTTTTTTATAACTGGTAATGGTTGGGGTATGTTTAGTGTACATGCCCATGTAAATAAAAAAGGAAACCCTAAAGTTGGATATAACACTTTGGAGACAGCATTAAAATCCGCTAACAGCATGCAAAAAAAGAACGGATTTCACTATTCCTCTTATATGTGTCCTAGGTGTGGAAAGTTTCACTTAGGTAAAAACAGAGATAGTATTAACAAAGGAATATAGCTCAGTTGGTTAGAGTACTTCGCTGATACCGAAGATGTCACAAGTTCGAATCTTGTTATTCCTACTATAAGCCTTATCGGGTTAAGGGAAGAGTCACCTGCATTCTTGGTAACAAGATAAAACCTTTAAAAGAAAGACTACACGATAGGAAGAGGTTGCCTATCATTTGCAGCAATCGCATAGCGGCCTATTGCACCTGACTTCCAATCAGGATCTCGTGAGTTCGAATCTCACTTGCTGCACAAATAGCGAGGTAGAGCAGCTGGTTAGCTCGCTAGGCTCATAACCTAGAGGTCGGGAGTTCGAGTCTCCCCTTCGCCACAAAAGTCGCCCTATGTGTGAAAGCAGCATAGGTTAAGGAGCCTGTACACCTCCAGCAGTTAAGCGACAACTGCTTTAAAGTCTATCGGTCCAGTGGAGTGGACGCTGCCCTGTCACGGCAGAGATCACGGGTTCGAGTCCCGTATAGACTGCTAAGAGTAAAGAAACGTGATTAAGATAGGATGCCAGCTATGCTGAAGCACTAATACGCTAAAACTTTACTCTTTTTATTCCCTACGTAGCTCAATTGGTGGAGCACTGGTTTTGTAAACCAAAGGTTGTCGGTTCGAGTCCGACCTAGGGATCAAAATACACCTCTCGTGAAGTTTTGAAGTGTATTATAAGGTGAATGCGAAAATACTTTGCTAGCTTTGGGTGGGACATCTACACATGCAACAAAGGACAACTGTTTAGACAACCAGGTATTTTCTGTAAAGCCCACCACCTTTTTTACCAGATTAGCTCAGGGGTTTAGAGCAACTCTTTTACAAGGAGAAGGTCGATAGTTCGAATCTATCATTTGGTACTTTATTTTATGGGGGATTAGTTTAACTGGAAAAACTATAGGCTTCTATCCTATCGAGTAGGGGTTCGAATCCCTTATCCCCTTCAATATTTATGGCCTTGTAGCTCAGTTGGTTAGAGCAGCTCACTCATAATGAGAAGGTCTCAGGTTCGAGTCCTGACTAGGCCACAGCATAAATAATAATTAATATATTTGGTAGTTCCATTTATATTTTGTAGTATTGCAGTATGAAAACAAATTATTGTACATATAACAATTCCAATTGGTCGTTTAGTTACGACACAGGATCGGTATGTACTCTAGGCAGTGATGGATTAATAGGTTAATTCATTTATAAAGTATATAAAGATCCTGTTACGAAAGTAACGGGATTTTTTATTTTGGGACGGTTGCTCGGCTGGAAGAGGCGCAGGACTGTAAATTCTGTAATCCACTAGGAATGGAGGTTCGAGTCCTCCTCGTCCCACGACTACTAAAACAGGTGTAGGTAAGAACTTAAGATAACTTACTTATATGCGGTACTTATGTAAAAGAAAACTGTTGGTGTGCCGAGTTGTTTTATAAGGAAGGTGAATGAATCGTTGGGATGAGCCTGGTCTTGAAAACCAGTGGAGGTTTAAAAGCCTTGGGGATCGTGCCCTCCGTCTTCCGCAAGTGCATTATAAAGCACTATAAAGTGTAATGGGTAAGATTTTTCCCAAATATACATAAATTAGTGCCTTATATTGCACATTATAGAAAGGTGTCAGAGTGGCTTATTGAGCTAGGTTGCTAACTTAGTGGAGTGAAATACCTTCCGTGGGTTCGAATCCCATCCTTTCTTCTACATATCGCATATCGCAATATGGAATATTCTTGAGTTGCCGTAGTTGGCCGAACGGTCCAGACTGTTAATCTGGTGAGATTTATCTCCATCGTAGGTTCGAATCCTACCTCAAGAGCTTAGTATAAACTGTGGGTTTACTTGCAGAAGAACAGTCGAAAGTAGAGTGTCCAAAGCTCGTGTTCTTTACCTACCGAGGGGTTTTGCGTTCAGCGTAAAATTGACCCAAAAGGAATATCGGTTAGCAAGGATACTTTTATATACTTGAGTAGCTCAGTTGGTAGAGCAGTGGTCTCCAAAACCAAAGGTCGTAGGTTCGAGTCCTACCTCTCGTGCTAGTGTGTAACACTATACAACGGGGTTGTAGCTGAGTTGGTACAAGCGTCCGATTGAAGCTCGGAAGTACGAAGGGTCGAAGCCTTCCTTCCCCACAACGTTGCTTATTAACCACTAAAGTTAATGTTTTGTTTATAATAAGCAACAAATAGTGCTGTGCCTGAGTGGTCCAAAGGAGATGATTGCAAACCTGAAAATCGTCGGTTCGAATCCGACCAGCACCTCTAAATATTTACAATCTACGCACTTTTTACTTGCATATGTCATTTATTTTTTTTACTTTTGACATGGCGGGTAGCAGTTACAAGTCGCTATTGTTTCTGTGAATGGTAATATTATATTCTAAAGTCCCTTTAAGCAAATAACGTTTAAGACTTAAAATCTTTAAGATCCATGATATTTAAAGAGAGTTCGATTCTCTCCCTGCTATCTGGAGTTATAATAGTGTGAATACTAGTTGGCATGGATTAGGGTGCAACTTGTAAAACTTAATAGTCTTTTTAAGATGTTTCTTTTTACTTTCCACAGGTTCGATTCCTGTTAACTCTACATAGTCTCCTTCACCGATAAGTAGCTCTTTGAAACAGATTACTTATAATTATCCCTGAGTGAGAATCAGGTTATTTAATTATATAGGTGAAGTAAAACATTCACAGTGAGAGAACCGTTAGTTGTGGCATTTTATGCTATAAACGAGCAAACGTCATACTCACTGTGTTTTTATTTTAAGAAGATATGAAAAGAAGTAAAAAACGATGGAACTGGACAAATAAATTTAAACGTAAGACATTAAGTCAAGGAAGGCGTAAATGCAAATGCAATTGGTGTCTCAGTATTGAATGGAGAAATAGAAAAAGAATAACTGTTAAAAAAGATTTAGAATTATAAGTAATTTGCATATGTCATTTATTTTTTGTACGTTTGCGGTTCGCTGAGTTTTATTTCTTCTTAATTGATAAATAATCTTAAGGGTCCGTAAAAAGACTTATTAAACCTACCTAGGAAGAATTGGCTCAGCGGCTTTGAAAACGGGTAGGTTTTTTTGTGCTTAAAATTGACGTAATAACTTCGAACCGAAAGGGGAGTCAGGCCAAACAGAATCGTAACGGAGAACTGTGGTCTTTACGGGTTTAGTAACTGCACCTTTGGAATAATAAGGATAAATAGTGGTGATGTTTGAAGAGGAGGTGAAATCTTCTCGCAATCCGATAAGTTGAAAGTCTAAGGATATAAAAGAGTAAGAGCTTAGCTCTACTAAAGTAGGAATAACGAAACTACTTTTTTGGTGAGGCCGTAAGGCAAAAACGGCTCTTTTAGAAACCACAGATAAAATCTAATAAGCTGAAAATCAAGTAATTATGATTTTTGGTTCTGGACGTGTTCTGTCTGATTGTCAAGGTATTTTAATAGCCTGTCTCTTACTCTTGTGGGTGTTATCTATTTATATTCTACACCTAATAATTCCCCGAAAGTATTTAGATAACACCTCGTAACCACAGCAATCTAGCTAAATAGATTACACTAGTACTAGGTATTTTGGAATAGTCGTATTTTGTTTAAAAATAATTGCTTAAACATTTGGTTTTCTGGTATTTAAGTACTAAATTTGTCTATGACAAAAAATGTAACTATGGGGTTAACTCCTTTTCCAAGACAAGCTATAGCTATAAGTAAACAAGTCGCTTTTTTAGAAAGTGGTACTACCAAAAAGGGAATATTCGTGTATCCTGTTGCCTTTGGGAAATCTGTTGTTATTGCTAATGTAGCTCAAAAATTTCCTAACAAGTACTTTATAAACATTTGCCCTAATAAAGAACTTACTGATCAGAACTATAAAAAATTTATTTCTTATGGTTATGAGGCAGCAGTTTGTTGTGCTTCATTAAATAGAAATGAAATAGGTCAAGTTACTTTTGCAACCATTGGGACTTTAAAAAAACATTTAAATTTCTTTAAGGATAAGGAAGTAGTTATTTTAGTAGATGAGTGCCAGAACCATTCATTGAAAGGATCCTCCTTGCACACTTTTATCCAGTCAATAAAAAAAGTATTTGTTTTAGGTACTACTGCAACTCCTCTAAGGTTAAAATCAGGAATGGGTGGAAGTGAGCTTAGAATGATGAACAGCTACAGAGATTGTTTCTACTCATCTATTGAAGATGTTGTGCAAATTAGTGAAGTAGTTGCAAATAAAAGGTGGTCGAAACTTATCTATGAGGTAGAGGATATAGATGAGTCATTTTTAAAACTTAATACTACTGGAACTGAATATACTGTTTCCTCGTTAAAAGTTTTCTCAGAAAAAAACAATATTTTAGATAAAGCTAAAATTGCTGTAGAAAAACTTATAGCAGAAGGTAGAAAATCTATCCTAGTTTATATGCCTTTTATAGAAGATGCTGATGCACTAGGCGCAAGTATTGAAGGCTCTGTAGTTTTACACTCAAAAGTATCTGATAGAGTTAGATTCGATGCAATAGAAGGTTTTAAGTCAGGAAGAATAAAAGTACTGATAAATTGTTTAATTCTTGTTGAAGGGTTTGACTATCCAGAATTATCCTCTATAGTAATGTGCAGACCTACTAACTCTATAAATCAGTACTACCAGGCATTAGGAAGGTTAACTAGAGTACATAAAAACAAAAATGACGGTAAGGTTATAGATATCTCTGGTAACTTTAACAAGTTTGGTAAGATAGAGGATATTACTTTTGAGAATGAGGAGTGGTGTGGTGGATGGGCAGCTTTTTCTGGAGAAAGGTTATTGACAAACTATCCTTTAAACAGTAAAATAGTTCCTACAAAACAGTCTTTAATAGAAGACTACGAAAGGAAGCTTAGAAAAGAGGATCCACTAGACCCTGTATTTAATTTTGGACAATACAAAGGTAAAAGTTTATTATCTCTGTTAAAAGATAAGACTTATGATTTCAAGTTTAAAATGACAGTAGGGGATAGGGTTGAAAGTTATATAAATTGGATAGTACAAGAAGATGCCAAAGGGAAATTCTCTTTTTATGGAGAATCAGGGGAAAAACTTAAAAGAGGTATTTACCAGCATTTAAAACTGCCAATGCCTAATAACAGTAAAAATGTTATAAGTACTACCATAGAAGAAAAACCTGTGACAAGAAATAGTTTAGGCTTCATTGTACCCTTTTAAAAATTTAGATATGAATAAAAGAGAAGTTAGAGAAGCAGTAGAGTACGTATTTCAACAAGAAAGTAAGAAGCCTGAAAGGAGGTTTATTAAATTAGTTTCTTACTGCAAAGGAAATGATGGGCCTAGAAATTATGGTACAAGTATGACTGGAGTATGCAATGACCCTGAGTGTAATAACTGCCGTAATTTTTCCAGGTTAATGCAAGAAGAGCTTACCCTACAAATAGAGGAACTAGAATCCATAACAGCTACTAAGTACTTGACAGAAGAGGAAATAATAGACAAATATGGGTTAACAAAAGAGGATATAGAAAAACTTAAAAGTAAATACAATGATATATAATTACCATCCAATACTAGGACTACAATATAGTTGTATGGAAATACCTATTGTTTCAATAGATCTTGGAGCCTTACCTGTTTTAAGCAAGGAGGATTTAAATAAGTTTTTAACTGAATGGAGAGAAATTGAGAAATTAAGTATTTCATCAACAAGTGTTGTTACTGAAACTATCTATAGTCCTATAATATCAAATTTTTAATTATGGAACAAAGAAATAATTATTTAGTCTGGGGGCATTATTATAAAAGGGAAATAACAAGCTTAGAATACTATTGTGATGTTGTAGGAGAGTACTGGTATGAGGATGAGAATACTTCCAATTGGGTATATATCTTAGAAAGGCTTTGGGATAAGACAGAGGAGGAAGTTAAAGCTTTCTGTAATAAATATAAAACTGAAACTATATGGTACGAAATTATTTAACACTGATAATAGCATTAGTAAGTATAGTAGTATCCTCTCAGGATATTTTGTATAAAGTCATAGAAAATGACAGTACTTACATTTTTGCAGTAAGTAAGCCTCTAGTCCCTATTGTAGATGACTTTTTTACTCACGCAAAGAAAAACAACTACTCAATTTCTAAAGTAGCTGACTTACACGGAGTCTACAAAACAAATGTGATTTCTCATTACACAGGTTCACAAGATGCTGGATTAACTATGATAAGCAGAGATTTTAAAGATATAATATTTATAAATGATAATCTACCCACCTATTTACCCACCCTTATAGAGGTGGTAGTTTATCATGAGTTTTATCACTTCTTTGCTAATAACAAGGATCACTGTGACACTATATTTTGCCCTTATATTTTACAAAGTGGAGATAAAATAGATGTTGAGTATGTAATAAGAACATGGGGAGAAGATGATAAAAAAGAGTACTTTGAATATTTAAAGATAAACTAGTGAAACATTATAAATACTTCAGCGAAGAAATAACCGAAGAATCTGTCCAGGAATTAATAGATTCTTTATGTAGGAATAACACAGAGGTGTTATACTTTGCTACTAATGGAGGGGATACTAATTCTATGGAAGTACTAGTCTCTTTTTTGTCAGACAATGAAATAAAAGTTATTTTAACAGATAGAATAGCTAGTTGTGGTGTGGACCTACTGACAGAGTACGGAGGCTCGTTATCTATCTCTAGGAATTTAGAGTATATACTATTTCATTTATGTGACAGAAGTTTCTCTACTACCCTTAAGGAGACTGTTTCTTCTAAAGTATTAAAAAAGGACTTAGATGATTATAATAAAGAGCTCTTAAAAAGATATAAAACTTTAGGCCTAAGCAGTAAGCAGCTAAAGAAGATAAGCGAAGGCAAAGATGTTATTGTTTATAGAAAAGATTTTAATAAGTTAAACCTAGAAGATGTTTCCGAAGAAAATTGATTTTAATACAGACGACTTCTCTAAACTTAAGATGTCCTCTTTAAAAAGAATGGCAGACTACTGGTTAAGACAGTACTTACTTTCAAAAGCAAAAAGAAAAGGCTTATCTAAGAGAATATATTGCCCTATAAAAAATAGTTGGTATCCAGAAAATAAAATTCATGTAGCTCACTATGTAGACAGAGCGTGTATGAACCTTAGGTACGATCTAAGGAACGTTAAACTTATTTCCGAACAAAGTAACATGTGGGATTCAAAAGTCCCTCACGAGGGCTATAAAAGCAAACATCATTTTGAATACTCGCAAATTTTATCTAAAAAAGACAAAGAGTACTTGGAAAGTAACAATGTTATTAATATATTTGCCAGACAAGACTATGTTACCTTGATAGTCAAGTTTAGAAATAAGGTAGCGTTAAAAAATAAAAATTCATAATATGGAAAAAAAAGAGCATCCTTTCACCAGACTATCTAACTTGATTGCTGACTATGAAGCTAATAAAGAAAGCTTTGACTTAGACAAGCTAATTACTATGCGAGAAGACATAAGTATAACTACTTTTAATATGTCCGATAGTGCTAGTGAAGCTTTAAGCAGGTATGATTTAGCAGAGCATGTAAGAAAAATGAAAATGGCTGAAAGAGAACAATACCATAGAGCTGGTACAGGATCTAACGGAAAGCCTATGACAGTTGCTGAGGCAGAGAATTTATCTAGGATAGAGTGCAAACAAGAAGTAGAGGATTGTAAAGAAAGTTTAAGAAAGAAAAAAAGAGTAGAAATAATCTTAAAAAGTACAGAGCAAATATTACATGCAATAAGCTCTAGAATAAAAATGATAGAATAATATGGCTAAGAAAAAAAATGAAATTGATAATGCCTCTTCTGCTTTAGATAAACTGTACAGCAAGTATAGTAAAACAGAGAACGTTTACAAGGCTCCAGATAAACTAGAAGATATAGATCCTTCAGTATCTAGAATGAAATCCCCTTTCTTATCTTTTGATAGATATCTAGGAGGAGGACCTGCATATGGTAAGATCACAACTTACTCTGCTTTTGCAAGCATGGGTAAAACGTCTTTAGCTTTAGCACATGCAGGAGAAAACCCTGATAAAATAGTAGGTTTTGTCGATGCAGAGTTTAACTGGGATGATGCTTCTTATTTATGGGTAGATAAGTATTTTGGCATAGAGAAAGAAAGAATACATATCTTACATCCTACTTATTTAGAAGAAGGGGCAGAAATGATAGAGGATTTATGTGATGCCTGTGATATAGTAATATATGATGGATTTGACTCTATAGCTCCTAAAGGAGAGTATGAAGGCAGTATGGAAGACAACTCTATGGGGCTTCAAGCTAGGGCATACAAAAAGTTCTTTAGACGTAGTATGGGTAAAATATACAAAAGCAAAGCAGCTTTAATAATTACAAATCACCTTTATGAAAATATAGGGAATGTCTATGAACCTTTTAAGGAACCAGGAGGAAAGGCTATTGCTGATTATGCATCTCAAAAATTATTCTTAACTAGAGGCAACTTAAAGGATTCAGAAAAAAATATTACTGGACAAACTGTTAGAGTCAATGTAAATAAAGATAAACTTACTGGTAGCAGGGGTATAAAATTTGAGATACCTTATGATAACAAGACAGGATTCGATGTAGTAGGAGACATCATAAACAATGCTATTGACCTAGGAGTTATTAAGCAAGCAGGATCTTGGTTTTCTTATGATGAAACCAAGCTAGGGCAAGGAGGAAATGCTGTAAGAGGACTGTTGGAAGATAATGTGGAGCTTCTTGAGGAAATAGTTTTAAAATGTAAATCTTTATTTTAACATGAGTTTTTTAGCCTTAATAGTATTACTTTATTTTGGATATAATTGGGCTTCAACCGCTTTAAAAATAGAAGAAGGAGAGCTTAAGGATAACAAAAAAACAAAATTTCTAGGGTTCCTGTTTATGGTTCCCTATGAAATTTTTATAAAAATAAAAAAATATATAAGTAAATGGTAAATTGGTATCACCAAGGAATAGAAATTTTAGATGTTTCCCAAATACCAGAAGGAGTTATTGGGTTTGTTTATAGAATTGACAATTTAAATAATGGTAAAATTTATATTGGTCGAAAAGCTATACAATCTAAGCGAAAAAGAAAATTTGGGAAAAGAGAGATTGCAGCTATGCCTAATAAAAGGCTTAAAAAATGGGAACTGGTAATATCAGAAATGAAAGGCTGGAAATCCTATACTGGAAGTTCAGAAGAGCTAAATAAGGACATAGCTAAAGGAGATAAGATCCACAAACAAATACTAGTTTATTGTACAAGTAAAAAAGAATTAGCTTACTGGGAATCGAAATATTTATTTTGTGAAGGTACAATAGAATCAGAAAATTATTATAACGGTAACATAATGGGAAAATTCTTCCCAAAAGATTTAAAAAAAGATGGCGAAGATTGATCACACATTTAGAGACTTATGCTCTAAAATACAACTAGAAGGCAGAGAGTACGAAAATAAAAACAGAGGGGTAAAAAGATTGCAAATACCTAGTTATACATTAAAGCATTCTTTTGAAGACGGCTTTCCTGCAATAACAAATAAAGGGTTATTTTGGAAAGGTATTACTGGAGAGTTGATATGGTTCCTTAGAGGAGATAATGATATCGAGTATTTAAAACTCAATAAGATCGATATTTGGGACAAAGATGCATACAACTGGTACGCAAAACACCACTCTGGATTAAAAGAAGACTCAGATGAGCCATTTAGAATGTTAACATTTGAAGAATTTCAGTTGGAGGGAAAAGGGTCTGTAGGTAAAAACTACTCTGTGCAGTGGAGGGACTTCCAAGGAGTAGACCAAATCCTTAGATTAGTGACTGATATGAAAAAAGACATCATGTCCTCAAGGTTAAAAGTAAATGCCTGGAATCCTGCTGAAATATTTGAAACTGCTTTACCTCCTTGTCATTCAGAATTTCAAGTTATTGGAGTACCTTTAACAACAGATGAAAGATTTAAAATAGCAAACTTATCAGAAGAAGAAATTGCCTATGTCGTAGATAATGACTTAGTTATGGAAGCTTTAGAAGATGTTCCTGAATTTGGGTTTGAGTTACACTGGAATCAAAGATCAGTTGATACATTTTTAGGGTTACCGTTTAATATTGCTTCTTACGGATTACTAGCAAAAATGCTGGAGATGTTAACTGGTTACAAAGCTTTAGGAATAGAAGGCACATTGAAGTGTGTACATTTCTATGATAATCAGTATGAAGCTGTGAATCAGTTATTAGAAAGAGATCCTGATACTCATGCTAACTGTGAATTAGTTATTAGTGACTATGTAAAAAGTTTAGACCCTTTTAAATTAGAATTAGATGAATTTTTAATGAGTATTGCTATACCAGATTTTACCTTAAAAGGGTATACTTCAGATAAAAGAATACCTGTAAAAATGTTAGCACCTAAAAGTATTTAAAATAAAAGAGAAAATCCTTGCATATTAAATATTAAAGAATTAAATTTGTAATGAACAAAAGCATATGTATATAAAAGCAACTAAAATAGATAGGGAGTTAAATGAACAGGCCCAACTAAAGTACAAAGAATTTATTGGCCAAACCCTAAACCCTATAGAAAGGGGGCAAATTGCAGATGAAGAAGGCAGGACCAGTAAGTGGTATGAGGACTTAAATATTCCAGTTCCAGAAGAACTTAAGCCTAAAAATTCTAAGCCTTTACCTTCAAGTATATCTTTTGATGCTGTAGCTGATTACGATATAAAAAGGGTCCAAGTACAAATTAACTTAAATGAGGTCGAAGAGTTTGAAAGGGTAATAGGGGAAGAAGGTATTGAAGATTATACAGTAGTAATATACAAAAGTGGAAGAGAAATAACAATTGACGAGGAAGTGAATAGTCATGACCTCAATTCTAAATTAAATTAAATAAAAGATGGCAGCAAATAATGGGTCAACAGGACCAAACCAAAACTTCTATAACATAGCTTATGGAATGTTTAAATCAAAGTTTAAAAATAAACCAGAGGACAAAGAGGAAATATCCTTAACAGAGCTTAAGAGAAAAACATTAGCAGTAGAAAATGTAGATCTTAGAAAACTTTATGTAAAAGGAGAAGGTGATTATCCTTATGCAGAGTTTTTCAGTTCTATATCAGGTAAAATTCTTAGTGTAGAAAAAGACGTTTACGATCAAGGAATATCTCTTAAAATAACCATTTTAGACTTAGATAACGAGCAGAGTGTTCTTACAACAAGTTTCTATGGTAAGGTAGCTTCTAACTTAATGAATAGATTAGTAGCCTTAGAGTCAACTACAGACATAGTAACTTTTAATCCTTATGCGGTTCCTGATAATTACGAAGGTAGAGCTTTTTACCAGTCTGGTGTAGTTTTATACCAAAATGATAAGAAGGTTCTAACTAAGTTTAAGCAGACAGATGGTTTGCCTAGTTCTGAGAGAGTTCAAGATGCTCAAGGTAAAGAAGTAACTTCTAGAGTTAAACAAAATAACTTTCTTTGGTTACATTTAGAGCCTATGTTTGCAAAAGAAGAAGCTAAGTTTAATGCACCTCCTGCACAGACTAACACAGCTCCTGCACAGACTAACACAGCTCCTGCACAGACTAACACAGCTCCTGCACAGACTAACACAGCTCCTGCACAGACTAACACAGCTGAAGAAGACGACGACTTACCTTTTTAAACAAATTACTAATATGCCCCTCTAACTATGAGGGGCTTAATTCCAAAAAATGAAAGTAGTAGAAGACAAAGAAAATAAAGAAGAGAAAAAAGATTACACTAAGTACACTTTTGAAGATAACACTGCTTTATCTATAGATACTAGTTTATATGCACACCTTTTACAAGGAATGCAAAAGCTAGTAGAGGAGTATGAGTACCAACATGATAAATATAAAGTAGTATCTAATTTACTTTTTGCTTATTTACAGAAAGAAAAAGTAGATGAGAACAACGTATCTTTAAAGTATAGCATTTTTGAATATTGTAATGATACTTTGAAAGGTTTGTTCGACAAAGAGTTGATTACGCTAGTACCTTTGAAATTCGATATCGTAAATACAGATACAGATAAAGTAGTAGCTAAAAAAGTAAAAGGTAAGAACTATAAGGATGTATTTAGTGTAGCTAAAACAGCTAGTTCCGAAAATCTTTCAAGCCAATATTTATCAGCTAATGGTCAAGTTATTCTAAGAATGTTAGATGCTTTACAAGGTGTATATATAGCTAACGTGGATTTAGGTAACGGTATAACCTTAGAAGACTTAGCTGCTAAAACAAAAGAGACGAAAGATGGAAACAACTAAACAGGATTTTGTACAGGAAGCTTTAGAAGAAGAATTTCTTTCTCAAACACCTTTAATCGAAAAAAAAGAGGAACCTCTTGTTATACAAACTAACTTTGAAAAAAGCCTAGAGCTTTTTAAAAAGATACAGTTTCATAAGTCAGGTCTTAAATTAATCAAGGACAGGCTAGGTAATAAATGTAGTTACCTATCCTGGACAAGAAATGGTAATGATTATGGGATTAAGGCTATAATCAGTGGGAAAGAAATAGAAGTTGTTTTAGGAGGTACTCCTGATGATGTTGGATACGAAGAGTATGAAAGTCTTTTCGAAAAATTAAATGTGTATGGCAAAGAAAATTAGTAGAGAGGCTAGAGAAATGTATTTAATCTTTTTAGATGCAGGTATATTTGAAGATGAGAACTGTGATTACAAAGGTATGGTAGGAGACTACGATAAAGATATAGATTCTTTTGCATCACAGTGGGGAAAAATAAATAAGAAGATAAAGGATATTAACATTAAATCAGAGGAAGTTTGAGAATAAAGTCACTAGATATGATTTGGGTCAAAACCCGAACAAAGAAACAAACAGATACAGGGATTATTTTAGGAGCAGGGCAATCTTGGAGTAGCAGATTAAAAGGTAATTTTTTTGAAGCTGAAGTGATTATAATTGGGTCCTCGATCCCTAAAGAGCTTTTAGGGGATAAAGATGGAACTTTAGAAGTAGGAGATACTATTTTTATACAAAAATGGAGTGACGAGATAGAGTGGCAAAGAGCTATTGTGGTAGACAACGAAGAGTTTCTGCTTCTAAGTACTCACGATATTCTTGGATTTGAAAAGAAAAAGTAATAATGGCAAAAAAGAATAGTCCTATACCTAGTAGAGATTCTGAGGTAATGTTACTCTTAGACACATTTCTTAAAGATAAGTGTCAAACTATAGATAAAGACTATAGCCCTGATAAGGTTACTGCCATAACGTTTGAAGGGAGTGACCTAGTACAAAATTTTTTCTTAAACGGGAAGGATTATATAATGACAATTGACTGGAGATTAGTTCAGGAATAATTAAAAGGCCTACAAATAAGTAGGTCTTTTTTTGTTTTACAAATATTTTTAATTTATCTTTGTTAAGATGAAAAGATATAGTTTTTATTTAGAGAATAGTAAGTGGTATGTGTCTATGCCTGAATGGTTAGGAGACAAAGAAGACCTAGAGATGGTGTGTGGAGCTGATACAATGCTGGATATAATTAGCCAAGGTCAGGCCTCAGCCTCTGTAGTTATTAGTGAGGAACCTTTTGAAGGTTATACTAATCACCTAAAGCTAGTAGATGAAAGTAATGGAGGAGGAGACTATATACTAATAAGTGAGTTCTCATCTTTTGAGGTTTGGTTGTGTTCAGTAGTAAAATTTGTTTATGGTAAAATACCTAATAATTTATATTTAAGATGAAAGAATTTAAAGTAACTCAGAATTATGGTAAAGGTACAAAGGCCTTTCTCTACTTTAGTGTAGTAGGAGTGCCACACCTTGATTTAGTGGAGAGAATTGCAATTAAAAAGGCAAAAGAAGACTGGAAGAAAGTAAAATCAGGGCCTACATTTTTTAGTACTCCAGAGAAAGCAAGACCAACTATAAAAGTAGAAGAAGTAATAGAAGGTAAAAAAGTAAAAAATGGTATTAATTTTAAATGTAAGTGGAGATGATAAAATACTATCCTAAAAATACTTCTAGTGCACCAGAAAGGTACAAGTCAAGAATGTTACACGGCATGGATGTAATTGATTTAGTTAAGTTTTGGGATTTAGACTTTAATGAGGGAAATATACTAAAGTACTTATTAAGAGATAAAGGTGAAGACATCAGTGACATGGATAAGATAGCTGATTACGCAACAAGACAATCAAACCATTTAAAAAAAGTAGAAGATGATAGTAGAAAATAGATTAGTAAAAGATAAAACGTTTGCAACCAGGTTCTATTCGTTTGTAAAAGATATGAGGGGCAACTGTGCTTGCTCTGAGGAGGAAGTAGAATCCATGCAGAGTTATGCTAAGGAACTTCTAAAATTACAATGCACTACAGCAACGGATAAAGATGAAATATTATATTTAAAAAGAGTTGGTGTATATGATGAGTTTTCCAAACCTATTTTAACGACTTATGATAAAATAAAAGTTTATGACCCTAATAAGATAATATTCACTTGCTTAAAAAATCCAGATGTTAATGACGATCTTATATCTGTATTGGCATCCAAGCCATTAAAACCTAACAGAGTCTACTTTAGTGATAGATCACACGCATATGTCTATCTTGAATTAAACAAGATTCAATTCTCTAAAAAGGATATGATAGCTTGGGCAGAAAAACAAAAGAATGTTTAAGGAGTGGCTAGTAAGAAACTTTGTGGTTTTAACTACAGAGCAAGCTAAAGAAAAAGGACTTAAATTTACATTTAATGTTTATGGTGATAAAATAAATACACTAAATTGTAGAAGTGTCTGGGAGAATGATAAAGGTAAAAAATATAGAGTACAAGAGTTATGGGAAAAGTATTAGTAAACACAAGTTGTATAGAGTCAGCATATTTGACTAGGGAAAAGTCTACAGAGTATTTGTTTATGCCTGAGGTTAAGAAAAAATCTTTTTTTAGCAGAAAAGAGAAAATACTATACAAAGCAGGGTACTGGGAATATGGAGAGTATAGGGATGGCCTCTTTAATTTTTATGAAACTATTCCTGATGAGTATACAGAAAAAAATGGTAGGCTAATAGCTAAAGCTAAAGTAGAAGGATATACAGGAAAACACTTAATATTTAGAAAACGATTTTCCTCTAATAGAGAAGCAGAACTTTTCTGTAGTACTCATTTATCTAATTTAAATCTAACATTCGAAAACTAATAATATGAATCAAAACGATACACCTTACCATGAACTGTTTTTATCAATTAAAGGAGCAGACGATTATTGGCCAGTAGAGGAAAGAGAGGAAGTTCTATCTCTAGTTAAAAAATTGCACGATAGAGAGCAAGATAGGTTAGCAGAAGAAGATGAGGAAGGAAAATATGGTCTTAGGTACAAGACTATACATGATGACTCTAGATTTTCTGATACTCATGAACAATTCTTCTCCAGTAAGAGTAAGAGGGAGAAAGTCTTCTTAGATTGGAAGAAAGGTGTTACTTGGGATAGCATTTTTGAGACTGAACTAGAGTACCCTACTCCAGGAGGCAATTTTCACGGGATGGTGAAAATATTTAAAGAGGGAACTAAAACATATGAAGAATGAGTAAATATAAGAAAAAGCTTAAGGCCTTCTTAGAGGGGCTTGAGATGCAAGATATAGATAGTTTATTAGAGAAAGATGCAAGTGCTTTTAAATTCTTAGGAGAAGTGATGGCCGTTAGGGTAAAAATCAAACAGGAGAGTTTTGACAAAGTATATAGTGTAGGTATTGATCCTATAACTGAAGGTACTAGTTTTGGTACCTGTAACTGTGGAATCACATGTGTAAATAAAAGTAATTGTAGATGGAGGAGTTAAAAGAACTAATAGCAAAAGCGTGGGCAGAGTTAATAGGGGATGTATATATTTTGTACAGACATTCAATAGACTCAGAGGGATGGTTAGAAGTAAATGAAAGTGATTATCGCTTTCAATATAATACTTCTATAGCTGGTAGGTGGAGTGGTAAAGGGTACAATCCACTAGCAAAAGGGAAAAGGACTCAAAACAAACTGTATGTCAGGCCTAAAAGTATAGATAAAATAATGCTTAATAATGGATGGACAGTTTTAAATAGTAGAGATGACCTCCCAACTGAAGAAGGGAGTTTTTACACAGTAGTAGACACTGAGGGAAGAATAGTAGAATATCACTACAAAGAAACTGAGCAGCTAAAAAAATATTGGCTTGAAAATTTTACCCATTATAAGAAAGTAGTCCCTCTTAAGCCTCCTTTATGGTAAGGTTAAACAAAAATATATTATATAACTAGTAATTAAATTTAACATAAGAAAATAATTTAATATGATATATTGGAATATTAAAACTCCAAAACGACTATTTGCTAGTTGTATATGGAATTTAAGTGAATACTTTGAATTTGGACTTGGAAGATATGGTCCTATTGTTTTTGGATGGATGATTGGATCTAATGGAAATAAAAAATAAAATAATGAAAACACTCCTAACCATATTAACCATTTTAATGCTATTATCCTGTGGAAAGCACGAAACACAATACGAAGAACTAAACATGTCTTTTACAGTTCCTACGTTCTTAGATAAGTGTGGGGAGCCTGTAGAAGCGATATTAGTAATTAACGGTGTATTGCATCAATCAAAATTAAATGCGATCTCAGGAGGTTGGAAAATGGATGGCATACTAGTGGAAGATGGAAAAAGCACAATTACAAAACTAGTATTAATAGACAAACAGGGAACAGAACTATACACCGCTGTAGGATATATGGATAGATACCGATTTGATTTGATTAACGATAGCAATCCAATGAGGGTATCAAGATATACTAAGATAGGTGTTGGAGTGGCTGTAATTTGTTTATGAAAATTTAATTAAAATGACAATAGAAGAACTGATAGCAAGCAAAACAAAAACGATGACTGATTTGGGTGGAAAGAAAACAAAAGTTCTCTACCTTAAAGATGAAAGTGAAATAGAAGACTTTAAAAATCAATTACTTATGTATAGTGTTAGCGACACGTTTAAGGATTTTTACAAGCCTACGTTTGAGCAATTTATTAAAGGCAGCAAACTGACCCAAGGTGTTGATGGAAAGTATTTTTATGAAGATAGCCTTTACACTTACGCTCAATTGTTTTGTAAATACAAAAAATTATTCGACTTATAAACTTAAATTATGACAACAACATTATTTTGGATAGGACTGATATTAGTGGTAATAGTATGCAGTAAACTTAAACTCGTAAAGTCTCCAGACTATAGAGATAAAGTAGAGGAAGATGATTGGCTGGTATAAAAAAGCCTTCCCTAAATAAACAGAGAAGGCTCAAAACTAACTAACCAAAATGAATAGCCAACGCTCAAAGATAAATATAAACAAGCGATTTATGAAAATAATTTCGTAAATTTGATAAAATAATTAAAAATTAAGTAAGATGAAATTAGATATTAAAGAAAACAAGCCTAAAAAAGAGGAAGTTATATTGTTTAAAGATAAGCTTTCAACACATCCAGAAGTTGGAATTTATCAAGAGTTTGATGATGTTTGTAAAGTGTATGTAATTAGCTGCGATGATGTTGCTGACTTAGATACTATTGATTGGTGGATGAAAATACCTCAAGATTAATATGGCGTACATGGTAAAAAGCAAATTAACAAGCTAACTAAATGAAAATATTTAAAAGAATAAAATCAGGAGTTTTAAAAGGATACACAATAAGAGTATCTAAAAATGGATGGTATGATTTATATTCAGAAAATGGAATAAGCCAAAGTAGTAAAAAAAATACACTTGAAGAAATAGAAAGCGTAATTAACAAACTAACAAGTAAGTGATATGACTGATATAATGAATGGTGGAATAATAGCTAACATATTAAAATATATTCAAGATAAAGGTGGTATATTGAAAAAAGAGGACGAAGAATTTATGAATAAAATGCTTGACTTACCTAAAAATGAATGGATTTCTCTAGATGCTAATGGCGAACCCATAACACAAAAACAAGCAAATGAAGAGTTTATGTCTGAATTAACTAAATACAGACATATAAAATAGGGTAATTTATAAAACATGAAAAACGCACCTCTATCCGATTTAATACTACTTCTATTTATAGGTTTAAAGCTTACTAATGAAATAGATTGGAATTGGATATTAGTGTTATCTCCTTTTATATTAAAGGTCATATACTTAACTTATGTAGATTTTAAAAGAAACAAGGTTAAGCCAAAGGATAAGATTAAAGAATTAATTAATAATATTAACAAACAACAAAACTAAGATGGAATACATAAGCGTAAAAGAAAGATTACCAGAAAACAATAGATTCAGACACGTTATTTGTAGAGATGGAGCTAATATAGGTTTTTATTGTGATGCCGGGAAAAACTGGTTTAATAGACAGAATACTTTTGTTTACAATGTCGTATCATGGCAAGAACTACCAGATGAAGTAGAAGTAAATATATCAATGTAATGAAACTACTATCTAACGGTAAATTTTACAAGTAAACATATGAAATATTTTTTAGACACAGAATTTATAGAAGGAACCCAAAAGAAAAAAATACTTGGAATACCTTACGGAGAAACACAAAATACTATAGACTTGATCTCTATTGGAATTGTATCTGAAGACAAAAGAGAGTATTACGCTATATCAAAAGACTTCAACATTAAAGAAGCCTGGAATAGATATCAAATAAAGGAAGTCCGTGGTAGTGATTATTGGGATGAGGTAAAAGAATATTGGATAAGAGAAAATGTTCTTAAGCCAATATTTGATGAAATGGAATTTTGGTACCGTAGGGATTTTCAATGGAGACTAAAAGAAGAAGGGGAGTACATCTATTCTAAAAAAGCTAAGTTCACTCTCAATCAATTTAAATACCTATTATCTGTATATGGAAAGACCAATAAGGAGATAGCTAAGGAAGTAATAGACTTTTGTAGTGGATTTGAAGGGGATTTTAATCAAGTAATGGATGATAACATACAATTTTACGCATATTACTGTTCTTACGACTGGGTAGTATTTTGCTGGTTATTTGGAAAGATGATTGACTTACCAAAAGGATTTCCAAAGTACTGTAACGATCTTAAAGTTATGTTAAATGATATAGCGGCCAGAAGAGATTTACAATTAGCAGTTAATGACAGTATCCCATTAAAAGGGATAGATCAATTAGAATTACACCCTGATTACCCTAAAAAAGAAGGAGAACACAATGCACTACAGGATGCTTGGTGGGACTTCAGATTATATAACTTTATAAACAAAGTAAGTAAACAAGATGACAAAATTTAGAAAGAAACCAGTAGTAATAGATGCAATAAAATTTACCAGAAATACATTTGATGAGGTAAAAGCATTTACAGAAGGACAAGCGCATACTTTATCTATTGAAAGAAGTATAAATGGTAAGTGTACATGTGTAATACCTACATTAGAAGGTCCTATGACCGCTTCTGAGAATGATTGGATTATAAAAGGAGTAAGTGGAGAGTTCTACCCTTGCAAACCTGATATATTCGAAAAGACCTATGAGGAAGTAGGATAATATCATTTCAGAAAATTTTGTATGTACGCCCTCCAGACAAGGTACCCTAGCAGAAGACCTCCCCCCGTTCTTCGACTTTTCGGATACCCCCTGGGGTCAGGACCAATTGACTTTTTCCATGCCTTAGATCTCTTTAAAATGAGTCTAGGGCTTTTTTATTTTTACTACTTATAAACTCACTCTATTTAGTTACTATTTAAACTAGTTTAGGAGTATAGATATATTTTATGTTTTAGAAACTGTATATTTATTTATATATATATATATAGGGCTTACTTATATTTTAATTGCAAAATGTTAAAATTGTTAAAATTTTGTTAAGAATAGTTTAGTATCGATTTTGTTTAGATATCTTTGTCAAAGAATTAATTAACCCACTAAATTTAATACTATGCAAGTACTAACATTAACACACTTAATTATTAAAATAGAAGCGCTACCAATTAAAGAACGTTTAATTGAACTTAACACTTTAGAAGAAATTAAGACAAAGGAAATTGAACGCTGTGAGTGCTCACCGTTACCCTTTATGCGTGGCAACGTTAATAATTTAAAGGCAGAACGTATGGAAATTAGAAGGGCTATAAATACAGCTAAAAACTTAACAATATATTAATATAATAATACTTACAACTATGAAATATTTTGAAGACTGCCAAACTTTAGACGCTGCAAAGACTGCATTTAAAAAACTTTGTTTTAAGTTACACCCAGATACTAGTGGTTTTGATTCGCAACAATTGTTTATTGATATGCAAAGGGAATTTAAGACCGTTAGTAATACCTTAAAATTTAAAACGGGTTTTGATACAGACAAAAATTTTAACGCTGACAAATTTTACAATATTGTGAGAAAGTTTGACGGTTTAATAGATATTAATATAATGTTTATAGGTGATTTTATATGGCTTAATGATATTGTAGAGGGTGCAACAAAATCACAGAAAGAAACTATTAAAAGTATATTAATTGAAGGGTACAAAGATGTGTTTTGGCATCGTACTCAAAAGTGTTGGGTGTTTAGTCCCTTAAGTTATAAAGCAAAGTATAGCAAAAAAGGACAAAGTTTAAACGATATTAAACAAAAATATGGTAGTACAGAGTTTAAAAGCAAATCAGTAACTAGATTAAATTAACAAATTATTAACAAATAGGTGTAATTAAATTACTAAATTGCACCTAATTAAAAAATTATATTATGACTTTAATAGGATATTTAGCAGAAACACCAATAAAAGAACTTTTAAGAGCGGTTAATAGTGACAAAGAATATTTATTTTTTGATATATCAGTCTTTAATGTAGGTACGGCAATAACTGTAAAATGTACAGACACGTACAAAGAAATAAATCGTAATACTTGGAACGGTTACGATTTTATAATAGAGAATAATGAAACTACAAAAAACTTTATTGCAAATAGTTTATTTGACAGATACAAAGAAGACAAAAAACAATTTACACCGAACCAATTAGCAAGAACTATAAAAGCAATTAAAAGCCATGCGTAAACAGTTAAGAGAGTACTTAAAACATGTATATACTTACAAAGAAGCCTATATAATTTTATCACTAGCATTTTTAGCCTTAATTTATACGGCTGCATTAATCAATTTAGCAATAGAAAAAATATAAATACCATGCAAGCAATTAAAACACACTTACAAGCAATTAAAGAAGATACTTTAAATACTGAGACGTTAACGAATTTAATTATGGCTAGGCAAAATAAAACAGTTATCAATGGCATAGAAATAATTTTACCTATACAAGGCAATAAGATGACTTTTAAAGAACGATTAAGGGACGCAAAGAAACAAGCTGAAACAATTGTTAAACTTTTAAATTAGTACTATGCAATCAATTGAAAAAATGTTAATTAGTAAGCTTATTGAGTCGGGTTTCAGTGAACCACAAGCAATTGAAGCGATAGAAACGCAAAGAGAGCCAATAAATAAGGATCTTAAAATACATGGTTTATCATTGAGCTCTTATGATTACGATACACTTATAAATAGCTTAATATTTGAAACTATGAAACCACATATTTTAAATTATATTGATACCTATAAACCAAATGCATGGTTTAGAGCCTTATTCACCGCCACAAATTTAAAAAGATAAGATTATGAGTAGTAAAAAGAAACTACAGATTGCAATAGGGGCACTAATAGTTACTATAGGCATAACATACCCCGAAAACGTCCCAAAGGAGTGTTTATATATAGTGGGAATAGGGGTGCTTTTAATACTTGATGTAGTTTTAAGCGATTGAAAGAGAGAAAGACAATGAAGGGATACACTAAAAGCCCTTAATAAAGGTTTTAGCGTCTTAAATAATGGGGCGATATGTTACATAGTTATATACACAATAAACATACATAGAGCCTTTTTAAGAGTTCTTTGTTTTACTATAGGTATATTATATACTTATTATGATAAAAGTTATTAGGAAGGCTTATTTATCTTTATTAGGATGTTTAAACCTTTGCGCAAAAGTTTAATTATTAATAGATATAACATTTGTTAAAATTTAGTTAAAAGCAATTAAGAAACAATATTGTTTTAGTACATTTACAAAGCAATTAAAGAAGTATAAAATGAAGTACAATTATATGTTATTAGGTAGGCTACAAATGGACTTGGATTATTATTTAGGTTTTGGAGGTAGAAACGAAAAACATTTATTTTATAGTAGTATAGAGGAACACATAAGAGAAACTATAAATTTATGGAAATTGTTACCTGTTAAGCCTGAATGGTTACGAGCTACAAAGTTAATTGAATATAAAAATAAAGCACTTAAAAACTAGTATTATGACTATAGAGGTATCAGAAGAAACGTTTTACAAAGTATTTGATAAGCCTATTAAGATTGAGGTAGAAAGAAACGGAGTATTAGAAAAACATCATTATAATTGCAAAGAACAACGGGGTGTTAAAATATGGAACTTTGCAAGCTCAAAAAAGCATCAATACTATTTATTTGATATAAACTACTAAAAACTATTTTTATGTTATCATATAGCACTATATTACAAGGGCATACAACCACAGAAGAAGCAGCAAAAGAATGGGCACAAGGTTTTGATTTCTCACAAGATGAGGTAGAAGAAAATAGCTACAGTCATTCTAGGTATATTGACACTATTAATAATATTGAAATTCATTATTGTTATGGTGCAGATTATTACTTTTTTTGTGATGCTGCCACGGAGGATAAAAAAATTAAAGACTTCAAAGAAGGTATTGAAGGTATTGAGTTTTTAAGAAATGCCGTTCAATGGTTTAATTACAGAGATGAACATTTAAATGCAGAGAAAACGCCTAAACAATTGTTAAACGAATATTTAGAAGAGGTCAATCATGGTTAAACTAAACTATAATAAATTAATAGCGTTAAAACCAACTGTTTTAACTACTATAAAAAATCAAATTGGGCAAACAATAGAAATTGTAGAGCACCCAACAAAAGGAGATTCTAGCCCAACAATTGCAATATTTCACGAAGAAAAAGAAGCTGTTTTAACTGATTTTTTTGATACTGAGGACTTATACGAAGGTAGCGACTACAACCCTGTATATATGAACGGGAAAATTAATTTAGCTTACGAACTAGGACTTTAAAAATTAATAGAATGAACTTAGAAGAAATTAGAACGGCATTAAAAGAAGGTAAAACAGTATACTGGCATAATAGCAATTATAAGGTAGTCGAAGACAATAACAATAAACTATTTATTACATGCTTATTAAATAGTAATATTGTGTTATTAGATGAAGGTGGTGAAAATTTCTTCTTTGATTTATTTGAACACTATGAAAATCAGCCTAAAAACTTAGAAGGGATACTACTAAAGTGGTCCGAAAAAATTGATGAGGGGTTAAATTATTTTGAAAATGAAGAACTCTTAAAAGAAGTTAAAGACATAGGTTATACTTTTAATTATCAATTAAATAGCGAGCCTTTTAATTTGCGCTTAATGGTAGAAGAAGAAAGAAATGAGCATATTAATAAGCATGGGTTAAATTTTGATTTATACTTGTTAAGTGATACAGTTATAAAAACAGAAGAAAATATATACAAGAATCAGGAAACCCAATATAAAAAAAGCTTTACTAAGAAAGATCTTAAAAAGTGGTATTTTAGAGAATACTCAAATTAATAAATTTTTTAACAATTAGTTAACAAAAAATAGGAACTAAAGCACTATCTTTACACCAAGCAAAAACAAAAATATTATGGTAAATACAACAGAGTTAAGAGACACTAAAACAATTAGAGAAGATATAAGAGTACTACTAAAAGACTACAATAAATTAAACCTAATAAATGGCGAAGACTACCAAGCATTAAAAAAAGAGTTGGACTATACTATAAAGGAGTTAAAGAACAACGAAATGTATTTATTTATTGAAGCTCAAAACATAACACATAAAAGGCTAAACAAAGTAATTCCAAATGCTTTAATTCTTATTAAAAATATAATAGGGGAAAAGTATTTAAATATGGATAACAGCATAAACCATAAGTATAAAAATTACTTTGATTCTGTAGAGCAAGAAGAGAAAAAAGAGCTTAAAAATTATACTTACAGAATAACAACAAGAACAAGAGTTGTGCATAATAATTTTGTTATTGATGTTAGTATAAGAGTATGGAATAAAAACGGAAGCGCAGATTATTCGAATGTAAAGTATTTAGCAACATTTGAAAATGGCACAAGTTTTAAAGATTTGTATGGTTTTGACGAAGAATTTAATACATACAATTTAAAAGCAGAAGTAAAAAAGATGCATAAATACGAGCAACTAAAAAAGGAATTGGAAGAAACAAGACTAAAACTAAATACTAGTTTTACGGAAAAATTTTTGTACGGATACAGAAAAGACTCATACTAATAAAACAATCAATAATATTTACCCTTTTAAATATATAAAAAAATGGATACATTCAACAAATATTTCAAGATATCAAAAGAAGTTTATACCAAAGAATTAACAATTGAAGAATATTTTAAAAACCTGCAAATAATAAAGGATGCAGAGGAAGAAATTAAAGCAGAGTTAAAAAGTAAAACTGTAAAGGTTTTAAAAAGTGTTAACTACCAGTTGGGGAATTGGTCAGACAACAGAGATAAAAAAGCCGACTTAATAAACAAAGCTTTTAAAGCCTTAATAGAATACTTTTATTTAAATAGAAATATCAGTTATTTTGTAGGGGAAGAAACACACCAAAGCGCACAAGACAAGTTAATACAAGGTACAACAGCCGAAACGCTAGAGAGCTTCTACAAAGAAAGAAGAGAAAAAAAAGAAGCTATTAAAAAATCGATTGAAAACCCTCAAACAATAGCAGAGTTTAACAAGTTTATTGAAATAGAAGGAAAAGAAAAACTAACTGCGGAGCAGCTAACACAGTACGAAAAACTTTTAGCCGATGTAGCACTAGAAAGGCAACAAAGAGCCAAGGAACAGGAAGCAAAAATTACTAAAATAGAGAATGCAAATGTAGAGTTTGCACTACATGAAACAAAACATAGTAAGACAGGCGAAGATATTTTTACAGTCTTAATGATTAATAGAGTTGAACGAGAAGAGTTTAACACGCTCAAAACAAAAGCTAAAAAAATAGGAGGTTACTATTCAAGATTTACAAATCTAAGAGCAGAGCCACCAATTAAAGCAGGTTTTAACTTTGAGACTTTAGAAGACGCTCAAAAATTTATGTCTTTAAAAGAAGGAGAACAAGACACAACCGAAAAGACAGAAGCGAAAGAAGAGGAGAAGCAGCAAACAGCAGGAGAAAGAATGAAGGAAAGAGCTGAGAAAATGATTTCAAAGGCTGAGGAGAGTTTAAACCAAGAAAGAAGAACTAACACCCACCGCCAAGCAGGGCAAGCAGCAAGCGCAGAAGATAAAGCAAGAAAGGAAATAATCTTTGCAAAGAAATTGATTAAAATTGCTGAAGGTTTTGATAATGGAACTATCAAATACTTACATGCATTAAGAAACGGCAAGCAGTTGGAACAGTTAGAGAGTATTTTAAAGTATGGGAAGTATAACAGAATACACGAAATGAAGTTAACACATACACAGCGTTTAAATGAAGAGGCAGAAAGTAAGCCTTTAGAAGATGTAAATTATATAAAATACCCTTTTCCTGTTTTTTACATTGAAATGATAAAGAGTATTTTATTACCTTATTCTGATACAAAAGGAATGAAACAAGCAGTTAACAAAATATTAAAAAACTACTCTAATCTACCTAAAGACCAAAACGATAAAATAGTATTAAAAGGGGATTATATAATACAACTATTTAAGGAGACAGCAAATAAAATTCCAGACCAGTGGGAAAAAGAGAGAATTTTAACACCAATTAAGGACTACGAAAGAGTACAAAAAATGGGGTTAACTAATGAAGCGCTTTTAAAAACTGCATTAAGAGAATTAATACAACTAAGTGAAGGAACAAAATTAAGCCAAGAAGAGAAAGAAAAAATAAAATTAAAAGAGCTCGAAAGGTCATTTATAGGGAAGAAAATAGAGGGCTTTTTCCCTACTCCAGAGCCTTTAATTAATAGAATGTTTTCAATGGGAAAAGTTTTCGAGGGGGAAACAGTAAGAGAGCCGAGTGCAGGACTAGGACACATAGCCGAAGCAATTAAAAACAAGTACCCAAAAAATAAATTAATTGTAAACGAGTACAACAGCAGTTTGTCTGATGTGTTAAAATTAAAAGGTTTTGAAGTTTCAGAAAATTTTAACTTTCTACACGAGACAGAAAAAACGGATGTTATTTTTATGAATCCTCCTTTTGAGAAGCATCAAGATATAGAGCACGTAAACCATGCTTTTAACTTATTGAATCCTGGTGGTCGATTGGTTGCTATAATGGCAGGAAATAAGTACGAAGAGAGTAAGAACAAAAAAATAACTGATTTCTTAGAAATGGTTAAAAAGTATGGATATAGCCAACAAAATGAAGAGGGCAGTTTTAAAAGTGCTTTTAATAGTACTAATGTAAATACTATTACTGTATACTTAGAGAGACCACTTTAAATAATTAGTATGATAACATTAACAGCTAAAAGAGAAGGTACTAGCGTAGCTGTATACAACAGTAAAGGGGAATTTAAAGGTAGATTCCCCAATACGGGATATAGACCAACAAAGGCAACTAAAACAATTATATTAAACTGTTTCAAATTTAAATTAGAATGGAAAAAAGAAAATTATATTTATTGATTGCAAAAGCTTTAGACGATGTAAATAACTCATTAGCTCACCTTCGTAGTATTTGGGAAGATAACGAAGAAGCAGAAGAAATTTTAAACAATGATGAGTATCCTTTTGCTGGGGACTTAGGGGATAACTGTATTTTTTCAGACTATGCAGAAACTTGTTTAAAGCTACTTATTGAGAGAGAGGAAAAAAGATTTAAAGTACTAAACAAGTATGAATACAAATTATCAACTGGTACAATTTGGGGTTCTTTTGACCACGGGGAAGTGATCGCAGAAAATGAAGAAGAAGCAATAAAAAAAGCTAAAAAAGAACTTACAGAAAACCTAGAAAAAATTAATCTAGCTATGAAACATTGCGATATAACAAGCGGTTTTGTTTTAGATATGAATATTGATAGTTTAGAATTTGAGTTTATAGGAGTAAGTTCAGTAGAAGGAAAAGGTAAAACAGTAAAAAAGCTAAATCGTTTAGTTAAAGCCCTTAATACAGAGCGAATACCTTTTACATTGATAAGGGAACAAGAACAATTTAGAATAAATATCGATAATAGTCCTACTGTATATTTTATAATTAACAGCAAAGGTTATTTTACTTATGATAGTATTAGTATTACTATTATGGATATAAAAAAATTTGCACAAGAGCATAAATAAATTAGGTTTTTAAAAAAGTTATTACTATCTTTGGAGTCGATAAGTACATTATGTTAACTTAACAGAGTGTTAACCTTAAAAATTTTAATTATGAAGTAGCAATGAAGGTGGCGACCAAGGACGCATGTATTATAAATTTAAATAAATAAGATCTAAACATTTAAAAAACTCCTATAACTTGTGTATAGGAGTTTTTTTTATGCCTTAAAAATAAAAGTTAAAACTTTGTTAACTGCACCTCAAAATCAAGTACAATAAACTATCTTTGGTGTAAGTAAAATAATAGGATTATGAAAAATGGACTCAGCTAAAAAATGGTTTGATAGATTTAATTAATGCTAACGGATTTATTAAAACGAGGTTTGAAACCTCAAAAAGGAAGGTATAACCATTTTTTTAAAAATCAAATAAATTAAACAATATGAAAAAACATTTTCTAATAACAGACAACGACAGCAATTTAGGGGTATTTGAATACTCAACAAACGAAGAAGCCGACAGATTAATAATGCAAATAGTTTGTGAGTATTACTGTACTGAGGATTGCCATTTAGATCACGGTTTTAAAATTGAAAATTGTAGTTTTAAATACTTTAGAATGACAGGGCAAATGTTAGATAATGGCGAAGACACAAACTACGAAATTTACATTGAACAAATAGGAGTATACTCAACTAAAAAATAAAACATAGACACATGGTAAGAAAATATAGAAGTAAGGAAGAGTTAAAAAGTTATTTCGGGAGAACTTTATTTTTCGTTATGACAACCTTAAAAGAAGGCTACATAACTACAGTGATAAATACAAGAGAAGTGTACAATCCTCTAGACTTTAAAAGACTCCATAGGAGTACACCTTGTGAAGGCTGTGATATTGTAATAGGGCATAATTCAACTAATAGTGACTATATCTACGATATAAATAAAGAAGCTAACCACAATATTGGGAGCTTTTCACTTCATAGGTATAACGAAATAAACTATTTTAACTACTGTGAAGAGAACCAAGTCGAAGAGGTTAAAGCAATGTATTTAGAAGCTATTAAAAAGGATGTTTCAGGGCTTATATTAGAATTAAAAGAAGAGATAAGCACGTTAGAAAAAATAGTAATCAACTAAAAAATATAAAAATGAAAAAGGCAAACAAAATAATGGCAAGAATAGGTTTTGAAGATGTAATACTCCCGATAGAGGACGTAGAAAAAAGCTTATCTGTAGTAGATGAAAAAGGAGATACTTTTGGAGGAACATACCTAATAGGTTATGAAGACGAAGACGGAGAAGAGTGCGAAGAGGATGGAACTTACTTAAATCAATAATCAAAAGACAAAATAAATACTAAAGAAATGAGCACTTCACAAACAAATTGGACAAACGCTAGTACTAGTAAAATAGAAATATTAGAGGGATTAAAAAATGCTTTATTAACAGGTAAGAATGCTTGGATAGAGATAAGAAATAATATTTATGGAGAAGGAAAAGAGGGGTGCAAGTTTCCTTTAACAACTAAAAATAGTGGGTTAAATAATCCTTTTAATTGGACAATGGCATACGGAACTATATTTTCTAAGGATTACCCAAGCAAGTTTCACAATGATACAGAAAAAGATCTACACCTAAATTGGACTGTCTTATTCTCGACTAAAGAAGCAAGAGAGATATATATAAAAGAAGGTAGAGTCATAGAAGGTTTAAATAACGGTATGGGTGTATGTACTCCAGTTAAAATAGCAGACGCTGATAAAACTAGAAAGGATGGATACAAACATAGTCCAAGAACTATAGTTTGGAAGGCTTTAGATTCAGCTTATAGGGTACCTGATGGGAGTATTAAAAAAGTTTTTGTTGTTGTTACAGAAGGAAGCTTAGAAGGGTACGAAGATGAAATTTTAGACAAAATTGGCAATGCTACTGTATTTTTAAAAAATAATAAACTAGAAAATGGCAACTAAAAAAGCAAAAATAGCAATGTTACCTACAGAAGACCTTTATGAAGGTGTTATACTGTTAAGACATATATGGAAAGGTCACCGATTAGAATGTAGAAGTTTATGGCAATACAAAGATACTGAAGTTATTGGTGGAGTAACACAATACACCACATTAAATGGCAGTTTTAGAGACCAAACTGAATGTTTTGAACCTCAACATCTATATTTAACTGTAGACGAGAAGCCTAGAAGTGGAGATTGGTTTGTATTAGAGGGTAAAGAAGTGTTTAAGGCTTATAACAGCACTAACTCTGGTATATGGTTTAGAAGAGATGGAAAAAGTGGTTATGAAGCAAGTATTAAGGACTGTCGTAAAATAGTAGCTACAACTGATACATCATTAAGATTTGGGCATGATGATACAGTACCTTACCCAAAAAGAAAGACATTACCATCACCATCACAAGCATTTATCAAGAAGTATTGTGACTTAGGTGGTATTGATGAGGTGCTGATTGAGTATACATTAAAAGGTCATCCAAGTATACCTTCTAAGCATTGGGATATAATACCTAAAGTAGATTCTCATAACACTATTACAATTAAACCTTTTAAAGATAGTTGGAGTAAAGAAGAGGTAACAAAAGTATTACTAGAGTACTCTAAAGAACAGTATGGTACTGCGAAAAATAGTAAGTATGTGCTAGATTGGGTTGAAGAGAATTTATAGTTAAAACTTTGTTAAACGGAGTTTAAAAGTGAGTACAATACACTATCTTTGAGTAAGCAAAACATTAACAGTAGATAAATAATCATGACACAAGAACAACAAAAAATATTAGCACAAATCAGTACAGATACTATTTTATACTTTTTAAGAGAAGTAAGGTGCACAGCAATTCAAATATGGCAGCCTTTGGATGTTATAGGAAAAGCTAAAGAGATGGGTTTTGAAATAACAGAGGAACAAGCTATAGATATTATAGCAGATATTAGAAAAAATAAGGATTGTGTTATAGGGATAACATGGGACACAATAGAAAATCACATCGAGGATTTAATTATTAAGAACTCTTTTACACTAAATACAGTTGAGTCTGGAGAAGTTAAATTTTGTTCTTTAGAGACTAATGATGAGGTAGGGAACTACTGGGATGATGATTCTTTTGGTTACTATGGCTTAACTAAGGAACAAATTTTAAATGGTGAGTGCGAATCTTTTACAGTAAAAAAGGAGAAGGCTATAGTATTTATGGATGGATATGATGAAGTAAGACTTGCAAAGGATCACTCAGTAATTTTTTCTACAAAGATTCCTGAAACAATTGCAGAATATTTTGACAGGGAAACTATAGTTCATAGTGTAATAGATGAGGTGGTCAGTATATGGAACGAAACTGAAGACCTAAGTAAAGTGGATAACTACTTATTAGATGAAGGCGAGTGTACCCAAGAGGAGAGAGAAGTGATTACTGAAATGTTGTATAAATTTTTTACAGTAAAAAAGGAATTAACTAAGGAAAGAGTAAAGGAAGAGATGGAACTTCATAATAATGATGAAGCAGGAATAAACAACCAATGGACTTATGAAGATGCAGAGTACCATCTTTTATTAAGTGATGAATTTTATAAAAACTAATTATGAAAATAGAAACATATTTACCAATTTTTCCAGGATTCTATGGAACTGACTTTGACTGTAACGAAGAAGACCAAATTTGTGAAGAGGAAAATCTTGAATACTCAGAAATAAATTGGAACTATAAAGATTATAGAGAAAGAGTTGCAATAGCTAGTTGCCAAATTATAGAGGAGTATCTTAAACATGATGGGTTTAATTTTGAGTTTAAATTTCAAGAGGTAGTTTCTCCAAGAGAATACAACTTTGTAAATGACAGTATTAATGTAGAAGTGATCTTACTTAAGACAGAGTTTAATATTTTAATAGGCTATTTAAAAAGTAATTTAAGCGATTTTAAGGAGTTTTTAGAGGAGCACTATACATCTAGATCAGGATTCTGTAGTTTCTATGAGACAGCCCCTGAAATATGGATTAATGAGTATTTAAAACCATCTAGTGATAAGTATGAGCATTGTTTTGGTGCAGTACTAGGATTTTATTTAATAAATGAAGGGTTTACAGAAGATGAACTATTAAGTCAAGTAAGCCATGAAACTGGGACAATAGACTGGGAAGTAAAAGAAGAACTAATTGAAATGGAGTAATTATGTTAGATTTTGTAAAAAAAGTTTTAGAAGATAAAGATACTTTTGGAGGATTTGAAATAGTCTCTTATAAACAGGGGAGTTTTCCTAGTAAAGAAGGTCCAACTTGGTATGGTAAGGCTAAGGATAGAACAGGAATGACTATTATACACTGGAATACAGAAGGACACTGTTGTACTTATTTTGGAGAAGAGTTGAAACCAAACATAAGTGTTTGCATTAGTAAAGATGGAGACACCAGAACAGTGTTCAATGGGTATTGTTTTACAAAAACAGATTTAAAAAAAGTGTTAAAATTGACTTGGTAATATGAATCATAAGCAAAAATTTCCAAACGGGTTTACTAGTTGGCAAGAAACTCATTTTGAAGTAGTGTCAAAACTAGTTAAAACAGTACATTTTTCAGGGAGTACTGCCCATAGAAAAAATGAAGAACAAGGAACTGGAGGTCTATATGAATTAGCAGAAGACTTAACAGATAAATTTGAGAAAGGTAATAAAGGGGCTGATTGGGAAGAGAAAAGCTTCTTTGACACAATAGAAACCTTCTTAAAAAAAGAGTTGTAGTATGGAAAAAATCGATTTTCACGGAGGTTGTAGGGGATGTACAATGCAAGAAGACCACGGAGTAACTAAGTGTGTAGGATGCCAGTACTTTAAAGCTGATTGGAACTTACCTGATTTAAACACAGGTAAAAGTGAAGAAAAGGAAAGAACTGAGACTAGACTACTCGCAATAGAATTAACTGAAAAAGGAGCAAAATTTTCAAAAGGACACTGGTACTCTAAAAGAGAGTTTAGTATCTATAAATATAGAGCTAAATTTATAGCAGAAAATGGTAAGGGAGAAGATTTAGTAAACATGGATGTTTATACTACCAATACTAGTAAAGAAGAGCTTAAGTTTATTTTAACTGTAGCCGCACAAAAAAAGTTTTTGAGCAGTAATGTAAGAGGTAAAATAGTAAATTGGAGTAGTAAGGAAGCAGACCTTAAAATGGAAAACGATATAGATTTTTTATTAGATTTTTAATTATGAAAACATTAGTTAGTATTATAACAGGAAGAAAAGATTATCCTATATTTACAGGAAATAGTAATAATGAAGCTATATTAAAATACCTATCAGTGACAGAAGCAATAGAAGCTAAGTTAGATGAAGATATTATAATTACAGACTCGGATGAGTTTAAAATAATAAATGTTGAGGAGGTAGTATTATGAGTAAAATATTAACAAAACTTTCGCAGTTTATTTCTACAGAAGAACTTACTTTGCAGGAATCTTATGATAAACTACTAAATCAAGAGAATTTAGATAGCACAGTTATAGCAGATGATGTTATAGATATGTGGGAGCCTCTGGAATACAGTTTAACAGTAGGTGATTTATTAAGAATAATTAGGAAAGAATAGATGAGACAAATAGATTCATTTTTTAGGAGTAATGTAGAAGAGGATGACCATAGTATATATAAAATGTTTCTAGTCATCTTAAAAAGAGAAGGAACCACTATAATACAAAAAGGTATTGATAGCTATATTCTTTTAAATGAAAAAGAAGAGGAGTGTCTGGTAATAGGGAGTAGGCTGATAGAGATTATTCAGAAAGGAAATATAATTATGGTTGCTCCACATGATTATATTAGAGAAAAAATAATTGAGAGGACTAAAGAAGAGATAGACTCCAAGATACAAAATATTAAAACAAAAGTAGATATACTTAGAATTAACCAAATTAAAAATTTATTATGAGCGAATCGTTAGAATTATATGCAAAAGATGATAAAGGAGTTCTAAGAGAAGTTACCCTTTTTGCTGTGCTATCAGCTGAATTTGAAAGAGCTGGCTTTAAAATGGACTCTGGAGCTTGGAAAGATGAAGACCATAATTGGTTAGGGATAGTACAAGAGAACTCTAAGTCTGAACAAATTGTGACTAACATAACTTTCCAAAACAATATGAATACCATAACTGGCTTAGACATTTATGTTACTCCAATCAAAAGAGTTGTAGATGAAGATGAATCTGTAAATATCACTGGATAATGGCTGTAATTAAACTAGAAATAGAGAGTTGCAAAGATTGCCCAAATTTCAGAAGAGAAAGACACTATACTGGAGATAGTTGGGAAGAAGCATATAATTGGCATTGTAAAGCAAAAGAAGATAAAAAAATTCAAGGGTATGTAGAGTGGATGGATGAAAAGCACATAAAGATTCCTGAATGGTGCCCTATTAAAGAAAAAGAAGATGAAAGTATACCTAAGTAGATATAGCAATAAAGATACATATATAAAAGGCTTCCCTGATAAAAAAGAAGTCGTTGTGTCAATGGGAGAAGCAGTTAAACTTGCCAGGGAGAAAATAGCAGAGACTAGGGGTACAACTACTTTTGTAGGGTTTAAGATCCATGATTTAGACGAAAATTTAAAACACAGTTTACCAAGCTATTAAGATATGACAGAATACGAAATATTAGGTATCAGAAAATGGGCTACAGTAGAAGAAGCTAAGGTAGCGTATAAGAAACTTGCAAAGAAATACCATCCAGATAAAACTGGAGGAGATGAAACTGCAACAAAAAGATTTTTAGCTATTAAAAAGGCTTATGAAAAGTTGTCCTCAGAAAAAAATACTTTGAGAAGTGGAGAAATAACAAGTGTAAACGAGAATGCAGATGGTTCTATAGAGTTTCAGGTTAGGTTTACTAAAGGAGTAAGTAGCGTACATATTGGTGACCTTGTATTCACTCCTAGGTTTGATAATCTTTTTGGTAGAATAACTTTAGAAAAAGCTTACTTAGAAAAAAGGGAGTATTTACTTATAATACGTTTTGTAGATATTCTAGGCAATGTTGTATCCTCTTACACATACAATGACAATTCAAAAAATAGTTGGTGGGTAAAACTTAAAAACTTTTTTAGGTAATATGGAAAAAGAAGAGAAATGCCAGTACGTAAAAAGAGAGGGCGAAAGTTGTACCTTAAATAATAACTGCACTTTCCCAAATTGTATAGATAAAACCTTAAAGAAATGAAGTATATATCTGAGGAAGATTTTTTAGCTAGTGCTGACAAAAGTTTAATTGCTGCTGTAATTAAATCAATAAAGAACGCCATAATTAAGAGTAATCATATAGAGGGAGATATAGGGGAGGGGTTCTCTAATTATACTTTTGATAACTCTGAAACTATAGTTGTTATAATATATAAGTACAAATTACTTAAAGAATTAAAAGCTGAGACAAGTTTTGACGCTTATATAGGTAAGGAAGTAAATGATTTAGTATTAGACAAAATAAATGCTATTAAAGCAAGGGCAGAAGCTAGAGGAGACGGTTTTACTTGGGAAGAAAAACAAAAGTAATATGGAAATATTGAGTATTAAAGAAGGTCTATTTAAAGAAATATACGAGCATCAAGCTTTTCAAGAACTAAGGATAACTATGGATTGGGATGTAGATGAAGCAATATATCAACAAGAAAATTACTTATTTGATTGGTTACCATCTTATTACATTGTGTTTGACTTATATATTCGAGAGATAATTCAAGGAAGGGATCCTCACAGAGAGCGAGTAAGAGTAAACCTAGATATAGAAGATATTAGAGTCTACCCTAAAGAAAATAATGTTAAGCTTGAGTTAAAGTACTTGGACAAAGACTTTATAAAGCAGTATATTTGTGGCATACTAAAAACAGAGTAGATGAAGATAAAAAAATATAACCCAAAACACTATAGTAAAAGTAAGGCTGAAATGCATCTTACTCCTTTTTGGCCTATAGTGGTAATTATAGGCTCTTTTATAATAGGGATCTTAATAGCTGTCTTATGTTTTACTTAGGAGCTATAGTAGCTGCAACTAGGAAGAAAAGGCAGGGAAAAAGAAAAAATAAGAGAAAAAAGGACTCTCATCCAATACATAATACAAGTAAGGAAGAGTATTACCATAGAATTAGTAAAGGTAAATGTGGAAGTTGTGGTGAAGACTCTGGAGAGTACTTGGGCATCTGTGACGAGTGTAGATATAGTTAGTAAAAATATCATAAAAATGAATAGTGAATCAAAATTTTTTGACGGGGAAGAGGATTATATATTTTGGGAACAAAGACCTTTTATTCCTACAAATAATAGAAAACTAAATGTTATTGAAGCAAATGACATTGTAAATAAATTAATGCTATCTTGTCAAGATGCAAAGACTTTAGAAGAAGCGGAACAGCTTAAAAGCTGGATCAAAAATAGAGAGGTATGAAATGGCTAAAAAAAGCTTTTTTGTACTACTTAATGGTAGAAATTAGAGAGTTAGATACCCCAGAAGGGAGAATTATTTATAGATGGGCTAGGTTAAATCATCACAAATTAAAGAAAAATGAAAGTAGGATACAAAAGTACCAGTATTGAAGGTAAATGTTTAAAAAATACCTACGAGGTAGGGAAAGAATACATCGTAGATAAAAAGGAAGTGATTAGAGAAATAAGTACTCTTGGAGCATCACCTGTTGAAGATAAAAGCTTACGAGTACATTCTGAGGAAGTGATACATTACTGTGATAATTTTTCTGACTGCCAAAATTGGGCAAAGCCTAAGTACCACACTAGGTTTTTTGAAATCCAAGTTTTAGGAAGGTTCAAAAATGAACTTACTAAGAGTGGTACAACTCATATTAAAATATTAAAAGAATTATCAGAAAGTGATATTAAAAGCTTAAAAGAGAAGGCTCTTGAAAATGCAGTAGATACAATTTTAGGGCTTAAGAAGTTAAGAAAATTACAAAAGGCTTTCCCTAATTTAATAGTAGGAGGAAGCATTTCTTTGTTTTTACAAGGAGTAAAGTTAGGAAGATTAACAGCTAGAGACCGTGATCCGAGTGATTTTGATTTAATTAGCCCTTACTGGATTAATTTAGAAGACGTAGGAGCAGAATTACTAGACTCCAAAAATAGTGGAAACTCATTTAATGAGACCTATACTTATGAAGGCATAAAATTAGACTTAGCTATATCTAATACTAGCAAGTTTAGTATTGTAGAACACAACGGACATAAGTACAAAGTTAATAGCATATTTGAGATTTTAGGACATAAAATAAGTTATGCAACACAAAAAAATGGGCATAAACACAGGAAGGATATTATGGAGATTATTGGAATTAAAACAGAGAACAAATGAACAACAAAGTTAGAACAGTAAACATTGAGAGTTTATTATTTTTAGACATAGAGACTGTCTCTAGAAATAAGGAGTTAGATTTAGAGGGAGAAGAGTATGATCTTTTTGCCTGGAAGCAAAGGGATAGAGATACAGACCGTCTTAAAATAAACACTGAGTTAGAGCTACTTTATACCACCAAAGCAGCCTTATCTCCAGTTTTTAATAGGATAGTTTGTGTTACTGTAGCTTATGTAAGAGGTACTACAGTGTACTATAAGGCTATTACAGGGCATGAGAAAGACATTCTTGAAGAAGTGTATTCAATATTAAACTCAGAAAATTGGATGCCTTGTGGGTACAATATCACTAATTTTGACATGCCTGTTATGAGGTTAAAAGCTTATCAAAGTAAAGTAGAAACAATCTTAAAAGATACTCTATCTGACAGTGGTAAAAAGCCTTGGGATATGTCAAAATATTTCTTAGATTTAATGGACGTGTTTAGAGGGACTATATTCAGTAACATGTCTTTAGAAGAAGCTTGTTATTTATCTGGAATACCTTCACCAAAAACAACTATAAAAGGGCATGAGGTTACCAGAACATTCTATAGAGCAGAAAATGGGTTAGAGACAATAGCAAATTATTGTAATGCAGATACTATAGCCTGTGTAAAATTGGTTGCTCAGATGAAAGGTATGGACATATCCCTTTTAAACTATGTAGATAGAACAGGAGTTCAGAAAAAAGAAGTTGTAGACAACAGAACTACGTTAGAGAAACTTTATGATAACAATGGTTTTACTGCTGATATTAAAGAAGAACTTACAGTTGCTCTTAGAAAAAAGAGAATGACTAAAAAAGATAAAGAGAACATCTTTACTATTTTAAGAGGAGTATTGGTAAGAGCAGACTTTGAAAATAACGACCAAGATTCTAAGGCGAAAATAAAAGAAAAAGAAGACAGTATTAATGAATTTATAAGCACATTATAATGGCCAGAGCAAAAATAGTATTACCCAGTATCTTAACAAAAGACAGTTGGTTTTATAAAGAAAACAAAGATATATGTGATCCACATTTAGGTAAACCTTATATTTCTTATTCAACATCAACCTCTTGGATAAGTTATAGAGAAGATTTGATTAAGCAAAAGTTTGCTAAAATTAAATTAGATGCCAAAAAACTTTATGCCGAGTTAGGTAATTACTTAGGGGAAGCAGTAGAAAATGGTAAGTTTGGAGAGAACCCTAATCAATTTACAGGGCAAGAGAACTTTAGGCTTATACCAAGACCAGAAGGTGCTGAGTATGAAAAAATGATCTTAATTGATATGGGAGACTATATAATTTTAGGATTCATTGATATTTTCTTAGAAACCTCAGAGTTTGAACTTCCAGAGAAAGTAGGAGGTAAAACTAATGTTAAGGTAGCTGTAGCCAATGTACAGGATTTAAAGACTGGAGGTAAGAAAAAAGAAGATGAGTATGCTTCAGAAGACTATACACAAGTTATCTTGTATGCCAAAGCTTTAGAGAATAGAGGGTATAAGATAGGAAAAACAAGTGTTTGGTTTGTTCGTAGAACAGGGAGTCATATAAACCCTCCTTTACATATATCAGATGAACAGTTTGAAATTCCTTTAGAGTATAATGAGGCTAGAGTTGACTTTGCACTAAAAAAGATAGATAAGTCAGTTAGAGAAATATCTGACTGTTATAAAACGTACCTTAAGTTTTTTGGATAATGGATGAGGATATAATTAAGTATATATTTTATAGGTTAGTAGTTTTGGTTCTTATTTTATGCTCACTAATATTTGCAGCAGGATATTTTTTAGGACAACATTAACATATACTTCCAAATAAAAGAGTACCTTTGACAAAGAAACCAATAGCAACAAAATGAACAAAAGTGTAAAAGCAATAATTTTAACAGGGTTGGCAGTAATTTTTGCAATAGGTGCTCTTATTGGAGTATGTATTTGTTTAGCAGCAGAAAATCTTAGGTTAGGTTGGATAACAACAACCTTTGCAGTATTAAGTGGGGTAACACTCTTATTAAAAAATGAAATATAAATGGAAACAAGGAGCAAATTATTGAAGTATTTACTGTATATTTGTCAGGCAATAGCAGTAGCGTACATAGCTATGTACATGTTTAGATCGGATTACCCCTTTTTAGTGGTTCCTCTTATTATTGGAGTAGCGATTGTATTAATTTTAGTTTTAACAAGAAAAAAGAAGTAAAGAATGAAAAAGTTTATTGGATTATTATTAGTAGCATCAGTTTTTATGTCATGTAACAGGCCAGAGCCTAACTATGAAGGGGTGCTAATGACAGATTACGGTAGAAATGGCATAGAGTCATTTAAAGTAGTAACAGGAGCACAAGGCCCTTTAGGACCAGGATCAGAGTTGTATGAAGTTCCTATGTGGGAGCAAAAAGGAGATCCTAGAGTTGTAGAAATTTCTGCAAAAGATGCTGGAGTGTTTACAGTGGATCCTGCCTACACTTATATTCCTATTAGAGGTAAAGGACCTGAAATTGTGTTAGCTTATAAAAATTATAATGTAAATAACCCTAACTCTTTCTTTGAGTCAGTTGAGGAAAATGTAATTAATAAAAGGGTGACAGACGCTTACAGAGAAGAAGCTAGAGGGTACACGACAGACTCTTTAATGAATAATTTAACAGGTTACGAGAATGCAGTACAAAACAGATTAAAGAAGGAGTTTAATTCTAAGTACTTTGAGTTGACTACACTTACCTCAGGATTAAAACCACCAAAGTCTATGGCTGACGCTATTGAAAGAAGAAATAGGTCAATACAAGAAGCTAATGAGGTAGAGAATCAGTTAAGGACTGCTGAAATGTTATTACAGAAAGCCACTATTGACGCTGAAACTAATAGAGTGTCTTCTTTAGGGTTAACAAAAGAAATTTTAACAGCTAGGTATATTGAAGCTCTTAGAAATTCTAAGAATAGAATAATTATAACAGATGGCAAGACTCCAGTAATTTTAAATTAAAATGAGTGTTCAATCAGATTACAAGGCAATAAAAGACTTCAGTGGTGATTGGAGTAAATCTCTAAGAGAGAAATACAACATGACAGAGGAAGAAGTATTAAATAACATAGAACTATAAAAATGAAACAATTTAAAATTATTACAGCTATAATGCTGTTAAGTGTATTTACAGTTAGTGCCCAAGAGTATTCTAAGTCATCTATCCAAGTAACAGCAGGAGGAACTAAAATACAAGACATAACATCAGTTGAGCTTTTTAATGTTGACTTAGCTTATAGGTATATGGCTAATACAAAGTTTGGAGCAGAAGTAAACGTAAATTACACGTCTATTCCTGATTATACTACTAAGTATTACACTGCTGGGTTACATGGTGTAGTGAATGTAGGTAGAGTATTAGGTTTTGAGTCTTTCTCTAAAGATTATACCATCTTAGCAGGGCTTGGAGGGACTTATTCAGACTCTAATGATCCTACTAATATTTTAGTTTATCATAGAAAATCGAACTTCCATGTGTCTTGGTTTATAGATAATGAGTTTAGGTTAAATAACACTTTATTTTTAAAAGCTGGATTAGATGTAATAACAGATGTTAATCATAGACCATTTACAACTGGGCTAAACTCTGAGACAACTAACATAATAAACTTCAATGTAGGAGTAGTTATTAACTTAGGTAAAAAAGAACATGCCGATTGGCATATTCCAGAAGTAGTTACTAACACTATTGTTGAAAAACATTTTACTACAGTTGAACAACCTATTGATAGAACTATTACTAACTATTATCCAGAGAAGGATAACACAGAGTATGTATACTTTGCCAATGATAGTTTTAATATTACACAAGAAGGTTATGATAACATTGAGAACATAGCTTCAACTAAGGCTCAAATGATATACATTGATGCTTATTGTTCTAATGTAGGTACAGTAGATTATAATAAGACATTAGCAAAGGCTAGAGCTACTGCTATTAAATTCTATTTGTTAGAATTAGGTGTATCGGAAGATAGAATAGAAATTACTGCACATGGTATAGATAATAATAGGTCATATAAGATACCTGAATTAGCTAGACGTGTAGTATTAAGAGCAGAGTAAAAATATAAACTCTTTGTTCAAAGATGAGCATCATACTCAGATTGGTAACTCCTCTGCTTAGGCATGAAACTGAGAGTCCCTGTAAACTGTATCAGCAGTTGTGTTTATTCGAGATGTATAAAGTGAGACGTTTTCTGCAACTAAGTGCCCAAATGAGACACGCAGATTTATATCCAGACTGATATTCTGGCGAAGAGTTTTTAAAACAGTAGGTAGCATATTAGGTTTAATGCGTTTACTAAGAATGGAAGCCTATACCTGAATGCGTGTATAATGTACTAAAAAGCGCTAGTATGGTTAGTTTTTGTTTGGTGTATAGGTCTTGGTAGCTCCTTGACTGATAAGAGAAGGAGGGTTCGAGCCCCTCTCCTGCTACTATAATTATGAGTTGTACCTTAAACAACTGTTTTACTAATTTAAAATTAAGATTGATGGCGACAAAAGTAAGGCTGTTTATATGTACTAAAGGTAATGGTAGGGGAATATTTGAAGGTCAAACATTAGAAATTTATGGTTCTATGTTTATGATGCATGGTTACTATATATCTCATATTAAAACATATAAAGACTTTTATAATAGTACATCTAAATGGAAAGAGGTAAGGACTATAAAAGATTTAACTGAGGAGGAAAGAAATAGTGTGTATATAAAGAGATTATTTCTAGAACATATTCCTGTAGTGTAAATTATAACTAAAACTAAGACCAATGGGCACATTAAAAGAAAAGAAATTATTTTACAGGGTAGTAAATGATGATAGTAAAGAAGGATTGTGGTATAACTATTCTGGGGAGTTTCATGGTAATATTCATGATAAATACTCATTTTGTTTGAATAACGAATTAAAAATGCCATTTGATGAAAATGTAGTTGGGTGGTTATCAACTGCTGATACATTAGAATCTTTATTCCAATGGTTTCCTAAAAAAGATATAGTAGAGTTACAAAACCATGGCTTTAAATTATATTTGTTTGAATCTGAAGAATATAAAATGTATAAGAATCATTGGATTATCAAACAAGATTCAGCTAAAATTATAGGGGGTATTAAAATATACAATCATGATTAAAGAAATAGAAGGTAAATACTTCAAAGAATGTAATGCAGTAATGATGGCTGTAAATAAAAATAATGCCCCAAAAGAGGGAGAATTTTGCATATGTGATCATAGAACTAATTTAGGATGTGGACCAAGAGGTGAATCTAAGTATTTAGCGAAGACAATATCAGGAAAGACCTTAGAGGAAATAATCATATCTAAATATAAACATCTATATCTAACTGTAGATGAGGAGATTAAAGAGGGTGATTGTGTACTCTATAATCAGAAAGAAATACTTCAAGTACAAATGGTAACTTCAGAATCTTATCATTTTACAAATGGAGAATACGAAATGAAAACTAATATATTTTTATTAGTTAAAATAATAGCTACAACTGATACATCATTGACCAAGAAGGTAATGGACTACAGTAAACCTGATAAATATGATGTAGGGAATGAAATGTTCAAGGGTAAACCACAGTATAAGAAAGAACATTTACCATCACCATCACAAGCATTCATCAAGAAGTATTGCGAATTAGGTGGTATTGATGAGGTGTTAGTTGAGTATGAATTAGATGATAGAAATATGTTACCTTTTAGTGATACGAATTATCCTGCTAAACTTAAAACAGATTCTTATAATACTATCACAATTAAATCTGTAGAAGAAAAGACTTATAGTAAATCAGAGTTGCAAGTATTAAAATCTGATATCCAACATCTATGCACTTGGTATCAAGGCAGAGATGTAGATAGATGTGAAAGAGTAGAAAATTGGATTAAAGAAAACTTATAAACGGGAAAATAAAAGTAAGTAATATGCATGATTTAAATAAGCTGCAATATACCATCATGACCCTACTCTTATTAGTGGACTAGTTAATCTTAAATGAATAGGATTCAGCTAATAAGAAAGAGGGCGCTAATAAAACAAGTAATATGAATAAATTAAGAATAAATAGTTTAATTTTAGTTGAGGGAGAAGTACACTATATATCTGAACTCTTTAAAGAGGCCTGTATTAGTAAAAGAGGAGGAAAATTGAGTTGTACTGCATACTCTCAAATTGAGGTCATACCTTTAACTACAGACTGGCTAATTGATTTAGGATTAAAAAAGTTTGGAGTGAGTACGTTTTATATTGGCACTTTTAAAATCCACAAAAGAAAAGCAGGATTTTTTATAGCAAAAAGGTATAAAGAAGTAAAATATGTGCACGAATTGCAAAATATAGTTTTAGATTTAATAGATAAAGAGTTACATTATGATAAGATTAAATAAGTACTACACAATATCAAGTGACAAGAATAACTGGATATTGAACTATGAAAAAGAAAGGTTTGATGAAGTGAAAGGAAAAACAATAACTTCAAAAGATGAGTGGTTTTTTAGTAAGCTAGAGGACGCTTTGAAAAACTTTATTAATGCCTCAATAAAAGATGTAGAGAAAGGTCAAACAATTCTCGATGCAATAAACAGTGCACATGAAACTATAAAAAATGTAAAATGGGACAAGTAAATTCAGGAACATGGTAATAACAGTCAAAAGCGAATACACAGGGAAAAAAGATTATTTTGTCCACGACAATATCTTAATGAAATGTTTAAAAGACTTAGGGTACAAAAACATTTACTTGGGATTTGGCGAGTGGGATGCTCAAAAGTGGTACCTATTTGGACTTATTAAAATAAATGTAGAAGGAGAAGTTTCTCCAGCAGCAAACGAACAATTAAAGTATCTTTCAGACAACCCTTGGCCTGTTGATACAGAAATAGACTTAACTATATAATATGACCCCAGACAGCCCACTAACCCCCGAAAGTGATTGGGAAAAAATAAGAAACAAATTAACTGTTTTTCTAATGGTACTAGAAAGTGCTGAAAGGAAAGAGATAAAAGCAGAGCTAATAAAAATAGCTTATGTTAGTATAGAAGAAGCAAAAGAATTACTGGACACTCTTGAAAAGAGATATAAGAAATGAGTGTTTATAAATACTCCCAGAGTAATGTTCTATACAACAAACATAAATATTTAATAGTTTTGATTTTGTAACATAAAATGTATACTTTTGTACTTTACATAACCCTCTGGGAAATAAAACCTCAGAGGGTTTTTTAGCCTTAATAATTAAATTAATAGTAAATGTCAGTATTTGTAAAAACACATCATATAGATCCCAAGTATAACCACTTGAAAAAGTATGTTAATGTTATGTATAAAGGACTGTGGACTCCTGCTAAGTACGAAAAACTTATATCAGAGGTAGACGCTCCTCAGTATTTTAATGAGATGTCAGATCTAAACAAGGAAATAATAAAACGTTGTATTGTAGCAGTGTCTATGGTAGAAGATAAAGTAAAACTTTACTGGCCAACGATAGCTATAGACTTCCCTCAAACTATAATTGGAGACATAGGAGGCCTTTTTGGACAATCTGAGGTAACTCATAGAATATCTTATCATTCGTTGGCAGAGGTCCTAAAAATAGACACAGCAGAGATGGAAAAGCATCCTGCTTTAAAGGATAGGTTAGCTTACCTCCAGAAACATTTAGAGAAAGACCCTAAAATAATAGGTAAGAAAAGAGTACTGAAGAAATTAGTTCTTTTCACCTCTTTAATAGAAAAAGGAAGCCTTTTTACCCAGTTCTATATTTTAATGAAGTATGATAAGGAGAAAAAAGGGTTGGCTACAATATCTGCTTTACAACAAAGTACTGCCATAGAAGAAAATGTACATTTCAGTTTTGGGATAGAACTAATAAACATAGTTAAAAAAGAAAGTCCTCAACTATGGGATGAGTATCTAATTGATTTAGTTACTAAAAATATAGATATGGCATATAAGGCTGAGCTAAAGTTAATAGACTGGTTTTTTGAAAAAGGATATCCAGATCATTTAAGCAAAGAGGAAGTAGTCAATTTTTTAAACTACAACTTTAATTCTATAGCTAAGAGCTTAGGGTTAGAAAAAGAGTATGCATATGATGTAGATTTGTATAGAAAAGAGAATGAGTGGTTTACAGTTAAAACTGTGGCTCCTGTTTCCCCAGATTTCTTTGACAATGCTGTTGGAGGGTATGCTCATGAAGAAGAAGAAGTGAATTTTAACAATTTTAAATTTTAATAAATGTTTGGACCAAAACAACTAGAGTTCCTAAGAAAAAAGAAGTACTTAGAAAAAGGAGAAACCCCAGAATCTAGAATAAAAGACATAGTAGGTGTAGTTAGAAAGTATGAGAGTGAATACTCAAAAGGGTTGGCAGACCGTGTTGAGGCTTTAATTAAGAAAAAGAAACTCTCTCTTTCTACTCCACAACTAGCAAATTTAGGAAGGGAAAGAATACCTGGTAAAAATACTATAGATTTAAATTGTAGCTGTAATATAACTACAGTGCCTAACAGTATTTCTGGTATTTACTACTCAATAGGGGAGACTGCTATGTTATCTAAGTTGGGTGCAGGGGTAGGAGGAAGTTGGTTAGAAGTAGCTGACAAAAACTCTTTCCTATCTGAGGGCTTTTATACTAATTCTAAATTGGATTGGGTAGAAGATCAACTAAGAGCTAGCCAAAAAGTATCTCAGGGAGCTAAAAGAAGAGGATACTCAGTTCCTTTCTTTAGTTTTGATGACCCTGAGTTTGGCACTATTTTAGAAAGAAATAGTAAAACAAATCCAGACAAGAAAGATCCTTTTATTACGAACAACATTGGATTTGTAATGCCAGTAGGTTTTAGAACAAGAGTAAAAAATGGGGATGCAGAATCACAAAGAAGGTTTTTAAAAGTACTATCTCTTAGGAAAGCAACAGGAAAAGCTTATTTAGTAGATATAGAGAATATGAATAAAAATCAATCTCCTGTATACAAAATACTAAAACAACAAGTAGTAGCTACTAATATTTGTACTGAAGTTGTTACTCCTTTTTATGAGGATAAAACTTTTGCTTGTATCATAGCATCTTTAAATGCCATGAAGATGGACGAAATTACAGACCAAGATATTAAAGACATGTTTATGTTTTTAGATATCAATGTATCTGAATACATTAAGGATACTGAAGGGGTACCTTTTCTAGAAAAAGCTAGAAGATCTGCTATTGAAAAGAGAGATATAGGTTTAGGAGTTTTAGGTTTTCATGACTTGCTTCAAAGTAAGGGGTACGCTGTAGGAGATATGTACAGTAGAAGCCTAAATAAGGCTATATTTTCTAGAATTAGAAAATTAGGGGAAGAAGTTACTAAAGAAATGGCTTTAAAACTTGGATCACCTAAAATGTGTGAAGAAGCAGGGCTTATAAGAAGAAATGTTTCTTTAATGATGGTTGCTCCTAATAAGTCTACTGCATTTTTTATGGATACTACAGAAGGTTGTGGGTTAAGACTAAGTAACTATTTTATAAGTGCCTTAGCTGGTATCCAAGTAGTGGAGAAAAATAAGATTTTAATGAATTTATTAGAAGAAAAAGGAAAGAATACCCCAGAAATTTGGGAAAGTATTCTTACTAACTTAGGATCAGTTAAACATTTAGATTTTTTAGATGACAGAGAAAAGTCTATATTTAAAACAGCTTCTGAGGTTTCTCCTAAAGATATTTTAGATTTAGCAGCAGACAGACAAGAGTTTATAGATATGGCTCAAAGTATAAATCTATACAACCGTCCTAACTATTCTTTGCAAGATATTTATAATATTCACATGTATGCTTTTGATAAAGGTATTAAAACCTTGTATTACTTCTACCCTCAAGCTCATGCAGCTTTGGAGCAAGAAGGTGAAAATTGGGATGCCTGTGAAGGGTGTGCAGATTAAAATAAGTTAAAAAGAAGTTAAAACCCTATCATTAATTTGGTAGGGTTTTTTATTTCTATACATTTGGAGTCTAATACAATAGATATGTTTAAAAAAGGAGATACAGTACAAAGTTCAGTTGATTTGTTATTTAGAAGTAAAGGAGAGGTTTTTGAAGTTTTAGAGGTAAATGAAAAAACTCTTCAGATAAAATATCAACCTAATATGGAAGTTAATCCTAAATGGGGAGAAGCTGAGAGCTTTGAATCTACTCTTACCACATTCCCTGAAACAGGCTGGTGCCGAAAACTTTCTAAGACTCTTAAACACGAAATGCGTAAGCTTGATTGGAATCACGGTCTTAAAATAGGGAATAATGGCGTGGCATGGGATTTAAGGAATAAGTCTTGTTGGCCAATACAAGGAGTAAGTAGCAAGAAAGAGTACAGTGAATCAGAGCTTATGAGTGCCTTGGGACCAGAAAGAAAAGTTATTTGTGGACACTCACACTCTAATGACAAGATGACAATAACAGCCCCTAGCTTACTTTATAACCCTACTTTTCCATCAATTAATCTATTAACAGGAAGCCAAGCAGTAGGAAGATATTTAAGAGAAGATAAGGATGCTCCTTTGGTAATTAAAAAAAGAGAAAAAAGAAAAGCTAAGTTAATAATCTGTTAAAAAGAGTTTATATTCAAATAAATAGACATACATTTGTATCAACATTAAAACAAAATTAAAATATGGAAACAACAATTATGAAAGCTTACGTTAGAAAAGTAATGGCAAAGTTAACTGGAGACAAAAACAAAGAGTTAGCAGAAAGAAACTTTATTAAAGCTACCTTAGGTGCAGATCAGCAAATTTCTTCTTTAAAGTATAAATTAGCAGAAGCTAAGATATCTTTAGAAGACAAAAAAAAGGAGGTTGATAACGCAAAATACCCTGAGACTCTTATAGGAGATGTCAAAGTATATTTTTCTGCTATTAAATCTGCTGAGGAATCTGTAGAAGTAGAAGAGGAGAAAATATTAGATTTAGAAAATTCAATAGAGTTTTTTGAGGCTCTAAAGGTAGAGTTTAACCAAGATTAATAAATAATATGAAAGAGTTTAATACAAAAATACAAAAGCAATTAGATAAGATATCAAAAGGTGGAAAACTATTTAGAGTAGAATTGACAGGAGAAGAAATTTGGTCTTTGTACTTAAACTCTTTTGAAAAAGGGGATGACCCTGTATTTAGAGATCCTGAGTCTACAGTCCACAATTGTAACCATTGCAACAACTTTGTCCGAAGATATGGTAATGTAGTGGCAATAAATAAAGATATGGAGATTGAGTCTATATTTGATGTGGATATTGAAGGGGAATTTAAACCAGTTGCGGCAGCTATGGCCAAAGCTATTAGAAACTCTAAAATTAATAATGTTTTCATAGAAACATTTCAAAACTTGAAAGAGGCTCCTTATGAGAAGTGCACTAAAAATAATGAAGTATTTCTTCTTGGAGTAGATAAAAACGCAAAAGCATACACAGAGTTAGAAGCTAAGAAATTTGGAGTAGTAAAGGCAGGTGATGTTAAACTGTTTAACCACTTGCATATGACTTTAGATAAGTCTTTTGTAGATATGTCAGGTAAATCTGAGGCTTCTATTTTAGCTAACTATAGAAGTAGCAAAGAGGTTTTTGAAAGAGCAATGGAGGAGATATCTTTAGATACCTTAACTCTTGTTAAAGAGTTAATTAATCAAGGTTCATTACTTAATGGTGATGCTTTCTTACATAAAATAAAGTCTATATCTTCTAAGAAGAAAGCATATGACCTTGCTAAAAGGTTTTCTCCTTCTAGCCTTAACAATTGGTGCTGGGACAGATCTTACGGTTATGACCTAGCTAAGTTTAGAAATGAGCTTATTGGAGTCCTATGTACTGAAATTACTGAAGGTAAAGATTTAACTAAAGCATGTCTTGCTTGGAACAAAAGAGTAGATCCTGCAAACTTTATGTTAGCTGTGGCTCCAATAACTGAGACTCAGAAAAAGAATGCTAAGAAATTTGCGGAGGAAAATGGGTACTTAGATTCTTTTGATAGAGAATTTGCGAAGTTGGATGATATTTTAGTAGATGAAATACAGCATATTAATTCAGGTGATGGTACTATTAAAGTTGCCTCTGTTTTTGATAAGGTAAAAACTCCTTCTACCCAACATAAAAGGAGTGAATTTAAAAACATTCCTGAGGTTGGTATAGATAAGTTTATGGCAGACATTCTGCCTGGTTGTACCTCTGTAGAAGTGTTTCTAGAGAATAAACATGAAAGAAATTTAGTCACCATGACTACTTCTAAAAATAAAGGCTGTAAACCTATGTTTAAATGGGACAATCCTTATTCTTGGACTTATAAAGGTAACTTAGCAGGTGTTTCTCTTATCAAAGAAGCTATTAAGTCTAGGGGTGGAGATACTACTGGATGCCTAAATATTAGAATGGCCTTTCCTGATACGACAAACGATTATGATCTCCATATGAAAGAGCCTACGAAAAATCTTATATACTATAATAATGTTAGACAGAGACATTCTTCTTCTGGTATGCTAGATTTAGACGCTCAAGGAGTAGATGGCAATCAAACACCTGAAAATAGAGTAGAGAATATTAATTATCAAGATATTAACTCTATGCCTGAAGGTATTTATACAGTTTCAGTGGAGGACTATTCTGGAGGAAAATTTCCTGCAAATTGCTATTTAGAGGTAGAGTTTGGAGGGGAGACTACTTCTCTTGTGATTGAAGCTAAAAATACTAAAAATAATTCAGTTGAAGTGTGCCAAATTATTTTAAAGAATGGGGAATTTACTATAAAACCTTCTGATAAAGTAGTTTTAACAGGCTCAGAGAGCTTAACTAAAAATGTGTATGGATTAGATACTAATAAGTTCCATAAGGTTAACTTAATGTGTCTATCCCCTAATTACTGGAGTAATAACGAAGTGGGCTTTAAGCACTTCTTCTTTATGCTAGATAAGTGTAAGACGGACACAGCTATCAAAAGTTTTCACACTGAGAACTTAAACCAAGATTTAGTGCCTCATAGAAAAGTACTTGATGTTTTAAGTGCTACAACTATGATAGAGCCTAAAGGTGCTCAGCTTTCGGGGTTAGGGTTTAATGCTACAGTAAGAGATGAAGTAGTATTAAAATTATCTGGAAGTTTTAAAAGAACTATCAAAGTTAAATTTTAAAGTATAGTAGCAATGTGTTAAACCTCTGTTAATTAATTTTAGCAGAGGTTTAAATGTTTTATATTTACAGTGTAAAAAGCAAAAATAGTAGTAATTTTTAAAAAATAAACATATGAAAAATTTAAAAACAAGAATAAGTTATGTATTATGTCTGTTACTGGCAGCTCTCTTATTTACAGGGTGTGCAGAAGTAACATTTATTGAACAATGTACCACAGTTGAACCTTATGGATTTTGGGGAGGATTATGGCATGGAATAATTGCACCTATTTCTTTTTTAGGTAGTCTGTTCTTTGATGATATAGCAATGTATGCTATAAATAATAATGGTGGATGGTATGACTTTGGATTTGCAATTGGTTCAGGAATAATTTTTACTGGTGGAAGTAGTTCTAGTAAATAATGAAAGCCATAGACAAAATGCAAAGAGATTGCGACAACTTTATGAGGGAAGTAATTATATTTTGGGCTGCTATATTTGTATTCCCATTTAAGACTGTTAGAATTTTAGCCTGGAAGTGGGAGAGATGGATTCAAAACTCTGAAGCCATTATAAAAGAAAGGCATAGAGTTATAAATGATTCAGTCTATGGTAAAGTAAAAAACTTAAAAAAATAATTATGAAAAACAAAGGATTAGCTGTTGTAATAAAAAATGAACTAGAGTTTAATTTAATTAAGGAGTTTTTAGGTAAAGAAAACTTGTATATTCACTTTGTCCCTCAAATGGCTGAAATAAAAACATCTATTGTTATTTTCGCAGACAGATGCACTTTTTTATCTACAGGAACAGTAGGCAAGGCCGAAATGCAGGAGAATCTAGGATTAAGATTAGTTGAATTTAATAACTTTTTTAAACTAACAACATAAGAGTATGAAAATAGAAAACAAAGAGAAATTAGAATTAAAACATATTGCACCTTACTTGCCTTATGAGTTAAGTATACTGGTAAAAACAAGAGGTAACTTTACCTGTGATCCTGAAGTCGTAGAAAAAACGATATTGACGCCAAATAACTTATTTAGATTTTTAGGTAAAAAGCCATATAGGTGCTTAAGTCAGAAACTTCTGCTAAAACCGTTAAGTGATTTAATTGAAGATGAGGAATTTTACGAATCTTTTTACACAACTTTTATCGAGGAAGATAATATTGGATATTTATGTGAATCAAAAAAAGATATCTCAAGAAGTGGACTAAGCTATTCATGCCTTATTTTTCTTATTGAAAATCATTTTGATGTTTTCGGACTTATAGAAAAAGGACTAGCAGAACCAATTAAATAAAACGATATGAATACAATTAAAGAAAACAATTATAGAGTAGTAAGGTATTTTGATGACAATTTTGATGGTTTTGTAGGAGAAAAACACTTGTCAAAATCTGATGCTGAGGAACTAGCTAATAAGTATCGTAAAGGATCTAAGTACCTAACAACATTTAGTGTGAAAGAACAAGTAGCTATTTTAGGTATACAGAAATTTAATGACGGGAAAGCATATATATTCAACAGGATTCCAGAGAAAGCAGAGAATGGAAATGTCTGTATTACAGCAGAATCTTATGAATCGTTAATGGATTGTTTTGTATTTTGTTCTTATCAAATGCATGAGAAGAAACTAGAGAATCTTGAAAAAGAGTACTATGCAAGAGGTGGTATTTTTTATGACACATACCAAGGATATAAGGAAGAAGTATTGAATCCAGAGAAAGATAAAAGACGCAATGAGTTTAGGGTTGAACTTATTGAAAAATTACTTAAGCATAATTTCAGAGAAGTTGGGAAGCAAAAATACTACAATGAAGAACTTGGAATTACTGTTCAACAAGTAGATACAAACAGAGTAAGTCTTAGCCACCCTCATTGTAAAAAACATGAAGATATTGAGAATATTGGATTCTTTAATAGAATGTTCCTTGGGTCCATGTTTTCTGAGTATACGGACGACTATAGACAGTTAACTCCTAACTTATTTAATATACCTTGCCAAAAAGATAATAAAGGGTATACCCACTTAGTATTTGAAGTGACAATTTAATATAACATCAGTAATATGGAGTACAAAAATAAAACACCAGAAGAGGTTGATTACATAATTAGTAAATATACACCTAACAAGCAATTACTTATACACGGTGTTAGTGAGAGTGCTTTTGAAATTAAGCCTATATCTATGGAATTAAGCGAAATCCTTAAACAGCATCTTGCAAGTATAGAACAAGCCAATAAGTTAGTAGAAACTTTAGTAAGTAAACTTGGAATACCTGAAAAAAACTTTGGTGAGCATTCTCACTAACGGCTACGGCTATGAAGTGTTGCCGAAGAAAGACACTTTCAAAATTGCACCAATGCTGATAGCAATAATTTATAGCCGTTGTTAGCTATCTGGTGCGGAAATTAAGAAAAATGATAAATAATACTTTAGATGCCTATAATAATTGGGGTAATGTAGCAGATTACGAATCTGACGAAACAACAGTTACTTTATTAGACAAAAATGGAGTTGCATTAGCAGAATTTAATTACCCTAAGTTTACTTCTACTGATTTTGAAAGGTATGTTAACACTTGTTGTTAACAATGTTATATAGTTAACTACACACAAAAAATTATTAAATTAAAACAAATGACTACAAAAGAAATAGCATTAACAATATGTGAGAAAATGCAGAATGAATACCCTAAAAGACCTATATGGCAAACTATGTTAGAAATAGAGGACTTAATAAATAAGCACGTAGAAAAGCAATTATCTATGCACGGTGTTGTATTTAACGAAGCGAAAACAATTGATAAGCAAACGCAAAAGAAACATATTGAAGATATTATGCAATCAGATGAAGAACTTGGTTTGTATAGCGAACAGTTGTTTTGTGATTGTGGTAAAAACAAGCCTATAATAAAAGAACCTGCTTATATTCATTGCACTTGGTGTGATAAAACATATTCAGAAACAAAATAATTGTTTACAACAATGTTATATAGTTAACTACACAACACACAAAAAATTATTAAATTAAAACAAATGACTGAACAATTAAAAAATATTTTGCTAGAGATACTAACCCATTTTAAAACAGGCTTAGATGACATAGAGGCAGGAAGTGAAGAAAGACAGCCAATGCAAGATGAGATAGACTTCGCTCTGCCACTAGTTGAAAAATTATCTATACATAGTACTATAGATCGTATTTCTAGAATGAAAGATGACTCTGGCAGACAAGGATGTACTTATGGTGATACTGAGTTTGATAGTCTGAGTGTAGTTTATGGTTATAACCGAGCGATTGATGATGTGATCGAAACTATTAAAAAGATTGAGTAAAATATAATGAATTATGAAAAATGAAGAATTATTAGACTTATTAAACGATAACAACCAAGTTTTAAATGATGCTTTAGAGCAAATAGATTTCTCAACTTATGTTACCAATAAAATAAAAGAACAGATAAAAACAAATAATATTACCATAGAAGCTGTTAAATAAAAGTTAAAGAGGATTATTAATCAAATATGTTTTAATACATTTGTATCAAACAAAACAACATGGAGACAAAGAGTAAAAGTATTTTTAGTAAAATAGTTAAGTATTCGGATTTAGTCCAGGCTATGGTAGATGGCCTTACTAAAGAGTGGGTTAAAGTAGATATGAGTACTTTTGGAGAATACAGAGTAGAAAATAAAAAAGGTATTTTAGGTTACTTCTCCTCTCCAAAAAAAGTATGCTACGGATGTGCAGCCACGAACACTTTATGCGAATTGATGGGAAAACCTTTTCCTGTTGATACAGTAGGACTCAACTATAAAAGAGCTGAAACCTTAAATTTAACCCGTGCAGAGTTAACTAGTTTTGAATTATCTGTAGATGATTTAAGAAAGGGGCATATAATATCTAGTACGGAACTCTTTTTAGATTATATGCAATGGGGTAATTCTTCTATATCTGAATCTGAAAGAGACGCTATCCTATCTATTGCAGGTAAAATGGACCTACCTCTAATGTACTGTAAAGACTTAGAACAGTTAAATAAGTACCAACTTTTTGCTACAGAACTTAAAAATAATAATTTGTAAAAATCTTGCATAATTAAATATAGTAGTATATATTTGCATCAATATAAAAATTAATCCTTAATTATTTTAACATGAAAAAAGTAACATTATTATTATCTATGCTAATGATTTTAGCATTTACATTTACGCCAACAGAAGTGGATGCCCAGGTCGCTCTGCCGAATCCAGATACAAACAGGATTTGTAAGACTGTTAAGGTAACTAAGTATTTTCTGATGTTTATACCTTATGAAAGTTATGAAACTCGTTGTAGATACCAGTATACTTATTAACATGGCATAAAAATAGAATTGTAAGTTCAAAGTAATAAAACTCATACTGACCGAAGGCGTGTAAAGAGGGTCGAGCCTCAAAATAAAAGTACACAGTAGGAGGTATAGCATTCTAGAAGGCAGGTAAAGAGCCTGAAGAGCTTACAATTCTTATTATATTAAAAGTAAATATTCGGATATAGCTCAGTTGGTAGAGCGTAGCACCAATCGGGTAGTTCAATTGGTAGAACATCACACTGATAATGTGAAGGTTGTGGGTTCGAGTCCCATCCCGATTACCATAAAAGCTAAGGTCGGTGGTTCGATTCCATCTATCCGTACTAATAATTAATAAACAAGTAATAATGGAAATTTTTAAACAAGCAGCTAAAGAGAAACTTAGATTTGAAACCTCTAAAGGTTTTGTCACAGTAGAGCAGTTATTCGACTTAAATATAACAGCTTTAACTAGAATAATTAAAAATCTTAAAAAAGAACTTTCTAAAGATAACGATGACGAGTTATCTTTTTTAGATGAAACTTCTGCTCCAGTAAATAAAAAAGTTACTTTGCAATTTAATATTGCTAAAGAAGTTTATTTAGAGCGTAAGAAAGAAAATGAGGATGCAGCTGAAGCCTTAGCTAAAAAAGAGGCTAGACAAAAAGCTATTGAAGAAAAAGCTAGGAGACAAGAAAAAGCTATCACAACTATCAGTGATGATGAGTTGGAGGCTATTATAAACCAAAAATAATGGGTGTAATAGCAATAATCATTGCTTATTTTTACTTTAAACCATTTATTGCTCTAGATAAAGAAAGCAATAAATGGTTTATCCATTATTGGAGTATAGATAGGTCTAAAATTTTAAAATACGAATTATGAAAGATAGCTATTTAGAAAGAAGAGTAAACTCTGCTGTAGATGACGGAGTTTCTGCTGTAGATGAGCTTAGGAGCGTGGCTGAAGACTTAGTACAGGAAATTGAGAAGTTAGAAGATGAAGTAGCTGACTATGAGAACAAGGTTAGTGAGTTAGAACAAAGGATTGAAGATCTTAAAATAGAGATCGAGGAACTAGAGAACGAAGACTAGTATGTACTTGAACATAAAACTTATCCATGAATTAGGTTTTGACGCTATTGATATTTTGCAGATGCAATTGTTAAAGCAGAACAGAAACGAAGACTTAACAGAAATACTTCCAGAGTATTTTGAAGAGGAGGTTATAGAAAAACTAAGTACCCAAGGTATTCTAGTAAAAGTTAAAAAGAAAAAGAAGTCTGACAGTGATATGTCTATTATCAGGCTCTCTAAAAAAGGACAAGATATATTAGATAAAGTTTGTACTCCAAAAGTAGAAGAAAGAGACTACCAAATGTTAGAGTACTTAACTGAGATGTATCTTTCTCATGAAGACTCTGAAAGAAAAGTAGGGAATAAGAAAAAAGTTGTCCAGTATATCTCTATCTTTAGAAATCATATGGGGTTCTCTATCCACCAAACTTATTGGTTATTATGGAGATTTTTACAAGACTTTTCATATACAAAAGTTCTGGAGTATCTATTTTTTAATAGTAATAAGAATAGGTATGGAACTTTTGAGGCTAATATTGAAGATAGTCCAATATACCAGTACTATGAAGAGAACAAAGAAAGTATTGAACAACTTTGGAAAAATAAAATAAAATAGAGTATGGATATAAAGTTATTCAAAGATTTTACAAAAGAAGCTTTTTTAGAGTTGAATAAGCTTCAAAAAGGGGAGAAGAGGTTGCCTAAAACAGGTGAGGATTTTATTGATAGTCATATAGGGTGTATTTTACCAGGAGATGTTATTCTTATCTCAGCTCTTTCTGGCCAAGGTAAGACTGAGACTCTTCAAAGAATGAAAAAGAAAATACTTAGTTTAACTGTAAATCCAGATGCTGAAAATTATGTCTTTTTAGATGTGTCTTTAGAAATGAAAGTTTTCAATATCCTTTTAAGAGGTATAGCTGGAACCATAAAAAAGAAAAAATCTGATATTCTTTTTAAAGAATTTACAGAAGAAGAAAAAGAGGAAGTAAATAAGTATTATAAAGGTGTTAATGACAAAAGGCACTACCTTTCTCAGTCTCCTACAACTGTAGACCAATTTGAAGAAAAGGTTAGGGAGTTTTTAACTGAACATAAGGACAAGGAGGCTGTTTTTGTAGCTTTAGATCACGTATTACTTTTTAAAGGGGCTGAGAAACAGAGTTTGTTAGAAAAGCTTTGTGAGGCTGTTAATCAGTTGAAATTAGAGTTTTCTAACGTGTATTTTATTTTAATTTCTCAAAATAACAGAGCTCTTGTGGGTAGGATAGCTGAAAAAAGTAACAGTGCGTCACCAAATGCTGGTGATGTCTTTGGAAGTAGTTTCTTAGATCAATTATGTAGCTTTAACATTATTCTATATGATGCTTTTAAAATGGGGATTAGTCAATACATGAAGGTTAATCCTGATAGATATGATTATCTTAGCGAGTACTTTGGAGATGAGGATAGTAAAGGTAAAGTAAGTTTTGAAACTGAAAATAAGATCTTTGTCCATCTTATTAAAACCAGAGAGTCTGATACTCCTTATAAAGATATATTTGTAATTGAAAAAGATGTATCCGAAGAAAGTAAGGCTAGAGTATCCTTTAAAGAGAAGACTCCTTCAGGACCTAAGTTTACCTTACCTGATGAAAAGACTGTTTTTGCAGAGCCAGAAATAAAAGTTCTTTCCCCTTTTGAGGCCTTCGGAGGACCAGAGGAAGAAGACGATAAACCGTTTTAATGTTAAAAAAATCCCAATTATTAAGTTAGTTGGGATTTTTTGTTTTACATTTGTAAGGT